CCTATAGGGGAAGATAGTGGGAGAGAGAAAAAAATATAATTCACAGTATTAAGTAGATATATTATGAGCACAAGTAAAGAATACAAGGCAGTAAGGAACTATATATTAAATGAACTTCACCTTACCAAAGAAGATATAATCAAAAACATAGAGCCATTATTGGAAAAACTCGTAAAACGGTACATGGTTAATACATATGGAGGTGACAACCAGATAGAAAACTGGATCAGATGCATGGTGAATGATGAACTCAAACGAAGAGATCATGATTTTGTAAGAAAAGCGTGCGAGAGCGTCATCAGGAATCATGTATTAAATGAGTTGAATATAATCGTAAGATCCAAAAGTGAGAAATGTACATGTGAAAACAGAGTACCATCCGAAGAGGATAAGAAAGAGTCAACTGACGGACTGTATATAATCTACAAAGACGGACATGCAGAGCCGTTTACCGGCGATAACTCCAAAGATTGTGTACGATACATTGGGTTGAAGCACAGATACATGTCATTTGCAATCTCACTGACGGAGCATGATATCATACAATTGCTTGACGATGATAGCCGTGAAGAATCCGGAAGTGGGACATATTACGAACGTGAATGTGATGCGCTGTTTGACATTGACGGATGCGGCAATACGGAACGCCTTGTAGCCAGAAATCCAAAATTGAGAAATCTGCTGGAAGATGGCGAGTATATACCATCTCTTGGTCAATTAAATTTAATGGCCCATTATATGGACGAACTAAACAAAGCATTCACTTATGTTTCGGCATCTCCCCTCTCCTCGACGTGGTATTGGTCCAGTACTGAGAGCAGCCAGGCCGTCGCGTGGTACGTGGTCTTCTCCAGTGGCCTCACGGGCACCGGCAACAAGCACATCGGAGACATGGTTCGGGCGGTAATTGATTTTTAAAAGGATTACAATGATAACATCAAGGTGATTATACACCACTTTACGCAAAAAAGCGTAAAACAATATACATTTGTATGAAACTTCATACTGGGTATCACCAATACCCTCTACCGGTTGCTCGAAAGTGAGATCACCGGATTCTTTTACTAAACAAAACGTTTTTGATTTTACTTACCCAACGAATATTTTTTTAGGGTAAAACCTTATATCAAAGACCTCTTTTACCCAACCGTCTTGTCCAAAACAAGGGACTATATGATTCGATTGAGTAAAACAAAGTTAGAGAAGAAAAATATGAAATTAAATAACATCCGTATGTTTTATAACATAGCCAGTATAAAATGATATATAAAGTAAAAATAAAAGACAATACAAAAACTCCTTTTGAATATGCTTCTGACATAGAAGCGTTTGAAAATGGCAGAGAATTTATTTTCAAGCCAGGAGTGAATGTAATTATAGGTAAAAACGGTAGTGGAAAATCAACTTTGCTTAACATCATATCAATGTATGCGTTATGTGAGAAATCCATGTGTTCTGAAATACCGATCGAGGCACTGGATTTTCCACCTATATTTGATGATGATGATGACAAGGTTCTTGATGGGATTGACATATCATCCGATTATGCAGGGAAAGTATTCCGTTTATTGCCATCGGCGGAGATGAATCGAGATAGCGTATTGAAAAACATCAGCAACTTAGATTTGTATGTGAATAATATTCGAAGATCTTATGGAGAGAAAGTGGTGTTATCATTGGAATCACTTTTCAATTTAATGTTCGGTCAAAAGGATTATACGTTTCCAATACAAGATCTTGTAGAATACAAGAAAAAATCAAATGCGTTTTGGATTAAAAGAATTGATAACCTGTTGAAGTATTATGAAAGAAACCGCATAACATTAACAGAAAGCAGTTTTGAATACACGGTTCTCATGGATGAGCCAGATAGGAATCTTGACATTGACAACATAATGCAAATTTATAATGTATTGTCATTCCATAAACCACAAACACAAATTATAGCCATAGTACACAATCCGGCATTGATTTACAAGTTAAGCAAATTAGATTGTGTGAACTTTATAGAGATGACAGAAGGGTATCTTAGTAAAACTTGTATATTTGTATCTAACTAATTAAAAGTGAAATGGACTGGAAGAAATACAAAGAGGAAAAACCTTCAGAGGGAGAAGAAGTGTTGGCTTATCACCCAAGTTGGATAGATGAAGATTTCAACCCAAGAGGTATAAGAATAGGGTTTTGGAATGGAGGAGACGATTTTAAATCGGCTCATTGGTGGGATTATCAAGATTGTTATATCACAATCTCTCATTGTGATTGTGATGATAATTCTCTTTTCAGTGATAGAATAAAAAACAGCATAGAGCCAGAGTTATGGATATCACTTGATGTTATTACAAATTACTTACCTAACATAAAACAAAATCACTTATCACAATGAGCTATTTTATATTAATGGGAAGAAGAATCCCCAAGCAAGCTATAACAGGCTTCAAGTTCCAAAATGAAACAGATAACATTCGTCCTTTTCTGTCAATCAGGATAAGGGGAAAGGACGAAATTATACCTTTCAAAGATAAAAAGGAGATACAGTCTGTAAAAGCGCATCTGTGTTCTGTCTTCTCCGGATTTGTAAAAATAGGCGACTGGTATCTCAAGATGTCGGAAGTTAAGGAATATAAGCCGGTGACCGCCGAAGACATGAACCCCTACATCTTGTTTAAGACATCTAAGTTCGGAAACATAAAAGTTCGTTTCCCGAAAGATGAAGATATGGATGCAGAATTATTGGTGTTAGATCAACTTTTTGATGTAGAATGAATTATTGATCATATTTTAGAAATCATGACCTGGAAAGAATTAAAAGACAAAATATCCCTTATGACAGAAGAAGAGCAACGACAAGAAGTTGCAGTATGGGGAGAAAATATGAATCTAATGAAAGATTGTTCCTTGGAGAAAACAGACGAGGATATGTACTACAACTCTGAATGGGATTATACTTGTGAAGAGAGTGAATTGGAACCGGAAGACAAGAATGACCCTGATGTACATAAGGTATATGAAGCAGGAATGTATTATATTTATTCGAATTGATTTTAAAAAGATCTGATTATGGCAGCATTAACAACACTAAATATAACGGAAAAGAACGCTAATAACAGTTTGTCTGTAACTGCTAAAGTGAATGTCACCAAAGAAGGAGTGTTTACCACTACCTTGTCAAAAGAAGATGTGGACAAGATTCATTCTTATGGGATCAAATTACCTACAAACAGATTAGGCAACGAAGGATATTTCAATAGTATAGCACTTTCTGATTTGGAAAGTCAAATCAGGGAAGTTCTGAAGAGATGTTTGAGTTATAAAATAGTAGAAGAAGTGCCTGTTATTAAGTATCAACTGGAAACGAATTGCACGTTTTCATATGACAAAAACGGAAATATTGTCCCTAACCCCTCTAAGGAATGGACAGGAGGCGATGAAAATGGAGAATGGAGGGATGGAACTTCCCGTTTAGATGCCTTAAACGCCCAACCTTTCGGTTTTAGTGTTTATGCAAAACCATTTCTAAAAAGAGTAATTGAATATGGAAATGGAGAGACAAAAGTAGAATACAGCAGGTTAAATACAGAAAAAGGAACCTATGCGCACTGGCTGAATTGTGTAACGAGCATATCATACAATAGATATAAACAGGTAATGGAAGTGGAGTGTAACGAATGTACCTCGAAATTATTCGTTGATATGATCAAGTCCATTTGTAATATAAGCGAACAAGTTAAGAGTTTTATCAATCCAGAACAAATAAAAGCAATTGCGGGGTCAAATGAACCGATTTTGCTTTTATCTAACAACTAAAAAATCATGAGGTGTGTATGTGTTTTTATCTGCTTTCCGTTATGGCTTATTTTTACGTTGTTATTATCATTCACTGTCATAGGATTGGTTATAAGCGTGAGTGATGAATGGCAGGAAATGGGTGACAAAATAATAGATAAACTTTAATAAAATATGAATAAGAATATAATCAACAACGCTCAACTTTTAGAGATTAAAACTAAGATTAGACAGCTTGGAGCAATGATGAATGCATATCAATGCAGGTTTGTGGTTTCTTCGGGTCAATTGTTTTTTGTGGATGATGAATATGCTGGAACGGTTAAACTGACTAATCTTGATAATGGAGAATCTAACATATCATTCCCTTCATGTGACGATGGATTGATAATCAATCCAGCCGATAAGCATATTAAATAATTTCAAAACTAAAAATATTTAAATTAATTAAACAATAATAAGACATGAAACAAGATGTAGAATATGCTGTTCCTCTTTTTAAAGCTGGTGCAGAGTGGCGCATTAACAGCGTATGGCATTCTATAACAGTAATTCCAGATTGCCACCGTTTTATTGTGTTTCTCCCTAAGAAATCAACAATAGGATCAAAGAATCCAATTATGGGTATATTGGAAGAGAACAGAACTTTTATATCCAGCCGTCCAGGATGTATTTTATGCAGATTAGATGAAATGGAATCATGGGCTTATTTGGATGATCTATTACCTTAGGTAATTATATACTCAATTAATTATTCATTTTTAAAAGTTAGAGTTATGAGACAAAAAAGGAAAAACACTTCATCCAATTTGGAGAAACAAAAAAAATGTACTGATAAGTATGAATACATATATTTGCCAAAAGATCCGTTTAAGAAGCATCCTAATAAAAAAGGAGAATGTTATTTAATTCGTAGAGGCGAGGTCTAATACCGGAATGCAAAACGTTTTAGGACTTGACGATCCTAATGATAGATCGGGTACAAAATTAGTAAAAATACTATCCTCTAAAGCTATAAGCGACTGTATTCAAGATGGTTATTTATCGGTAAAAGATAAGCCATTTCCTTGTTTTAAAGAAAATAGAAGAATGAATAAATTAAGAAGAAAATTTGAAAGGTTATGACCGACAGAGAGCTTCTTGAAGAAAACAATAAGATGTTAAAGGAAATCCTAAGTTTTGTGAGAAAAGTCGATTCTGTTGAATACAGGGATCATCATGACTTTATGGAATTTCTTAGAAATGTGGCAGCCGATATATGGGTAGAATATACGGAGCCTGAACAAAGAGGTAGATTGTTTAATTTAATAAATAAAAAGAAATGAAAACAGTTTTTGATTTAAGCAGAGATGAGATTGTGGCATTGACAGACGAAGAGATAAGTCTGTATATAGACAAAGAGCTTGCTGGTAAGGGTATTCCAATTGAAGCTAAAAATTGGAATATAAAGAACGAAAAGGAAGTTGTGTACCCGGATTGCGGGGTTCCGATATTTGTCATTAAAGACATAGGTGTAGGATTTAGAAAGATAGAGGACGCTACAGAGGTGGCGAATTTACTGGTCGGGTCCAGGGCTTTTAAAGTGAATTCAAAGTATTTAAACCGATCTTATGAGAGGTTAAACGTCATAAACGAGGGCGTCGTGCCGGCAGTAGAGGGTTGCGTAGGATACACCAATGAAGAATTTGAAAGAGTTAACAAAGAAAACAATGATCCTGAATCAGAAAAAATAGGATCATTTAATAAGACGGTAGAGGAAGCCAACAACATAAGAAGCCGAGTGTTGAAATACGTGGACAAGATAAAACAGGAGCGTGCGTACAACATCGACCTTTGCATGACTTTCGAGAGATATATTGAGATAGCAGATAAAGATGCGGAGCGGGCTATGGCTTTCTTGAAAGAAGCCTACCCGTTTAATGAAGAAACAGAAGTCTTTATCAGGAAAAGATACAATATGTCTATCGGTGTTGACCCGGAAGAAAATTAATTTACATTAAATCATTTTGTTTCTTATTAAGCAACAAAAGACATATCTTTGTCCGAAAAGTAAGAAACATGAAAGAGGAAGAAGAAAAGATTAAAGAGGCTATGGCTGAAGCCTTGATACATTTAGAAGGTTGCAAATATTTTGTGGTCACGATAGTAAACGAAGAAGAATGTAGGTTTGATATGAGTCAGCGTATGTCTCCTCGTCAACTGGCTTTAGTTATAAAAGGTATCTTATCTAATAATGAGATGATGATGATGGATGTTTTGCAGTGGTGTTCTGAAAGATTTAAAAACAGTATAGAAAAAGGAAAGAAATCAACTAATTAAATATTAATACAATGAATCGCTGGTTTGAAATTACGGTAAAAGCCGAGATTGATAATATCGAGAACGGCAAAAAAAAGAAAGTAACTGAAAAGTATTTAGTGGATGCCTTGTCTTACACAGAGGCAGAATCAAGATCGTTGGAGATCTTCAAGGATTTGTACAATTCTTTCGAGGTTGTAAAAATTAATCCTATTAAAGTGTCAGAAATCTTCTTCAACGGAGAAGCTGAGTACTGGTATAAGTGTAAGGTGAATTACATTACACTGAATGAAAAGAAAGGTAAAGAAAAGAAAACGCCATGCTATATGTATGTCCAGGCCGGCAATCCGAAAGACGCTGAGGCTGTGTTAACTAAAGGTATGCAGGGCACGTTAGGAGACTGGAATTGTGAGTCTATTGCAGAAACGAAAATCATTGAAGTGTTTAAATACGATCTGCAAAAAGGCGTAGAAAAATTGGGAGAAAAGAAAACTGATGAGTGATGTTATTTCCCGTGTAGCACTTGCGATAGCAATTGTATTATTGGTAGTGGCAGGTGCTACTTTGCTGATAGTGATTAAGACCGAAGAAGTACCGAGATGGTTAATGAACTTACCATATACGTTATCTTTAACGGCAGTATCCTTTTCAATTATATCACTTGTATTGAAATATAGAGAGTGGAAAAGAAATTGTACGTCTGCGAAAGATGCGGACGAAAAGTGATGATAAGAAGTCATGGCTTATGCCAGGCTTGCAGGAGTAAAGAGTTAACTCCGAAGAAAAAAGACAGAATTACATCCATTAAAAACAGCAGCAAGAAGAAAAAGTTAGAGAACCCGGATTTATCCGGGTTTTTTCGTCTTATGCTGGAAGAGTTAAATAATAGTCGGATGTCTATGACCGGTAAGGCTATTCATTTTCCTACAGTATGTAACGTCTGTCACATACTTCCGAAAAGGATATATAAGTCAGTTGCTACTTGCAGGGATAATATAGTTTTCCTTCATGAATCGGAGCATACGGTATTCGACATGTATCTTGACCGGATGGAATTTGATAAACTTGAAACAGAATTTCCTTTTGTGTGGAAGTATGCGGTAAAGAAGGTACTGGATATGGAAAGCAGAGGAATGATCAAGGAAAGAGGTAGGTTGATTATTGAAATAATTGATAGGTATGATAGAAGAAAAGATTAAAATATTAATAGATTTAGGGTTTGTACCTATGGTGAAAGGAGAGGGAAATACGTTGTTTAGAATGAACGATGTTGTGATGTCGGTGTCAGATCCTAACCAAACACCAGAGCAGTTGAAGAAGGAGGTTATGTCTTTAATAAAGAACAGAGACATAGCAGAAAGAGGCGGACAGGTTCCAGTAGTTAAAGAGCCGGCGCCTGAGCCAGAGCCGGTCCAGAAGGAGGAACCGGAAGCTCAGGCGGAGGAAGCCGCTCCTAACCCTGGAGAAGAAGATTCGAATCCGTTTACAGAAAATCAGGAAACATTAGAGCCGTTTTATATCTGTGATGAGTTAAAGAAGATTGAGACCCCCAAATTCGTAAGATTGACATTAGACGATAATCGTTTTTATGTAAGAAAGATGGATGATGGGACGGCTAAGATATATGCTTCGGTAACAACTTTAATCAAAGATGGGTATGTAGATGATAAGACAGCACTTCAGGAATGGAAGCAAGAGATAAAGATGCTTGGTCGCAATCCAGAAGAGGTAGCGCAGTATGAAGCCGATAAGGGAACGATCATGCACTACTTATATGGATTGTACCTAACAGGTAGAGATATGGTCTTAAATCGAAGCTTTGTGGTTAAGACAGTGCAAGAAGGCAAGCTGAAGATATCTAAGAAAAATCTTGATCGGTTCTTTAATAGCATAGATGATCTTGACGATATGATTGTCAGGGTCATGAAGTTTGCCAAATTCTGTTCTGATTACAAGGTGAAACCGATGATGATAGAAAGAATCCTTTCTTTAGAGGATTACCTTGTAGCAACACCTATTGATGCGATGGTTAAAATGACATTCAAATACAAAGAAGAAGGTTATTTTGGAGCCGTGTATCAAAGGGCTACCGGACAGTTCAAAAAAGGTGATCCGAAGAAGGAAGTAAGAGAAGTGGAAAAAGAAGAAGTGGTCATTCTTGACTTTAAATCGGGAGGAATATGGGAATCATATGCATTCCAATTGGAAGCTGAAAGAAGAATGGTTAAAGCATGGTATGGCATTGATGCACGTATTATGAACTTTTCTCCAAAAAGCACGAGCAGTAAAGGATATACGCTGAAAGAATGGACAGAAGACAGTGTAGCACTTGAAAAGGCGGACTGTGTGTTCCAACAAGGTATGTTGAATCACCTTAGAAAAGATAAGAAATTCAAAGTGAGAAAAGGAGTGTTGAATATCAATAAACCATACAATGAAGAGGATCATACGGTTGTATATGATATTGCAGAGGAAATATCTAAAAGGTTCATGATATAAAAAGCAATGAGAGGAGCTAAGGATGCTTGATTTTAGAAAATACGAAAACGTACCTCGGTTTCAACTTGACCGCAGGCCTGGCAGGAGCCGACTGAAGCTAACCTGCCCGGCTTGCGGGAAAAGCCGGTGCCTTACCCCTTATATTGATGTGGCGACCGGTCAGGTCGTTGGCAATGAGTTTGGAAGATGCGATCATGAACGAACTTGCGGTTATGATAAACGACCTACCGGCAAGGATGTAGGTGACAAAGATCTTTGGATTTCGGGAAATAAGTGCATAAGAGCTTATCGTCCTCCTGTAAATCCTGACGTTGTAAATTACATACCTTTTAGCGAGCTTGAGAGGACTGTAGTTCCAGACGATAGAAACACCGTATTTAGATTTTTATCGTCTCTATGGGGAAAAGAAAGGGTATCTGACGTATTTAGAAGGTATCATGTTGGAACAATGGACTTATGGGGATGGAAAGGGTGTTGTATATTCTGGCAGATAGATAAGGACTTTGTATGCAGAACCGGCAAGATTATGGATTTTTATATAAAGACCGACAGCCAGGGGAATGAGATTGATGTAAAAAGAGTGAAGGAAAAAGACGGTGACAATGAGCGACCTCATGTCATGTTTTATCACTCGTTGCATGCAAGAGACTTCTTGTTTAGACAATGCCTGTTTGGAGAACATCTTCTAAGCCAGTATCCAGATAAGGTAGTTAATTTGGTGGAATCAGAAAAGACGGCTATTATATGCGCTGTGAATAAACCGGATGAGTTATTTGTAGCTACCGGTGGGTTGCAGAATCTAAGACCGGAAGTGATAGATGTTTTAAAAGATAGAAAGACTGTAGCTTTTCCGGACAAAGGACAAGCATTTGACACATGGAGTAAAAAGATAGATGGGATGATGATGAAGTCAAGGATAAAAGTATCGGACTATCTTCAGAGTGTTGAGAATGTAGGGGACGGAGATGATGTGGCAGATTTGATAATTAATAACAAAGTAAAAGAGAAATATTATGAGCCTGGACGTTTATATTAAGAGCAAGAAGAAAGAAGAGGATCGTAAATGGGTTGCAAACATCACCCACAACATGAACAAGATGGCACAAAAAATATTCGTATCAGAAAACAAAGAAACACTATACGATTATGTTTGGAGACCGGAAGAATTGGGCAGGGAAATAGATACTAAGGAGATGGTGAAGATACTCACAAAAGGTATATATATTATGATCTCCAAGAGAAAGAGTCTTTTGAGATACGAACCAGAAAACGGATGGGGGTCTTATGATTCATTTCTTAAGTTTCTTATCAAATACAAAGAGGCGTGTGAAGATCATCCGGGTTATATAATTGAAGCAAGCAGATAATATGGAAAATTATAAAAATACTTTAAATGAGGTAGTGGTGATCGAATCGTCACCAGAAACGTATTTTGTTTACGCTATTCGTAATGCTATTCGTATCTCTAAATGTGCGTATCCGACAGCCAAGAAAGTAATTTTCAAAAGAGAGGACGTAGAGGTAGAGATCTCAGAAATGGAAACTGAAAGCAGTTTGTATGAAAAGTTTAAAGAAAAACAAAAGAATAGGGTATGGAACTTAATGAGCGCCAACAACGGGTTTTAAGAGGCGAAATTTGTCCTTATTGCGGAAGAGAAACTGAGCTGGTAAATGCCGATAAAATATATAGCAGAAAAGGCTTAGGGATGGTTATGATGTGCAAACCATGCAACGCTTATGTCGGTGTTCATGAATCAGGGCCGAATAAGGGAAAAGCTAAAGGCCGGCTTGCGGGGCCATCACTGAGGTCTCTTAAGATAAGAGTCCATGCCGAACTTGACAGATTATGGTCTACGCCGGAGGAACGGGAAAGGATGTATAAAGATTTATCTGAATTTCTATCTATACCGGAAGAGTACACACATATAGGTATGTTTGGCGAGAAGACGATGGGAAAAGTCTTTCAGTTCTGTCATGTAAACAAAGAACGATCAGGTTCGAGAATAGAATGGCATAAGCCTGGAGATAAGTGCCCTAATAAGAACAATCAAATAGTGTCAGGAAGTAGCGCATGTAGAGGATGTCCTGAGTATCTCCATGATGAGAAAGATGGGTATGTCTGGTGTGATCCTGATATGAGCTACGGCAGGTTGAAATAGGGCGCGAATTGCCTATCTTTGTGCTATTATTAATCAAAAAAAATATAAGCACATGGGCAGATCAACAGAGTACTACAGGACTCATCCAGAAGCCAGGAAGAAAAAGGCTAAAAAGGACAAGGAGATAAATGCCAGACCGGAACAGAAAGCCAAACGCCGGGAGCTTGGTCGTAAAAACTACGAAACGGACAAGAAGAAGGGCAAGGGCTGGAGGAAAGGCAAGGATTGTTCTCATACCAAGAACGGTCTTAGGTATAAATCAGTAAAAGCTAATAGGGGATCCAAGTCGGATACGAAAGGTGACAAAAATGCAAGAGGAGATAGCAAATAGGATAGATATAAGAAGGATATTCAAGACCTCTAAACAAGTTATGGAAGAGGCGTATGAGAATATCTTGAAATACAGGCGGGGAGAGCTTATCCCCGCTAAAACCGGATACGATTATATTGATGAGGCTTTGCTTGGAGGTATTTTCCCTCAGCATGCTATTGCCATAGGAGCCCGGCCATCTGTAGGTAAATCGTATGTGGCCCAAAAGATATTGGAAAATGTGATGAATCCGATGATCAACCCGCAAGCAGAAGATTATTTTCTTGTTAATTGCGAGTTCGAAATGAATCCTCAAGATCTTCTTCTTCGCAGAATGAGCCAGGATATGAAAAAGCGGGCTCCTGAAATATTAAGAAGGCAAGATTCTAATACAGTAGAAGAGATGAGGATGTTTGAAATCCTTCAAGGTGAAATCAGAAATAATATAATATACATCGATGCTCCGTGTACGGTAAAAGAGTTTGAGGCGGCTGTGTATCATATAGCTACCAAACATAAAGACAAACGTCTTATAATATTTAAAGTCGATCATATTGCTTTGATAAAAAGAATGGGATTAGATCCTAAGTCGGCTATAGATGATTTGGTGGCGGTTATGAACGAAGCTAAATTAGTATATAAAAACATATTTTTCCTCATCATATCCCAATTCAACAGAGAAATAGAAGGAAGGATAAAAAGCCCACAAGAGCAGCCTCCGCGTCTTTCTGATTTTTACCAGTCTGATACGCTGGGTCAGTTATGTACGTTAATGATAGGCTTGCACAATCCTCGTAGGTACGGGCTGGATAAGTATATGATATTTGGGAAAGATTGGTATCAGACTCTTGATAGGTTTAAAACTGAAAACAAAACATCATTCAGGACAGCCGGACTGGTGTTTCATCATATACTGAAGGTAAGGCAAGTTAGTATGGAAGAGCTTACTAATACAATCCACCCAGAGATACTGCCGGGACATGGATGGATGTACGGGGAGGGCGGGACGAAGTTCGTGAACCCCAACCAGCCGCCGACGCCGCCCAAGCTCTATACTGTGGAAGACGTTACGAACAATCAAGATCAAGAACAAGAGACAAAGGAAGAACAGTCATTGTATTAAAAAAAAATAAGAACCATGAGACTAACAGTAGAAGAAAACGAATACCTGATAAGTAAGTTCCTTTTGGTTCTTACTGAGTTTGCAGGGGATGAAAGAGAGATGTTTTTAATCAACTCCATACATGATAAGGCGGTGGCGGATATGAATTATCGTCTTCCGTCTTTAATAAGCAGAGAACGTAAAAGACGAGTTATTGAACTCCTTAAAGAAGGAACCAGAATAATCAAGGACTTTTCCGGCTATGCAGGTGATATGGGTATGATTAACGAATACGATCGCCTAAAGAAAGAAATAGGAACCGTCCAAGATCAGCTTGGCGACGTAGAAGGTCAACTTCGGGCAGCAGGAGAAGTTATTAAAAAAGAACTTGATATGATTGCTGACCGGATCAAAGAAGACCTTCTCGACCGAGAGCTGGCTAAAAGTAATGCCGAGGCTGAAAGAAAAGCCAAAGTGGATCCAAGATACGAAGTGGCTTTAGGTGATTACAAGGAGATGCTGGAAGTTATTTTTACAACCAGAAACAAGTATTCTACGGTAGATTCTGTACATGATGATCTCCGTCAGTCGGTGTCTACCGGTAGAAATTCGATTATCAAAGAAGGGTACAACAGTTAAAAACAAGGAGGAAATATGGAAAAGAAGGAATTTAAAGTAGGAGAAGTGTTTGATGCCGGACTTGTGAGATTAAAATGTGTGGATGCTCCAGAGCCAGACTTAGGATGTGAAGGATGTATATTTAATGACCACATTACATGCGGGTCGGTAGATGTAGTCGCAGGCCCGTGTAATCACGTAGAGAGGGAGGATGGTAAGGATGTTATTTTTATTAAAGCTGATTAGGCATGTACATCAATTTCAGACAACTTGCAGCATCAGACATGACTCCTAATGATCTGGCTAATCTTCTTGCTATAAGACAGAAGGATACGGTTATGATCGAAGCCATGCTGGAAAAAGATGCTGGGAGGTATATAGAGCTTGGCCTGGTTGAGAAATTAAAATCAGGCGTGATGAGATTGACCAACAAAGGAACGTCTTTTGTGAATTATATAGAGACACCGGAGATGACAGACGAGGTTCTGGAAACGTTGAAGATTATGATAGGAATGTACGAATCGTATTCAAAAGACATAGGTGTCAGCAGAAAAGAAGCGGAATCCAGGTTGTGTTGGTTTATGGGTAACACCTCATTCAAGAAAGAGGTCATACTTCAGGTAACGGAATCTTATATAGCAGAGTCAGGAGATTATACAATGAGCTTATGTAACTTCATATGGAAACCGCCTTCTCAGGCCTTTTCGGTCCATATGAACCTTAAAAATTCAAAGCTCTTTGAATTAATAGCTGAAAAATTTAAGATCGCTACCGAGCCTTATTTGGAGTCTAAGAAGAATAAGGAAATGGATTGGTTGTTTGCCGTATCTAAATTGCCTACGCCGCCGGCTAAAGGCAATCCGGATTATTTGTTTACCGGAAGTTCTGAAACAGACAAAGAGCGATTGAAAAACATAAAAACGTATTTATTTAACAAAATTAGAAAGCAATGGAAAAAGTAAGAATCAGAAAGATAATAGAGGATATAATTATTACTCAGTTTCTTAATTCGGAAATAGATATAGTTCATGAAGAAGATGTGACGTTTAAAGAACTTGGATTAGATTCTATCGATCAAATTGAACTGGAAATGATGGTGGAACAAAAATTCAATATTGTTATTATTGATTATGATATGGAGACCATCAAAGATATGACTGATCTTGTTTACAAAATAATAACAGAAGGATATGGGAAGTGACATAATTTTATGCATGGCTTTAATAGCGTCATTTGCTTTTGTTATACAGTTTTTGTTGTCGATATTAGGATCTGATCTGGATACGGATATTGATATTGATGATGCTTCTGATTTAAGTATGTCTTTGTCGGACATCATATCATTCAAGGGCATAACACATTTTATTCTTGGATATAGCTGGACTACCTACTTTTCGGGTTCCCATTTAGTAGGGGTTGTGATAGGGTCGTTTTTCTTTATCGTTTTGTTTTACGTATATAAGTTACTTCTTAAGTTAAAGCAAGAAATGGTGTACGAATGTCCGGAAGATTTAAATGGCAGAGAGGTGGAGATAGTGTTTAGATCAGGGAAGAATCATTATATGGTAAATATTTCGAAAAATGGAAGACAGGAGCAAATGAGAGTAAGATGCTTGTCTGGAAAAACTTACAAAAACGGTGACAAGGTGAATATAAAATACGAAGAAGGAGAATTAATTATCTAATTTTTTTATCAACAATTAAATTTTAAAAGTTATGACAACAATTATGTACGTGTCAGCCATCTTAGCTGTAGTGATTATTTTGACAATCATCGGAGTCTTATCAAGGTATCGTAGATGTAAGCCTAATCAGGTCTTGGTCGTTTATGGTAAGACAGGTGGAGAGAAGAAATCGGCGAAATTATATCATGGTGGAGCAGCATTCGTGTTGCCTATTATCCAAAGCTATGATATTTTATCTATGGAGCCTATGCAAATAGATTGTAGGCTTACCGGTGCTTTGTCATCTCAGAATATTAGAGTAGATGTGCCTACAACTATTACAGTAGCTATCAGTACAAATCCTGAAATCATGCAAAATGCAGCAGAAAGACTTTTGGGGATGGATACCGAATCTACTGAAAATCTTATTACAGACATCGTTTACGGTCAGATGCGTTTGATTATTGCCGAAATGACAATCGAAAAACTTAATTCTGATAGGGATGAGTTTTTGGATAAGGCAAGAAAAAACATTGATAACGAACTTAATAAATTGGGTCTTTATCTTTTGAACATTAACATCAGTGACATCAGAGATGAAGCCGGCTACATCATGAATCTTGGTAAAGAGGCTGAAAGCAAGGCTCTGAACGAAGCACAGGCTAATATCGAAGAACAGGAAAAGCTGGGTGCTATTAAGATTGCTGTACAACAGAAGGAAAAAGAAACGGCTGTAGCTAATACCCAAAAAGAGCAAGAGATTCAAATTGCCTATACTGAAAAAGAAAAAGAAACGGTAGTAGCTGAAACAAAGAAAGAAAAAGAAGTAGCTTTGGCTTTAACCGATAAAGAAAAACAGATCGGTGTAGCTCAAGCCGATAGAGATAGGGCTGCGGCTATAGCAAAGACTTTGGCTGACAAGGAATCAGCGATTGCAAGATCTAAGGCGGAACTTGAAGTAAACAAAGCTGAAGCCGAAAGAATGGAAGAAGTTGGAAAGAATAAAGCTGAAGCTGACAAACAAGCAGCTATAGCAATACAAGACTCTGAAGCTCAGATTAAGAAAGCTGAGGCTGAGAAAAATGCTTCTGTAGGCTACAACAATGCCCAGAAAGAGGTTGCTGTATCAGAATCAGAATTGCAGGTTATCAAAGCTCAATCAGAAAAGAAAGCCGGAGAAGAGAAAGTTAAATCGGAAGCGGCTGTGAAAACGGCAAAAGAGCTTGCTGATAAAGAAGTGGAAGAAGCTAAAGCTAAGAAGGTTCAAGCTGCGCTTAAAGCTGAAAAGATTGTGCCGGCTGAAATTCAGAAGCAGGAGGCTATGTTGCAAGCTGATGCCGAGGCCGAGAAGATCAAACGCCGGGCCGATGCTGAAGCAGCAGCACATTTGGCAAAAGCAGAGGCGGAAGCAAAAGCTATTCAGATGAAGCTGGAAGCGGAAGCCGAAGGTAAGAAAAAGTCGTTGATGGCAGAAGCCGACGGATTTAAGGCTATGGTGGAAGCAGCAGAATCCAATCCTCAGATCGCCATCCAGTACAAGATGGTTAATCAGTGGAAAGAAATTGCTGGAGAACAGGTTAAGGCGTTCGAGCACATCAATCTCGGAAATATCACGGTATTTGACGGCGGTCAGAACAGCACCGGTAATTTCCTTAACAATGTTGTTAAGGCCGTTGCTCCGGCATTGGGAGTCATTGATCAGCTTCCGATTGCAGATACTTTAAAGAAGTTAAAAGGAGATGACAAAAAATAAATACAATGGCCCAAGGTTACACTTGGGCCTAATTGAAGAAGCAAAAGCAGCATTTATAGATTTCCTGCCGGCAGGGACAGTGCTTTACTAATTACAATATTTTTAACATGGATTTTGGACAAGATTTAGAACCAGAAGAACTGACCAAGCATTATGATCAGTGTTATGGAATTGATTTTGAAACAGAAGAAGAGGAGGATGAAGAGTATGACTGATGAGGAATTTGCATTAGATAATAAGAAAAAGGTTGTTGTAAGAAAAAGAATATCCTATTTAAACAAAGGGGATAAAGTGTGGATCGTGTCTTCCGACGGGTATCTGCTGCACACGGACGTAGTTAGAGCCGACCGAGGCCGATCTTATGTGGATATAGACGGGATACTGTATTGGAAACGAGGATTGGATGGCAAACATCGTAATCGTAATAACTACATGCAATTCGCCATGACGCCGGAGGATGGCAAGAAATATGTTGTATATTACCCAGAAGGATTTAAAGACGATAGCTTATGATGGTCCCGGAAACGCATTTGCTATATAAGGAGTTTAATGGTGTGAAACGTCTTGCCATTTCTTATTCCCAGATAGATACGTTTCTTACTTGTCCAATGAAATGGTATAAGACTTACGTAGAGGGCAAAAGGTCTACAGAAAAACAAGAAGCTACGTCTTATGGTACGGTTATTCATAAGACACTGGAATACTTCTTCAAGAACGGAAGGCAGCCTTCTGGCAAAGACCTTGGAGAAGCAATAAGTTACTATGCTTACCAAGAAGACATACCTTGGCAATCACCGGAAAATATGATGATAGCCATGAAACAATCTGGGGAGCTTCTTGCTTGGATTGTGGATCTGTTTAAAAAAGACGGCAATAGGTTTATGATAGCTGATAGTGATCTTAATCCTTGTGAGAAACTTATCAGACACGGCGCTATAGTTGGAGTCGAAGAAGATTTTGTGCTACCGTACCGCCTTCCTAAGCCAGTTGACATAAATGGGGTAATTCATACCCATGTGTACATAGTAGGATCAGTAGACCTTCATCTGGCTATAAAGAGCAAGAACGTAATTCACCATTATGTCATAGATTGGAAATCAGGGAATAAGGTTTTTGATTCTAAGAAGTTGGAAACGAATTTACAGCATCCTATATATTCGTTTTACATCTATAGAAAATATGGTGGGGTTCTACCAGATATGAACATCTATTTCTTTACCAGAACCAGGCAGTACCAAAAGGTTAAGGTGGATGAGGAACGTAAAACAAAATCTATAGAGATGCTAAATGACACTTTATCTAAAATGTATGATTTTGAAGATAATAGTGTAAAATCATTTCAAGCGTACATCCAGGGAGCAGAAGGAGCCAGGTATAGCAAGCGGCGTGCCACCCTAAGCCAGCCTGTTCCGCAAAACAAGCTACCCTGCCCGTCAGCACTGTGTTATTATTGTGACTTTGGATTACATAACAAAAACGAATGCCCTTTCTCTTCAGATTGGGATCCGTCTAAAAAGATAAAACGATGAAATACGAGGATGTTCAAAAGTTAAGAACAAAATACCGGCAAGATCCGGAAGTTATAAACTTGACATACATGAGAGACGTTGCTGTACGATGCGGGAATTTCAAGAAAGCGTTTGAGCTTCAGGAGAAGATGGAGGATATATGGTTCAACTATTTAAAAGGAGTCCAATGAAAGAAGATCTAATATGTGGAGTAGCGATCCTTTTGTGTTTAGTTTTATTATACTTACTCACGACAGCTTTCATAAAAACAGGTAGAGCAGTAGATCGTTATAAGATGAAGAAGAAAACTGACAAAATAAAAGTCGGTCAAAGATACGAACATAAGAACTACTTTGAGGATCCATTTGAAAGAGGCAAGCATGTGATTAAGATATTAGACGTAAAAGAAGGGTACGCTCTATATGAGTACGAAGAAAAACTATATATACGTTCTTCTGTGAGTCTTGAAGATATTGCTAAAATATATGTTTTAATTACTGATATAAAATAAGGGATTATGGAAAAGAAAGTCACAATCAAAGAAGGAATGGATATTTTTTACAAAAATGCAGGGAAAGATATATGGGTCTATATTGGACTTTTTGGAAACAAAGTGCTATCCATTTTAAAAAACAAAGGTGTTATTGCATGCGAAAACGATGCTGAATATTGTGTGTTGATGGATGGAGAAGATCATTTTATAAGTATAGCAAAAGACATGAGTCACGACTATTGTTGTGAGTACGTTGTAGAAAGAGCAGAAGCCTACAGAGACTACCCCTCCAAAGGTGCTACATGCAGTGTATGCTTGCTTGAAGATAACGAAGATAAAGCAAGGGAGATGTTGAAAGAGGCGATAATAGAACTTTCAAAAAATAATATAATAGATTGTGATGGGCTTTGAACTTAGACCTTACCAAAAAGAGGCAGTAGATGCCGGGCTTAAGTTTCTTACAGGAAGATCTAAGAAGCCTGGCATAATCGTAGCCCCATGCGGATGTGGAAAGAGCCTTCTGATATCCAAGATAGCACATGAAATAAATAGACCGACATTAGTATTACAGCCCTCAAAAGAGATTCTGGAGCAGAATTATGCAAAGGCCGTATCATTCGGTTCTAAACCTACTATATATTCTGCTTCATGTGGTATAAAGGAGCTGTCGGCTATGACTTATGCAACATTAAAGAGCATAAAGAAAGATGTAGCGAGGTTGAAGGATATAGGGATAGATACCTTATTGATAGACGAATGTCATTCAGGATATTCTCCTGAAGAAGGTTCTGAATTTATGGAGTTTATGAACAGGTTCCCAGAGGCGAAGGTGCTGGGCTTCACCGCCACTCCCTGCCGCCTCAGAACCTACAGTTCCATGCTGGAAGGAAACTATAGCAAGCTCAATATGCTGACGAAAGACGAGCATAATTTCTTCAAGAAAATAGTTCATGTGACTCAAATACAAGAACTAACCTCTCAAGGGTTTTGGTGTCCACTTAAGTACGAACGATGGTCGTTTGATGAATCGGCTCTGATGTTAAACAGTACCGGAGCTGAATACACCAACGAATCTATTAAAGAAAGTATTGTACGAAACGGCTTAAACAACTCTATCTACAAGCGCCTTCTTCAACTTATGAACGAACGTAAAGCCATTTTGGTCTGTATGGATTCTATCGAATCATGTAATAGAATATCAGAGTTCATGAATGCCAGGATGGGAGCCATAACCGGTGTCGTAACATCGCTAACAACCAAAAAGAAAAGAGAACAAATTATATCCGATTTCAAAGAAGGTAAGTTGAAGGTGGTTTTTAATTATTCAACGCTTGCTACCGGATTTGACTTTCCTGAACTTGATTGTGTGATGTTTGGTCGACCAACGTTCTCATATTCAACGTATTACCAAATATTAGGCCGAGCCGTCCGCATCCATCCTGACAAGAAAGAGGCGCTGATAGTTGATTGCTGCGACAACATGAGGCGTTTCGGTCGGATAGAAGACTTGACAATCGAACAATTCCCTTCTAAGGGCTGGTGTATGTTTGCCGGAGATCAACTTCTGTCTAATATAAGGATGGGTGATATTATTACCAAAGACGAGATCCTTCGCCGGGCAGCCTCGCTTAAATCTGTGAATGGAGATGGTAGGAGAGAAGACGATCTTGACAGTATAATAATGTGGTTTGGAAAATATGAAGGAATTAGATTCAAGGACATACCAGTGTCGTATTTTAGGTTCTTGGCTGAGAATATGGCAGTAAAACCAGGAGACAGAAAAGAAAAGATTATCGAATATTATAATAGGATAAAAGCATGAACAACAAGAGAAGAAAAAAAATATCAGATGTTATTAACAACGTAAATAAGTATAAAACAGATTTTGAATACATCAAATCAAAGTTGTCGGAGTTGAAGCACAACATAAATTCAGCCAAAGATGATGTTGATATGATTTTAGATGAAGAGACTGAGGCGAGAGATAATATACCGGAATCGTTACAAGACTCAGAAAGATATTGGGAATCAGATCAGGCTGTAACTGATATGGAGGAGGTGGTTGATGACATGGAAAGTATTATAAATGATATAGATGATGTGATTTCAACCATAGATGGGAGCATTAAAACCATAAATGGTTCTATTAAAGTAAATTTGGAAGGAGTAATATAAATGAAAACAAATGAATTAAGGGAAATACTTAAATTGTATGGTCTTCAACATGATGTTGTTATCAACAAAAGTTCAAGAAGGTATTCTATTATCTTAGATAATAACATAATAGGAACCAATCACGACAAAGAGAGGGTGGTTGTGTTCCGTCCTATACCGGAAGGGAAAAACACATTCTGCATGGAGCGAGATAGGTTCTACACGGAGTTTGAAGAAGCTTTTGATGATGATAAAGCCATAGAAGCCGTAAGACAATATTTTGAAAACAATAAAACAGAAAGTCATGAACGAAAACGAAATATTTAGATTAAAGGGCAGAATAGCCATATCCAACCTATCACGTGAGGACAAGGATATGATAAATAGCATCCTTGATGGTATCAATAAAAAGGATGAAGAAGAAAAAGGATATCTCTATACCGTGAGAGTAAAACTAAACAACGGAAGGGTTGTGCATGCTACTTTATTTTTTAAAGACAAGAAAGGCCCTACATTTGAAGATTTAAAGAAGGAGCTTGATGACATGGGAGTTAAAAATGATAGTTATAGCAATAACGGCATAATTATCATTAACCGCATTGTCATGAGCGGAGAAGAATTTGACCGCTTTGCAAAAGAAAAATGATGGACTATATTATTATATCAAATAATTAAAACAACGATAAAACAATGGAAAAGATGGACAATAATACTAAAAACATCCTTTATCCAAAAGGATCTATTTTTCGCATGTTGGAAAGTGATGTAATCAGTTCCGAATTAGAAATAGCCAGAGGAGCTATAGTGGAGGCAGTATCGGACATAGAGGTAGATGATGAATATGCTGAGGTTTGTTGCAATGGAGAGACGTTTATCGTAGGAACGGACATTATGGGTATTATTCCTGTCAAAGTATCCAGAGAAAACAAATCGGTGAAAAATGACATCATTGACGATAAACTACGATGGGATTTACTTCCAATGGAAGAGATTGAGGACATTGTAAAAGTCTATCATGCTGGTGCAAAGAAGTACGGACCCAATAAATGGCAGAACCTTGACAACGGGTTTGAACGGTATCGTGCTGCGGCTGCCAGACACCTAATGGAATACATGAAAGGGGAAAGAATAGACTCAGATACAGGATGTTTTCATCTTGCACAATGTGCATGGAACTGTATAGCTATGCTGTGGTATGACAAGCATGGAAAAGGGTTGATACCATTAAACAAGGAGGAAAAGAAATGACAATAGAACAACTAAATTATTTATTAAGAAACGAGCTTTATGCTATAAAAAATCATAAAGACAATATTGATAGAATCAAAAAAGAATACTTTGATTCCAATTATGGGTTAAAAGAAGGAGATAAGATCCGTATTTTACACGAAACAGGAGATGAAATGATAGGCTTCTTGAAAAAAGTTGAAGTATGTGAAGACGGAGATCTGTACTTGACAATCCAAAAACAAAACGAAAAAGGTGACAGAGGCAGAGGAACATGGAATATGTATCTATCATCAAAATCAATTAAAATTGAAAAATGTGTATAATGCCATGAGAGTGTTAAGTTTATTTGACGGAATGTCATGTGGTCAAATAGCGCTAAAAGAAATAGGGATCACACCTGAAGTATATTATGCATCAGAAATAGATAAGTTTGCTATTAAACAAACGCAATTAAATTTCCCTAATACTATACAAGTAGGAGATGTAAGGGATTTGAATGTAGAAGATCTTGGACACATAGATCTTATTTTATCCGGCAGCCCATGTACGGATATGTCCTTTTCTGGAAAAAGAAAAGGGTTGTCTACCGTAGAAGGAATAGAAATCAAATCACTTAATGAGTATCTTGAATTAAAAAAACAAGGATTTGAGTTTTCCGGTCAGTCTTACTTATTCTGGGAGTTTATCCGTATTTTGAATGATGCAAGAAAAACCAATCCCGAGGTATTGTTTCTTCTTGAGAACGTTAAGATGGGAAAGAAATGGGAGCCGGTATTTGATAATGCTATAGGGTGTAAAGGCAATCATATTAATTCAGCGCTTGTTTCCGCTCAAACCAGGAAACGTATTTATTGGACTAATATTCAAGGCGGCATTATCCCTCAGCCTAAAGACGAGGGTTTGACCATAAGTGATATATCTGAATATGAAGTAGATGAAAAATATTACTTATCTGAAAAAGTTTTAAACAATTTAGCTTTTCACTTGAAAAGAAATCACGACAAGGGGAATTATTATGGAGCTAATATTAAAACAAAAGATGAAAAATCCAATACTGTTACCGTAAAGGGTAAATACATGTACGATCTTATTTGTGTAGCAATGAGAGGTAGGAATCCAGAAAAACCTACATGTAGAGAATCTGGTCTTAAAACAGTTCAGAAAGATAATCTTATTTTACAAATACCAAGAGGATTTAACAAAGGTGGATTTCATGAAGATAAGGCTCCAACATTATCTTGTAATTCATATGATAGAAACAATTTTATCATACAGAGAACATTACATGGCGATTTCAGAATAAGAAGATTAACCCCTACAGAGTGCTCCAGGTTACAGACTGTACCAGATTGGTATAAATGGGAATGCAGCGAAACCCAACAGTACAAGATGTTGGGAAACGGGTGGACTATTAAAGTGATTGAACATATACTTAAAAGAATAAAAGAATCATGATTAGAACAAGATTTTACATTAAAAAATCCGACTGCGATAACGACTACCGTCCAGTCAAATGGCCTATAAAATATCCATATTGGTGTAGTGGTGAATCCGATGATTCATTCATACTTGTAGCGTATGCCGAAGACGAAGACAGCATAAAAGAGCTGTGGCCGGAAGCATACGATATTAATGTCTTAGAAAAAGATACTGAGGTTAAATTCACATTAAGATTTCCTAAGCCTAAATGGTATGAATTGCAAGAAGAGAGATTAGAAGAGTATGATAAATTATATGGTAAATTCGTATGGGTTACGGACATGTGTCTAAAAGATGGGAAAATAAGAAAGGTAAAAGCCAGAATAGAAGATTGTGGTGGTCTTTTATTAGCCGACACTCCTGGTCGTTACACCCCTTATCAGATAGGGGATTGTGCTTTTGAAAGCAAGGAAGAGGCTTTAAAACATGCAGAGGAACAGAGAACGGATTTAATTAAGTCTCTTAAGTTACAAATACATGAACTTGAAAATCTAAAATTTGAATACGATGATTAACTATGCAGCAAAAGCCAGAAAAGCTTATTTGATAAACAATTTCGATAAGATTCTTAACAGCCTCAACACGCTTCATTCGACGGTTGAAACCATGACGTTGTTCGTAAACGACCAGGCTTATAATTACATTCTTAAGCTGAAGGAAGTGATTAAGGGTGGTCCTATGTACAAACATAATGTCAAACGATTTTTGAATGATATGGACAAAGAGATAAAGAGGTACAATGCTTCTATCTACTACATAAATAAAGAGCGTAGTGAGGTTATAGCTGATATAACACAAGCGATGGAAGATTGCCTCATGCCATACATAGACGACCTGGCCGGCGCTATAAGGGCAGCCGTGTGGTCGAGGGGTGTATCCGAGGAGCGGACGGAGGTGGCGGTACTGTCCCTAATCGTATCCTCCTTGGCCACGACATCAGGCAGACTTATTTCAGGTGGATATCAGATCATGAAAGAAATGGGTGGTGGATGGGGTGGTAATCCATTTACGTTTATGAGCATTGATAAAATAAGACACTTATCTACATCATTATCTGATGCTATTACCGGTGGAGAGATTGCTCTTGAAGAAAAAGAAGCCAATGACATAACTAAGGCAATGGATGTTTTTATTGAGAAAATGTCTGATTCGGATATTGTTGATAAGGTGATCAGCATACTCGAAGAGGCAGAATCTGAAAATAAGGAGGAGCGATCGTGAATTATTTGGATGGGTATGTAGAAGAGATTCTTTCCGAGCCGTACTATGATGATTATGGCTCTGGGATTTTTAGGTGGTGGGTGAAAGTATCTTACGTTTGTTGTGGCATAGGAGCTGTCACTACCTTAATGTTTGATACGAGAGAAGAAGCGGAAGCTGTAAAAACAGGTTATAAATTTTTATGTTGAAAATAACATGAGGTATTTTGTTTTATTGATGGCACTTGTGTTATCATCATGTTCGCATGATGATAGTCAGGTTAATAACGGATGGGTTATATATGATCTACGTCCTTTAGAAGATGGATGTATAATGTATTATGGTGAAGACGAAAGAATTTCAATATTTTATAATAATAGGCTTATAAAATTCGTTGGATACCAAGGGGAATACAATATCGGAGATTCTATTAAGATCGTGAAAGTAAAATAATATGGAAAATAATTTAAAACTCGTATGCCCAAAATGTGGCACCCCTCACCAGCCTCATTCTCCGCACACGATGGATGCAGATGGATTTGAAAGGTGTGAGATAAGAACTGTCATGGAAGACAGGGGGTGGTGCTACGAATGCTCTTTTTGGCAAAATATGTACGACAAACACAAAGACGATCCGGGATGGGTTAGGATAGACGGTGAAAGCTGGGTGCTTAAGCCTATGGTGAAAAACGTACCAAACGGATGGAACAGCCTTGGATGCGGTGGAAGAAAAATGTATATCAATATCGAAGGGAAAGGCATTGTTGTATCAAATAACTGCTGGTGCCAAGGTGATGTTTCGGATGCATTTAAGGATCTGATGCCTGATAATGCTACGTGGGCTACGAAAGAGGAATACGATAAAGCTCCTACAGTAGGATACGTTATAGAAGGTGTTGGTTTGGTTTTCACAGATAGGACAGGTCATGAAGTTAATGTTTAGGAATCTATTCCATATTCCTCTTAGAATAGTTGAAAGGAAATTAACTAATGGGGAAGTAGAATATTGGTGTCAATATCAAAACATTTTTGGAAAATGGAAAAACAGTATAAAATACGATATGTTTGGTATGTGGTGTTATGCTGTTTTTTATTCATTCGAAGATGCGTATAAGTTTAATCATGGTAAGAAAGAAAAAGAAAAGGTAAAAGTAGTAGACTCTTGTTACAAGAAACGGTTTTAACAATCATGGCACCAATAGTTCTTGGTGCCATGATTGTTTTTTTATTTAAATTCATATCGAACTTGTTGTGTAATAGGTATTTCATCTAATTTTTCTCCTGTAGTTACCACTGTTAATCTAAGGTACAGTTTACCTTCAAGTACAATATAACTGTTAATCTGTATAGGAGACGATATACCTACCTGAGCTACCGTATTTATTTTATATAGTATGCCGGATTGACCCATATGTTCAACATTACCACCAACAATATTTAAATGCCATGTTGAGTCATATAAAACAAGTTGATCTTTAACGGCGGCGCCAGGGATTTCCGTTGTCTCTTCTCTTAACGTTCTAATATAATTTAAATAATGCTCTCCAGGTTGAACATTGTTAATATCAGAAGGTGCACGATACTCATAAACGGTATATGTATTATATGTGATAGGAGTAGAGACACGATAAAGAGGACCATTAACCCAATTAACATCTAAAAGACGGGGATTAGAACTGCTTGGCAGAACATTCAGCTTAAGATCCTCAATCCCCTCTATCTCTGTTTTGTTTTCAGTATAAGAATCATTTAACAACCTCTGATTGGATGGAACACCGCCTTGAATACTTATGGAATCCAGACGTTCTTTTTTAGACAGAAAGATAAATTGCCCACTATGTGGGATGGTACCGACTTTCTTGCCTTCTACTATTACCCCCCCCCCTATACAGTTACTAACTATTTTATACTCATATAGTTTAGCATTATTTTCAAATCTTCGTCTCATGATTTTTTGTTTGCAAGATAGCAATAATTGACAACATAAAAGAAACCGGTTCTCTATCATCTCTGACTGAGAACCGGTAAGAAAACAATTTCAGAAAAAATTAAACCTACATAATCTTTCAAGTAAGAACAAAAAAACGTACAATCTACTCTTTGACGATGCTAATATAACATATTGGAATCATACAAAAACAATGCAAGTCCGATATTCTTCGTCTATTTGTAACTAACGTCATCGTCTCCTTCCGAATCAGGAGTAGCGCCGATGAAGAACATCATTGACTTGTTGTTTGTCTGCTGCCACCAATTATAGGCGCGCGCTACGTCTTCCGGCGTCTTGATATTATACCATTGTTTGATAAACGTCTGTTTGGCGAGTTGCCTAAATAACTTAGACTCTCCTTTGTATGTGCCGGATGTTACTTTATCAAGTGAGTAATTCCTAAGATCAGTAAGATCCTTCAACTTCCGCCCCATGACAAACGGGTCGTTAATGATATCTACAACGTTAAGCTCCATAATAAACGGCATCTGTGAAGCTATTTCGTTTATGGTTCTGAATCCGACATAGGATCCAAATTGAGTAAGCCAACTTTCTTCGTTTTCATCATCATCACGCCATCCGGCAAGAAGCATGGATACGGCTTGCATGATAAGGAACGTGCCGGCATAGACACTGAGGCGTTTGAGATTAGTTTTTTCTACCTCATTCATATTGTCTTTATTTTCGTTCCAGGCATCTATGATGTTTTTCATACCAGACTCGGAAGCTAAGCTAAATGTTTTGGCTATCATATTCTTTAACGTAATTGACAGTCCTTCCTCTTCTTGCATTGTCTGGAAATTGAAGCCACGTCTTTTCCACAGACGTTGAGCCGCCAGCACCAACCATCCTCGGTGGGCGGTCATGAACCTGGCTATCCAGTTGCGCGATGCGGCAGTTCGGTTTTCTTCATTCAAAGATCCGTTACATATCTGCGACAAGCTACGAACTTGATTTCTGGTTATAGCCATCTGGGTTTCAACTTCCTCAACAGTAACACCCGATCCTGGCTTTACAACCACCTTCCCATCCACGACGTCTACCATACTCCATAAAGTACGATCTTTTAATGCATTCCATTCTCTTTTTATGGTACTCTGTTCTTTATTACGTTCTTTTTCCATCTTGAAATCTTGGAACGTGTAGAACCGGCCTTTGTAATAACGAACATTGTCCATAGTAGCAATCATAACCTGCGGATCAAGAGGGTAGTTCAGGATTTCCATAAAAGCATACATAGGCGAACGCATTAAGGTCCTGGCCGCTCTATTGTATCCGGCACCATACATACGATTTCGGATATTGAATATCCCCATTCTCTCACCTATGACATATAATTTGCTTTTCCTATCTATGTCTCCGGTTTCTGCTATACAAGATGGCGCAAGACGTGAAAACTCAGCCGATGCGTATTTAAGGGAGTCTTTGCTTATATACTGTCCTACGGCAGATTCCATGATGAGGTTGATATGACCTGTCAGGGCGCCGGTAGCTGCCACAAACGGAGACAGTGCCAAGTTCATAACCGACATAAATCTTTCAACAGCCATCATAATTCTTGTAAGGTCTACCGTATATCCTCCGATGTTCACCGTAAGTTTTTTGGTGTTCATCCTAATGCCATAATAATGATCGTTGAAGAAGTCCCTGAACATCTGATATGCTTGGGTTGCTTCAGCCTTCTTACCGCCTTCAAATTGTTTATTCAGTAACATCTGCTCCAGTCCTTGGGCAAGCTCTATAGACTTCTGCTTTTCGTTATATAACGATGACTGCATCATAAGCATCGAATAAGAGTAGCCAAAATCGTGAGATACATCATCTTGGTTCTCCAACTCATATATGTAGTATTTAGGTATAGACCTAAGTCTGTCTTCCGGATCATATACTTCCCCTTGCCTGGTCTTACCATATAGAGAATCGTCTACTCTGTCCAGGCACAGATCTGATACAAAATTACGAACCGTATTTTTGAAGTTAATACCCAATCCTTCTACACGTTCTATGTCTTGTTTTGATATCTGTGGAATAGCATACAAATTGGGACTCTGCTCTTTGTATAGATCAAGGGATTGTCTTTTTATTTCCTTGAGTTTTTGAATCATATTCCACTGCTCTACGTTTTTAGTAGCAACTTCATTACCGTCAGCATCATACTTGATACCAAAGTCATTGAAATACGATTCATCACGATACAGGCTTTTCTTAGGCATGCGATGACCATACCCATGATCTTTTACATAATCAGGATTACGGCCGCTATTTTCGGCTTCAGATTCAGCCACCCATGCCCTTGCAGGATCGAAAGACAGGTACGATATGTCCATGCCATAATCTTGGGTGGATGTACCATTTTGTACGTCCTTAACCATCTGCGCCACATCTATCTCACCTCGACCAATTTTGTCGATCATAGCCGCATATCCGGTAGGCGCCATGCGTTTATAGTACGAAAAGACCTGGCTCCTGGCAAATTCATTAACAATAGCATTGGCCTCTTCTATGCCCTCCTCTCTTGTATTATTTAAAAATAAGCTGGCCATCTTAGCATTAACAGCATTCCTAAAATCTCTACCGTCTAATTCTTTGCTTATACCAAGCTTTTCTGACAGGTAATTGGTTTCAGATACGGTAAACAGATATCGGTTATCAGCAGCCTTAAACAGCTTATCCCTTAAAGCCTGAATCCTTTTTGCTTTCTTCGCCGTAGTATGACGTTGTACGAACTTCCATTCCACTTCCTTGGAGTCAGCAAGAGCATTTAAATAAGACTGATTTACTTCGTTTTCGGCCTTACTGCTTTTAGTAAGGTACTTATCAATATCTTCAAGACCCACCATCTTAGCATAATCTATCAAAATAGCGTAATCGGCTTCAATAGCTTCAGATGCGGCCCTAAAAGCATCTCTTTCGGATGAGGTAAATGTCGCTTCGTTAATTTCTCCGATATCAGCCACATCGCGATTGTTTCCGATTATTTCCTTGATAATAGCCTTATTTTTTTCTATATCTTTCACAATAGAATCCACGTCAGTCGCATCTCTATCACTTGTCGTAGAACTAATGATATCATGCGCCATTTTAAGATACGAAGCCTTGTTATTTGATTCGGTACGTGCCGACTGTTCTGATTCTACATCATTCCAAAACCGATCGTTGAATGACAGGTGACCTCCCAACATAAGTGTCTTCAGCGCAGCTTCTCCTCCAGACTCGCTCTGAATCGTTCTTAATTTTTGCAAAAACGATTCTGATACGGCATTAGTGGCATTATTTGATTCCTTTCTCCAAACTTCATTTATAGCTTGTATTTCTTTGGCCATCTTAAGTTGGTCGCCGGTTTTTTCCACTCTCCTGGTTCCTACATATATGTATTCTGAAGCTGCTTCCTTACGTTGTTTACGAAGCAGTCCTTCTTCTTCGTAATTGCTGCTTTTAAAATAGGCAACCTCATCAAAATTACCACCGCTATCAATAAAAGGCTGCCTCAATATCCGTTTTTGCCGGGATAGGGCATTAAGATATTCTTTGGTTGTTTGAGAAACCGGATACCCTAATTCTTCTTCAGCCTTTTTGTATATGGATTCCATTCTTGTGGCATAACTTTCGCTAAATTCCAGTTCCGAATTTTCAGCATCCCACTTTTCCATCTGCTCTGTATAGATCTTTTCCTGCTCGATGGTAAAAATATCGGTATTAACTCTATCAGACGATGGTTTGAATTTAGCGTTTTCAGTAACCGTATTTCCATCCTTGTCAACTACTTCTCTTTTAAATACGTAATTACGGTTATTGTCAACCACATCACCAATTTCTTCTTCTGATATCTCTATGTTCATGGCAGTCGCAAACGCTCGCATCTGCGCCAGCTTCTTATTACGATCGTATTTAGCCATATCAAGAGCACTACGAAGATAATTAGAAGTTTTGCCGTCTACTTTCTGAAGCAGTTTTTCAAATTCAGATTTGTTAAAACCATGCTTTTTAGCATATGCCAGGAAGTCGGATATGGCGGGCTGGGCATTCACCATCGCATTGTAATTGTCTTTGGCAATCATAGATCCAAGAGCGTTATTGAACGGGCTGGAAGAATGCTCTAATATACCAAACCACCTACTTATCCAAGAAACATCGTGTTGAACCTTGTCAAAAAATTCTTTTACTCTCTTTACCTTATCTGCCGGCACATGAAGTTCGTTCATTAACTTATCAAGCAACGTACTTTCATCAAGGTCTTGTACTGATTTAATATCAGACTGAATACCATTGATGTCGGCAATGACGGTATTGATCCTATTTGTATAATCCTGCTTTTCACGTTCATCAAATTCGGTACTTCTGTTACGGATATATCCTCGAAGATCGTTCATGATCGGAAGAACCTGATTGTTGATAATATCTACGTTCTTTCGATCATTGGTATTGAAGTGAAGCTTACCGTCTTTGGTATCACCATGAAGGATGGTGTTCACCACATTACTTAAGTATCTGACCTGAGCTTCGGCTGTGGAGATCATGCTGTTCATGGCAGCCGCCATCTCATTCTTGTCTATTTCGGTCTCTACCTTATTTATCTTATCTTCTATGGTCTTAAGCTGCGCAAGGGTCATAGACGTAGTTACAGCCCTATCAGAGCTTATCTGACGTAAGTCTCTTAATGTTTTTCTTAGTGATCTGATCTTAGACTCAAGAAACTTGTTCTTGTTCATAGAAGAAAGGGAGTATAATGTAAAATCATTATCCTTTAACAGAGAGGTATCAAATCCTTTATCTATGTCGGTAATAGCAAGATCACGAATGTTTTTAATAACGTTATTCAAATCTTGTCTTTGGGTAGATAAAGCTGATTTAAGCCAGCTTACTATTCCAGAGAGAAGCTGCCGGACGCGCCCCAGGAAGGAGGTGGGCTCTACCGGCGCCTGTGCTGTGCCGGTCTGCATCTCCCTGGCGAGGATCTTTCCAAGAATTTCTCTCCTAACCGCATTATCAAGCTCAGCTCCCTCATATACCTTACCGTATGTATTATAATACTGACCTGCATACTGGTTCCACTCTTCCGTACCTTCTACATCTTGCAGAACAGCCTCAACAGCATTCTGATCTCTGTATGCCTCTACAAGGAAGTGGGCTGTTTCTTCTACTAAATCAGATAAAGTAGCATCTTCACCAACTGCTATTACGTTATTGGCAATATCCGCCAATGCCTTAGCAGAAGGTTCGTGCCCGTATTTGGTTTGGTACTTCTCTATATAATCGGTCATACCTATGACACTAACGCCAAGAGTTTTCAGTATCTCGACAATAGAATTTCGTTGGTCACGTTCCTGCCTGCTATAATCCGATACGATCTTAGCTTTAGCATCAGCATAAAGATCGTTGTCTTCTAATATGAATGAAACTACAAGCGCATCAAAATGATCGTACTTAGCATCCAATTCATTGTATCTTCCTGACTTAAGATCGTTCTTTATCTGCTCTTTGCTAACCCTTTCCGTTCCTCCGGTGGCGAGTCTCATAGTCACCTTACTATTATCCAACGAGCTTATGGTTATCATACCTTGGTCGTTCATGGAAACATCTGAACCAAAATGATTACGGAGCTCGGTGTAGGATAAGGCTGAATTGAAAAGTCTAATTTGTCCTGTATGACCTTCTCCTGTAAGATAATAGCTTCTTGTTTCAGGATCGAATATCTTAGATCCTGACAAAAGACCTTTCTTTATAAGGTAGTTAATTATACCACCTTTTGTTGATAAAGAAGTAGAAGCAGAAGCGGTCATGACCGGTATAAAAGATTTGGGGTTGTTAAGAACATACTTTCCAGCTTTGTAAGTAATGTCTGCCACGCCATCCACGGCAGATTCTTGAACGGTGCCTGATAAGAACCCTATTCTAATATCATTCCCGCCAGAGCGAAGAGCTTCTCCGTAATCTTCAAATAATTGGCTACGATCGTTCATGAAAAACAAACGAGGCTCTCCGGTCTGATACGTTACACCCACAGGATTAGAATCTGTTTCTGGTAGCTCTTCTGGGCTAAATATCTTAAGACCGTCTTTTATAACCATATAATTAACACCCTTATCCTGTACCATAGATACGGGAGTGAAGTCCGAAGATATAGCATCTTGTAGATACTGCCCGGCGTCTATTCCCGGTCCTTCCGGTACAGAAATACTTGACGGAACCATAGCATCCACCAACATAATATTATCACCCAGATCTTGGCTGTAGAATCCAAAGCCCGATTCTTGGATTTCATAAGGTGCATCTGATTTTGACACAAGAATAGGATTACTCATCTTAGAAGCCTTATCCAGCGCCCTTTCTCTATAGGCTTCCGGAATAAGGCCGATGTTGGATTTTACCTTATTATAAGCCTGTTTGTTGATAGGTACTTTCTTTCTCCAGTCGCCAAAAGCCTTTAAGAACTTATTAGAAAATACGGTTTTAAAAACAGTAGTAGCCCGTTCCCTATTCTCCATAAGGGGAATAGATGCTATTTTATCAAACAACATAGACCTGTCCCCTGATCTGGTAGAGACAGAAACAACTTTCTTTTTATTATCTCTTTTAATAATACACGTTGACGCCATAAGAATTTATTTTGTTTTGACACAAAGGTAATTAAAAATCAAGCACATGATAAAAACAAAGCCGCCTAACTTCCCAGTCTGACGGCTTAATGTAAATATGAAAAAATAATTATAATCTGACGAAAATCGTCAAGTTCAACTTATGTATGTATGTAACCATCTCGGTGAATGAACCTTCCCGATTCAAAGCGCTCAATATCTTCAGGGCAAATAGGGCCCGAATCCTCTCTCCTGGCTTCAAACCAAAGCCCCGGCTTACGAAGTCGGCAAGTTATGATATAATTGAAGCAATTGTGCGTAAAATGGAAAACAGATCCTACAGGGAAATACCTATCAGCTTGAAATACGATTCTTTTTCGTTTAGTATCAAACGTGATATCTCCTACTATCTTAGCCACGTAATAGCTTCTGCCATTTAACGTTTCATCTGTTTGTGGTATCCAATAATAACCTCTTGCCATGCCACAAATATATAAAAAAAGTCGGACAAGACACATGTCCGACTTTATATTACTTTGATTCATTTTCAAACCGCTTTATAAGAGAAGCAATATCATCACCACAAACAAACATCATTCGACGTTCTTCTTTTGGTTTATGAGACACTGGGATGGTTTTGTTTATCTTAATCTGATTCGCCAGACCTCTGCCTAAACGAATATCAACTTTTTTACCTTTCATGAATTATTTGTTTAAACAGACCAATTCCATCTATTATAATATGACCGCTTTGCATACGACCATTATTAGGATTGTGTAGAAAATTGAAACCACTTTCTTTTTCCTGTCTTTCAAAAGAACTGATATCCTTTCCTCTACGGGCTCTTTCAAAAGCTTTCTTGAACAACTTGCCTCTAAAGGTCTTGACGAGGATCTTGGTAGCGTTATTGCCGGCTTTTACCATTGCTTTCCTTGCCTGGTCCTCCGAGACAAAACTGCTTCGGAAAATATACGATGCTGCTGCTTGTATATCTTGTTTAGTAATCATATGCCAAACATTCCTTTCAAGATACTATTTTTTATACTATATATCAATTTCATCTCATCTCTATCATATACGCCAAAAAAGGATTCACTGGGGTCCTTTGGATTTACGTTCAATTGAGCTATGCAATTACCAGCATAAACCTTAAGCTTATAATTATCAGAATATACTTATTTCAAACGTTCTACAATTAACTTCTTTAAATCTTCGAATGAATCAGTAAGGTCATTCACCTTATTTTCTATACCAGCTATTTTACGATCCTGCTCTCTCGTTTGCTTGAATGCCGGATTGATATCTTCTAATATAGATTCACAAGCCTCTATCTTGGCACGATGGGCATCTACGCTGTCTATTATTTCCTGACTGGTGCTTTTTATGGCATTCAGCTCGTTCATAATCGGATCTATGCTGGTAGATAATGTTATGCCCATAGCCTTAGCCACATTCTGGGATTCCGGGACCGTATAGGTCTTGGTTTCGCCAGTGAGCTCTACCGTCAGATCCACCACGCGGGTCTGCATCGCCTGATACTGACCTGGCTGAGGAGGAAGATACCTGGGTTCGGATACGGCTACTACCTTTCCCAATTCGTATTTAGGTACTGTATTAGTATCAAGGGTATGTACCTGAAACCCTTTCTTCAAATCTGAAAACATGATCAAAATATTAGTTAGGTGAAAATAGGGTGATGATCTCCATCACCCTACTGAAATCATTTACCTGCTTTAACTTCAGACGCCTGGGCTGTTGTTGTCGGAACACAACAATCCATTAATCTTAACACGCCACGAACTTTATTGAAGTACAGAAGGCGTTCTGTGCCATTTACCATAGCGGCACCCGTGACAGCTACGTTAATAGGGTTCACGACATTCACTCCCGTAACTGGGCAACAGGTGTCGGCTCCTACTGTTGAAACTGTGCTGTTTGCCGGGACCGCAATCTGTACCGGTAGAGCACTTCCGGCTGTGGGAACTACTTGCCTTATCTTAAGAAGGATAAGACCCTCACACGGAAGGGCGATCCAAGCCCGTGGGTTAATACCGAAGATTGTATTTGTCGTACTGACAATAACATTCTTCGTAACCATCTCATACAACGATCCTATTTTAGAAACACAAGCCATATTAGCCTCCTTTCTTAATAAAATCAGACAGCAGCGTTGTTATTGCAACATCCGTTGTTACATCCACATCCGTTATTGCAGCAACCTCCTCCGAATACCTGTCCCCAAGTATAAGCCTGGTAAGGAGAGCAAGAGGGGTAGGCCGGGACGGCTGTAGGTCTTAATTGACCAACAATATTCTGAGTCTGTTGCTGAGATAATGCCGAAGCAGTCAAAGCCGCTTTTTCTTCACGAAGCTGAGCAATGGTGTTTTGCATTTCACGCATTTCCAACTGACAGAATTTGTCATTGATCATGACGTTTTGAGCATCAAGTTTAGCAGACAAGATATTGAATTGGCTTGTAGCTTGCTCACGATTGTTATTCAGACCTTGGTTAAGACCATTCTGCAAGATATTGGTTTGTTCCAACGTGCGAAGTTGGTTATCAAAACCTTGCTGAGTAATCATTCCCTGAGTCTGGCAAGTGCTTTGATTAATCAACGAACTCAGATTGCAGCAACAAGAGCTGATTTGATTTCCTATTTCACAACCTTGTTGCTGAACTGCGTTGATAACAGCCTGAGAAGTCATACCTACCTGACCAGCTACTTTATCAATAGCACCCTGTACGTTGCAGATAGCACTCTGAAGTTGAGTAGTAGAACAGTTCAAAGCAGAAGCGATCTGATCTATGGCGCTACGATTACCTTGAATTGCCTGCATCAAAAGTTCACGACCGTAATCGTTATTCAACTGAGCCGGCAGACCATTGGCGCAACAATCACCGCCATTTCCAAAACCGTTACCGAAGCCGCGTCCACCCCACAGCCAGAACAAAACAATTATCCAGAGCCACCAACCGTTAGCCCCACCGAAACCGTCCTGGTTGTTACGACCGTTCATCAAAGCCGCCACCAGATTCGGATCCATTTTATTACCACCTATCAAATTAGCAAACATGCCGGGAATCATTGAAAGAAGACCGTTAGTGGCTGCACCACCACCGTTAGCCCCGGCTCCATCTAAAAGGACGATTTTATCACCACCCATAATTTATAGTATTTAATTGTTAAACATACGTGCACGATGCACGTAACAAAGATCATGATTGTAAGGTGGAATATAGGTGTGTTTATTTCCTATAGAAGAGAAGTATTTTCAGAAAAGATAGAAAAATAATACACAATGAGTAATTTTCCCCATTTAAGGGGAAAACTTGACAATCAATAACTTATGCTTTTCCCATTTTGGGTAAAGCGCTGTAAATCAAATCAGGGCCCGCATCACTGCGAGCCCTGATCTACACTAATCTAAACTAATACCATGAAAAACTTAAATCTAAAAACTAAAGAACACACAAATGTATGAAAATGTATGGTTTTCACAAAGAATCTGTATCCTGTTCTTTTGTATGATTTAAGACATGGGATATAGTTCTGATACTTAATCCGGTTTGATTTTGTATCAGATTATAAATATAGGATTTTGAAACTACAGTTCTTAATTGACCTAAATCATTCATAATGTTTTTATACATAATATGAATGCTGTTGTTACGTTTGATGGTACTGATTCTCATTTCCTACTGTTATTAGTTACGTCCGGTTCTTACTTTTTCCTATTTCTATAATCCCTTCCTGAAACTAATATCGCAAATTTAACAAAAATAATTCATAAACAATGAAAATCTAACTTTTCTTGTATGTTATTGATATACGTACATATATGAGAAAAGTGAGACTTTCACAAGCCTCACTTCCCAAATCGTAATTATGAAAAAAATATATTATATATATACAAAAATTATTTGCATTCCAATTTATTAAGATCATCCAATTCAGACTTGCTTACGGTCATATCTTGCGTCAAGCCAGATCTGTTTTGGTATGGAGCGTAATCGGTTTCTACCGTCTTAGCCTTCTGAGTAGAATCGTATTTCACCTCCGATTCGGTTCCTGTTAGATTTTGGTAGATAGAGCCGGAACTACTTTCGCCAACTTTAGTGAACACCATGTCTCCTATTCTGATAAAATTATCATACAAACCTTCTACGATAACATTATCATCCTGCTTAGTTATGTTATGATCCCGAACCTCATTTAAGAGATTAGGATGTTTCGTAAAAAGATCGTGATAGAAATCAGAACCGGCATATAACATATCATAATAATCCAAATAGAACAGATCTGTAAAAGAAGGATCGGTGCTGCTCATGCTATACTCAAATAACTGCTCACGATCATTACCTGCCAAAGATAGTTCAATTTGTTTTAACGTATCCGGATCTGAAACGGTAAGACCCAGTAAATGATCTGGTTTAAAGTCAAGATACTTGTATGCCCCTTCGTACACTTCCGTATTATGAAGCTTATTTTCAAGATAAGATTGGTATAAATCGAATAAGAGTAAAGGATTCTCTTTGTCCTGCTTTCTGTTTATGTATCGGCTAAACTCCCGTTCTTCATTAACATACGGGCTTCCAGGAACAACAAGATGACCGAACGCCAATCTGGTAGCATTCATCTCTTCCGTATTATGAGAATCGGTATAAGACAGGACGTATTTTTTAATAGAATCAACAAGGGCCTTACTATCTACGTTTTTCACGCGGAGCTTATCTAAAACACCATCTTTAAAACAATATCCAGGATAGATACCAGGTGGGAAATAAGTTAGACTCTGCTTGGCAAGCTCGGCAGCCATATCGTACAAATCACTTAAATTATCTCTTTCTACCTTATGATATAGGTTTCCACCAAGATAAAGCAGAGAATGATTTTCAAATGCCGATACCGGATCTATGTCAGATTCCATATAAACGATATTCATATTATCCATATACTCTGGCAGAAACATAACACGGCGATCCCTGCTATCTCCAAGAACATCATCAATAGCAGAAGCTAAGGTAGGAGCATAAGTGTCATCGTTGTGCCTTGCTACATAAATATCGAGATCCAACATCAAGCTATCAATTTTATTCAGCGATTCTTCTGTTCCGTCATACGCCTTAGACACGCCTACGATATCTATACCAAGACCTACACAAGCCTCTTCTACGTCCCATATCATACTTCTAAGGTCTTCTTCTGTATCAGCATTAACCCTGTTTAGAAAGGCTGATATACGAGCTCGTAATGACTCAGATCCAATAGGGCTATAATAAGCATAATCTTGCAACTTTGACAATGACCGTCTCTTCCCTTCTACGATATTATTATCTTCTAAAGCCACAACCGGAACGATGTTCATATTCGAAAATTCGTTGAACATCGACAAGACAAAACTCTTATCCGACTGATATCTTTCAACTAACTCCGGATATGAATCAGATAAAGATTCGAAAGCAGCATCAAACTCTGAAGCAACACTAATACCTCCTACTGTATTTTTTATAGCCTCGTAAACTTCAGCCGGATTGTATGATGCTCTCTTTCCTAATTTATTGAAGACGCCATTTTTATACACAACAGGACCGTATGGTTTTTCTACGGTTGTGAAGTAAGCCTCTTTCCCGAGATCGTGTTCGTTATTGGAATAGTCTAATAATAGCCTCATAAAAGAGCTGACCTCATTAAGTACAGAAGGATTATCTAATATCCTACTTATTTCCGTCTCATTATACAAACCGGATCTCCTTAGATTTTCTTCATTTAGGATAAGATTGCCATCCACATAAAAAGAGCTTCTAACTCTATTAATAAGAGATCGTATGCTATATATGGAATTGGATATCATAACATCTCTTACGTCCTTAACATCCTGAGCCGTTAAAGGATCGGAAAAATAAGCCTGACGCTTCATATACGACAGCACGTCTTCTAAAAGAGGTTCACCATTGGGATCGGTATTAAACATCTCCCCTGGAGCCGGGTTATTCCAATGACCATAATACGACAAAAAATCAGAGGTGTAAGCCTTAGCCCATACTTGAAGAGCTCGCTCGCTGTTTCCTAATAATTTTAAGGCACTTTCGTAAAGAACGGAAGGCTCACCGTTAGGAGCCTCAACCCGTTCTATTTTATTTTCCTTCTTTTCTATCTGACATTTGACACCCATAATAATTAACTTTGGTGATTATATACAACTTTACACCACAAATATAAGAAATTGTTTTTATATATAAATAATAATTCCTACATTTGTGTCATGAGATTAGTCGAACAACATACAATCAAGCCAAGTTCTGTTTATTATAATGAACTTTATGACCTATTGCATAAGTGTAAAAACTTATACAATAAAGGATTGTATGTTGTTAGACAACACTATTTCCAATACAAGGATGATAATACTGTAAAATACAAATATCTTAACTACTATTCTCTTGAAAAGAAACTAAGAGCAGAAAATGATGTTGACTATCGTGCTTTACCAGCACCAGTTGCTCAACAAGTGTTGATGATGGTAGATAGAAACTTTAGATCATTCTTCAATCTTTTAAATAAAAAGAATAGAGGTGAGTATTCTGAATTTGTTAGAATGCCTGGGTATCTTAACAAAAATGGTTTGTTTACTGCTGTTTTTACAACAATCGCTTTTTCTCAAAAATGGATAAAACAAGGTATTGTTAAGTTACCAAAACAGTTTTCTTTTACAACAAGAACCAATAAACAAAATATTCAACAACTTAGATTCGTTCCTAAGAATGGATATATTGTTCTTGAAATAGTTTACAATAAGAAGGAAAAAGATCTTATGTCCGATAATGGGAACTATCTTGGCATCGACATAGGATTAGATAATTTAGCTTCTTGTGTTTCAAACACAGGTTCTTGTTTTATTATCAATGGTAGACCACTAAAGTCTATCAACCAATATTATAATAAAAGATTAGCATTCTTAAAATCTAAATTAAAAGATAACAAACAAATTTCAAAACAAATCAGGTCATTAACCAACAAAAGAAATAACAAGATCAAAGATTATCTTCACAAAGCGAGTAGGATATTGATTAATCACGTAGTTTCCAATGGTATTAATACGATCATAATCGGTCATAACAAATGCTGGAAACAAGAGATCAATATCGGAAAACGTAATAATCAGAACTTTGTATCTATTCCTTTTAATATGTTTATTTCAATGATATCTTATAAAGCTACATTAGAAGGAATCAATGTTAAGATCGTTGAAGAATCTTATACTTCAAAATGTAGCTTTTTGGATAATGAACGGATTTGCAAACATGAATCTTACAAAGGAAGAAGGACCAAACGAGGATTGTTTAAAACCTCGTTTGGTAAGATCATCAATGCTGACATTAATGGTGCTTTTAACATCATCCGTAAATCAGCAAAAGAATCCTTTGATGTAACGATGTTACCAGAAGGTAGAGGGTTTTGGTGGAACCCAGTACGGATTTCCGTATAAATATGTATTACTTTACGCTTTTGGTGTAAAGTTGTATATAACCACCTTAAACTGACATACATAAGATCTTTTTCCTCCAAGCCTTTTTATATCTTCATTGGATAACTTATTATAACATCCTCCCACGAAATTATCCGCAGCATTAAAAAATCTCCTTCTCATACTCAACACTCCTTATTTAACTCATTTATCGAATCCGAATTATCAGAACCTTCTACGAGATTCTTATTCCTATCTATCTCTTCCTGGCTCATATTACTCATCATATTTTGTATTTTTCTACCAGATTGAGATAAAGAGCGGATGAATGCACTGGAACTTATCTTAACTCCAAGATCCGGTTTTGCCCTAAACGCTTCACCGGTACTGATATTATACAAATCATACACACCTGAGTTCATATAGAATTTATATATCCAGTTTCCACCAGCTTTTTTGTACCCTAATTTGGTTAACTCGACTACACTCATACCAAATTTAATGCCATTACGACCCATTATCTTCTCCGGTATAGGTTCTACCTTAGCCGGAACAGATGTATATGCTTCATCACCGCCGTACAGGAAATAAGGGGTTGTCACCCTTGATATGTGAGTAAGAGGTTCTTCGGATATACGAGGCTCGTCTTTCGCAGCCTTATATTCTTCCCTTGGATTGGATATCCTAATAAAAGGATCGTATGTCAAAAAGGTTAAGCCGTATTCTACTTTATAACCTGATACGCCGTTAAGATCCCTTATAGCCTTAGTCGTATGCGAGTGATTGATGGTGTCTATACCATACCTTGATTCCATATCGGTCATAATACTATTAACCTCATCTCCCTCTACATAAACCTCTTCTCCTTCCGGGATAGAGGTTATGCCGGCAGCCCTTCTAAGTAGCCATAAAGTGACTTCAGCAATGTCAGAGAACTTATCTCCGTTCTTCCTATAGTTATCTACTCTTCCTTCTTCATATCCAGGTAATTCGATATTTCCTTTAACTTCGACATTTGTTCTGGATTGTCCTTTGCCTTCTCCATCTCCCTTTTTATCGCCATCTTCCTCAGTGCGTACTGCACCGCCTTCTGCACTTCCTTCTTTTCCATCATTTAAAATATTATCTGATTCTGACTCTATAGACTCCACGACAGCATCATACTCTGGTATGCCGCTAAGGAAATCTGCTACGTTATTCAAAAACTCTATTTTTTCCTCGTTTGTCATATCAAGGCTTTCCACGGGCTCCCATATGGCAGGCAAGTTGTTTGATTTTATTGCAGTAGAAACATCTTCTATAGTTTGGTTGTCCACCGTAGGCAAAACTTTAGAAACCAAACTATTGATATCAGATTCCATTTTTTCTACTTCCTCTTTTGTGCCATATTCTTTTAGGGTATCCATGCCATTGACTCTAAGAGAATAATTTAAAGCCTTACTTGGAACAAAATTAATATATTTCAAAAAGTTTTTCAACTCTGATATAATTTGTTCGTCAGATCTTGGACCAACATAATCAACCACCACCTGATCTGTTTGAGAACGAAGCCAAGAAACATATTCTTCTAAGGTCTTACCTCCCTTTTTAGAAGGAGTGGATATTTTATCACCTACTGTTCCTTTAGGTTCTAATCCCATTTCTTCCTTAAGGCTTTTAGGATTACCTCTCTCACGAAGAAACCTCAAATCATCTCCTACAATCTTCCTTGCTATAAAATCAAAAATATTAGCATAAGACGGCAATCCTTCTTTTTCTATATGAGATTCTATTTCGTTTAACATAAGAGAGAAGTTTTTCCTGGAGGTACGCTTCTTGCCAGGTAAAGACTGCGTAGCTTGTGCCGCAGGAGCCGGCTGGGCTGGTGGCGCCGGCCGAGTCCCCCGGACAGGGTCTTCCTCTGGCATTTCATCTTCGTAAATATCCACATCTTCCTTGGAAGTAACGGTCTTACCCTCATCGGAGAAAGGGAGATCATCTTCTATAAGTGATTTAGGTCTGGAAGATGATTTACCAAACTGAATCCTGATCTTAGGAGCGACAAACATCTCACCTTCGAAATCTATTCCAGATTCTACTTCAGACGTCACAATGTCTTTCACATTCCTGCTTTCATCTTCTACCCACTTAACAACATCAGGAACCGTAGATAATTTTTCTATAGCCTCACGAGCTTTTCTAAGCCCTGAAATAGGATTCAAATACGATACTTGATACGAAGCCGGATCAAGACCTAACTTGGTTAGATACGCATTAAGATCTTGTATGTCATCTTGACCCATCTGTAGCAATTCAGAATCACCAGATTCAAGCAGCATATCTATAAAAGACATCCATTTCTGCCCTTCCTCTGATTCTACAGAACGTAGGCTAACTGGGAAAAGATAATTAAGACCGTTTTTACCTTTGATGACGACTACCGGAACTCTTACATTTTTGTAATTATTCCCCTTGTCATTTAATATAGAATAAGCAAATGGGAAGCCTGTGTATTTAGATCCGTTCTTAAGCACGACTTTGCCATTTAATACATATCCAACATCAGATACTTTTTCAGCACCTTTTTCGGTAATGGGGAGATTTTCTACCTGGCCATATCCTTGACCGTTCACCTTCATGTTAAACACCGGTCTTCCGGGAAGGGTCTGGGCAACAACATGCGTGCCGACGCCGATGGTAGCCGACCGGCCGGCGTCCTTCTTCCACTTGTTAAAAGCCGTTCTTCTTATTTTACTTATACCATCTATGCCCCCTGTGTCAGCTTTTACAACAGAAACGAATCGGTTCCCACTCATGACCTTGATAACCATATTGGACACCAGTTTATTCTCAGCAGATTCTATTCTTTTTTTATCGCCGGACTGAACAGCATCATTGTATTCGGTAAAAAGAGACTGATTGTAGGTATCATTTACATCTATTTCGAGATTAACCTTATCTCCTTTTTTCAAAAAAGATAATGCTTCCTGATCTATTTTATCTACTTCATTCTCTCCGAATCCGACACCTGTTCTGTACGGAACCAACTCATCTGAATCAAGACGCTTATAAACCAAAGAATATGAATTACCCACGTCCTGAATAGACACGTCTGTGTAACGGTTAAGAACACGAGCCGATTCTTTGTCTATAGACCATCTCGCATGATAAGGCAGTTCTATCACGGTAGCCGTTTCTCCACCTATGTTAAGAGAATACCTTTTAGTGCCATTAGCGTTCGTTTCAGAGCTTATTTGAATAGGAACCAATGATTTTATAGAAGATATAAATTTATCGGCTCTAAGACCTGCAATTTCATACCTTTCGTTGCCATCGTTGGATATTCTTCTAACCATCAACGTCTCTGGATTCTGGGCGCTATCTATGTTAGCTCCAGGCGTATTATCGGATTCATCTAACTCATTTACAAGAGAATCTATATTGGTATCATCCTCCCCAAAATTACTTAACGTAGATTCGGAAATACGACCTTTATCAATAATCCTGTTTTGTTCGATATAAGGAAGGAGATCTGTGATGTTTCCAACCTGGCCAAGATCTTCTATGGTAAATACCGAATCGGCAAGCTTATCTTCGTCAACCTTCTCCCCTTTATCCCGTCTGTTCATTATGTCAACATACGAAGAAATAGCATCATCAAGCTCCTTCCTTTGATCTGGTTCTAAATTGGATTTAGCCATATCAATAATAGCTTTATTATCCTCATACACAGATCTCGGACTTGTAAGCCTATCAGCCTTCTCAGATAATGATTTTATGAGATTAACAGGACTGTCACCCAAAGACGATACATAATCATCAAAATCTTGTTTATATTTATCATACACATCTTTTTCTCTCGCAGTAAGAAGATCGGTATTACCTGTATATAGTTTATCAATTATAGACTGCCTTACGGCCGGAACCATAATAGGATTATCCATAGCAGCCTCATAATCTTCATCTGATACAGACTCCGTAAGCGGTGACTCTTTTATATCATCTTCTGCTTCCTTCATCCTATCTTCCCTTACTTTATCAAGAGCATGCATAAAAGCCTTGATAGTCCAAGCTTCGTCTTCCGAAATCTTACCTTCTGACACAGCTTGATCTACTACCTCATCAGTATCATATTCACCGACTTTATTAGGCTCTGCAAAATCAGGAACCTTGTCATCCCCCTTATAAGGAGTAGACCATAGAGAAGACAGCGCTTTTGAAAATCCCCTGTTTTCCTCAGCTAAGAATCTTTTATCAAGCATCTTAGACAAGAAGTTATTCATATTCCTATAGTCCATCAAACTCCTTCGGTATTCATTTACCAAGGATCTCATGGCTTTGTCTTTGGCTGTAAACTTCTTTTCCTGTCTTGATTTTACATTAAAATAATCATCAAAAGCCACAAGTGTATCATAGGCTTCTATTACATCTTGTGAACTTATGGGAGAAAGAGGAGATGATAAAACAGATTCGGTTTTACTTACCAACTCTTCTATCGAAAACTCTTTTCCTATTAACGTTGATAACTCAGACAACGAATTGTTATAATTGGTTCTAAGGCTTTCCAATTCTTTGGTTTTTCGTTGTATGGATTCAGCTTGCGGATCTTTCCCTTCTACATTACGAGGGCGGGTAGCAAGATCTTCTATTTCGGATTCAAGTTCTTCTATCCTTGACCGTATGCCACGGATAGCCATCGCCCGCTCCCTTGCCCTGTCCGACAGCCGGGAGAACGTACTTAGAGCATCCGCCACGCGAGGCTGACCCGAAAGCGTTTCTATGACAGAAGCTATGTCTTTCATTCTTGATTCCGATTGAAGACCAAGGAAAGCATTACGAGCCACGTATTTCCTAAACTCAATCTTAGAATCATCACCTATAAGATCTTCGGCAAAACTCTGGGCAGATCTGAAATCCGAAAGACGATTGTTATAATTATCAATAATAGAGTCCTTGTATTTCTTTGCCTCTTCCAAAGACATTCCATTAGCTTCGGCTATTTCCGAAATAGGCATCATATCAATCATCTGCCGGAAATTTTCAGCCGAATCCTCTAAGGTTCCCATTTGGTTGTCAATAGACATCTTTTCAAACATAGCATCATCAAGCTCCTTACCAGTCATAGACTGGGCATCGGAACGAACTTGAGGCCCTAAACTCATTGATTTTTTCAACGTATTCAAAGCCGCCATGTTAAGATTAGAAGATGCTTTGTTGTATTCATTCACTTGCCTTTCCAGCAAGATCTGACTATTGCTATACTCTTTCAACCCAAAGAAGCCTTCCCTCATACCGAACAAAGAACCGATAATAGCACCGATTCCTATTTCAGTCCATCCTTCTTTAGACGTATATTGCTTTTTAAATCCTTCAGAAATAGCATCAAGAACATCAACGGCTCCGTTCATGGCGACATTATCATATCTTGACTTAACATATTCCTCAGCCGTATTCTGGACAGCACCTTGAGATCCTTCTTCCCATAAGCCTTCAGATACCGGTCTTTTCATGATATTGAAAACATTGCCTGCTATCTTCTGTCCTATATTGGGATTGGTTATTTTAATAGCCATCTCTCCCGGCTTAGCAACTTCCGTCCCTAATCCAAATAAATGCTTGTTGAGCCTCTTTTCCAACCCTGGTATAGCCTTGCCTCCTAACCCTATATACTTACCAAAAAGAAGCCAGTTAGATAATCCTATGATACCCATATTGGCGGCAAATATAGCACTACCTACATCAGCATTAGAATTACGAAAAACAGCCATTTCCTCTGCATTGGGATCACGACCATAAATCTTACGATAATAATCCTTGAAATCAGACTCAGATTGCTTCATAAAAGAATTTGCTTCAACCGATGACTCGAATCCGGCACTGGTAGCCAACAACGTCATGGTTTTAGCCGCCTCCCCTACATTTCTTCCGGTAGCAACTCCTTTTCTTACATAGTCATTAAACACGCTTTTAAGGCTTCCTATACCCCTATTTGCAGCTTGCCTTGCTGCTAACTTAGCTCCGATTCTTCCACCTAATTTAGCACCTATATTGCCCAATGATCCAACTCCAAGTCCTCCGGTCATGTACGCTGATATCATGGCTCCTACGGTAAAAGACATTCCGTTACCAAGGACATCATTCCATAAGAAATTACCGGTATCCTTAAAAAGCTTCTGACCGAAATTATAATCTTCTACCTCTTTCTTGTAATAATGGGGAAGAAGCATGTCTATTTGCTGGTCAAGATCACCTACAAACTTATCCATGTTAGTGTTTAACGCAGCTTTGTAACTTCCCTCAGATGCCATATTGATAAGTTTGTCAGGCAATGACACAACTCCTTGTGCACCGTACAATGCGGATTTTAAAGCGAATTTGCCTACACCATTCCAAAACTTACTCCATCCGCTCTGTCTCCTGGCATAATAATCTTCATTGTTTATACCCGGAATATAGTTAGAATATTTTGTACGCCATACCCCATCATTACCCATCTGATGACTTTCACGGATACTTACCTTCGGTCCATAGGGATTAAGAGGCGGCGGGGCGGGGGTAGCCCCCCTGTAGCCGTTACGAGCCAGTGCCTCCGAGTAGCTGTTGCTTATCTCCTTGGCTATATACGGTTCTTCGTATTCGGCAGCAGCTATCCTTGATGCGTAATCCGGAAATTTAGGTTGGGCATACACACCTTCACCAGGCATATAATTAGGAACCAGAGGCGTTGTAGTCTCTGGTAATGTAGCCGGAGTGTAATTCTCTTCTTCGGCTAATCTCCTTTGCCTTGCCACATCTTCGTAAGTGGTTTTAGCAGCAGGATTATATCTATCTATATTATTGTCAGCCATAAATTTTCTGCAAAAAATCGTTCAACTTACTAAACTTGTCATTCATATTGGGCGTGATATTTATTCCTCTCATATACGGATCCCTCATCTGATCAAGACGTTCTTGAACAGCCTCCTTCACGTATTTTACAAAGAAGTACTGAGGACACTTCTGGTGAATGCTATTCCAGTAATCCGCATACTCATCATTACCTGGATCCAAAGGAACAAAATCCGAGAACAACAATGCAGGATTTTTAGAATTTTTAGTCCTTTTGTCATAGAAATTGACCGCTACCTCTCTTGAACCCCTGTCATCCATTCCCTCCAACTGAACTGATATGTTATCAGACATGTCAATAAAATTATCAACAAGGGTTTTAACAACATTCATTTCTTCTGGCTTAAGGTAAGAACCATGAACCTTTACTATATCATAAAGATCATTCTTAACATCAGCCTTAGAAGCCAAACGGGGAAGACCATTACGTATAAGATACTTATCATAAGAATAACCTTCCTTCTTTCCGGTATCTACAAAATCACAGGTTCCAAAACTTGATTTGTAACCATCCACCGGATAATTACGCTCCTCGACCGAAGGATCTATACCCGCCTTAAGAAGCTCGTCATTCGTAATCTCAACCCTTTCTGTAACATAAGAATTTTTACCGGAACCTACTTGAGCAGTCAAGAATCTTCTAACAGTGCCATTATCTATCTCGGCATCCATATTAATGGCATTAATAGCAGTAGGATCCAGATTATTTACCTTTCCTGCCATGTAACCAGACAATCTTCTAAACTGAGCCTTCTGCAAAGACTTTTCCGGTGAATCGGCATTCCAATTGTATCTTTTGTAAGAATCAAGGTAATGATACTGAGATAACTTATCAGAAATCTGATCAGGAGATACAGACATTTTTATCTCATCCTGCATCTGACCTGCTATCATATCAGACACTCTACTGTTTTTCTCAGCATATCTTAGCTGGGTAATAGTTAATGGTTCACCTTCCTGATAATCTTTTAAATCTATATCACCATCCTTATCTATGGTCATATAATCTGATATATTAAAATCAGGATCGCCGTTGAGTTTCTTCATTCCATTAATAAGAGCCAATGTACCAGTAGAAGAACCATTATTCTCGCTTGTAATAGCATCAGATATGTTTTTCCCCAACTTGCCGGCACTCGCCTTAGCTCCTAATGACGGAGATATAGCACTAAGAATATCTATTCCTCTTGAAGGGTCCATCATGTATTCTCTGAACCCTACGGCATCAGATACACCAGTTGTTATGGCTGTGGCGAGCAGGAAGGCTCCAGCCTTGTCATCTGTATCGGTAAGATTTATAAAAGAATTTCCTTTCATAAACTTAGCATTACGAACTTTACTGATAATATCCTTATTTTTTTTAGTAACTATATTATCTATTTGATAATCAGTTATGTTATTTATAGCCTTTGCAGCTCCATTTGCCTTAGAATCAGAAAGAAGTAAAGCATCATAAGCTTCAGACAATCTGTTATTTCCTTGTCCGAAATATCCGTTTTTCTGACCTCCATTATTTTTTAAATAAGAATATATCCGTTCTTCAGGAGTCATATTAGCATACAATCCTGGGTCAGTTTTTTCTTCTTCGTATGATGCTGCAACGATATTACTTCTGTCTGTAGGAGATAATGAATTATATAATTTCAATAAATTTGCTCTACGCTCTGTGGAAGAAGATGTGAGTTGTTCATAAGGGATATTAGCCAAATTAACAGATCCTATCTTACCCGTTCCAGAATTGATAGCCGTAGGCCCGTCCATAGGAGCCATCGGCACTCCTACACCGCCTGCTCCTCTTGTGCCTCCGGATGAGCTTTCAGTGCCCATCTTGGAACCGTAAGTACGCATGTATTCGGTTTCAATCTTAGCCTGTGCAAGTTGCTCTTTTGCCAACGATATTTCAACCATAGACTTAGCATTATCAGTCAAAAACTTTTGCTGAGCCCTATCCTCTGCCAACCTTGCAAAATAAAGATCATCTTTCTTCCTTTCAAAACTTGTATTGTCGTATCTCCATGCATCAGTCATCTTATCGAAAAGATTATTGGTAACAACAAAATTAGCAGCCGCTACCGGATCTGATGAAGCTATTATCATATCTGCCTCCCTCTTGGCTTCTGCTTTCTGATTTTTAGCTTCCTGTATCTGACTGTCAATACGATCAATAATATCCTTATTATCCCCTACTGATTTCTTTTTTGCTTCCAATGCTCCTATGTGCCTATCGTATCTTTCGACATAAGACCCAATGTATTGACTAACCAAATCCGGATTACTGAACACCGGATTGGTAGCTGCCATGTATGATGCTTCTATTCTCATCTGATTCCTCATGTTTTCAGATAAGTTAGCAGACACAAAATTCCTTATCTGGGAATCAGTAAGCTCATCTACGTTGACTTCTATGATTCCACCAGTAGGATTACCTTTAACATCATATTCTGTTGTCTGAATCTTCTTGCCTTCGTTGTTTTTCCTAAAATCACTAACCAGCTTATTTATCTCCTTAGTATAATCGACATAAGGAGAATAATGAAGACCTCCCAACCTTGATCCTGCTTTACCATCTGACCTCCATTTGTAATAAGGGTCCAAAGCATGCCATTCATTAATAGGAGAATAAAGTTCAGGATGATTCTGTTTTATAGATTCTATTTCCTTCATAACCCTCTTGCCTTCTTTTGTGCCGGCAATCGCGTTAATGACCGTATCATCTAACACCGAACTTATCTCTCCTTGTATGGCTCTCGTAACACCATCAGAAGAAAGATCCACGCCTTTGAATTTTTGATTGATGTTAGCAATCACACCTGACATCTTATCTTCCATATAAGCGCGGGCTTCAGGCTTATCTATCTCTTGACCCATAAGATAATCTACCTGGGTATAGATCTTTTCACGAGCAGCATCAACCTTCTGCTGTTTGTACATCATGACGTCCTTAACAAGATCTATGTTGTAAGGACTAACATACGGGGCATATTGCCTTAAAATACTATACTGTGAAGCCACTATTTGGTCCTCCTTCTTCTTTTAGTTTCATCATCTTCTTCATTTAAACTTCTCAAGTAAGGTGTAGAATAATCACCCATATTCATCACATCCTGATTACCTTGAACGTAAATAATTTGGCCACTTGGAAGCATTCTCATATTCGGAGCTATGGAAGCTATGGTATTCAACGATGTACGAACATTGAACTTATTCTGTATTTCGCTGTTTATGCTATCATAATAACGAGCAAGATTTTCATCCCTTATAGCCATAGCCTTCAATAACCCGGATTCATAACGTTGCCTTTCCGCTATGTTCTTATCGTCTGTCTGAACATAAGCCATTTCATTGAATCTATCAGCTTCGTTTATTTGCCTTGCGTTATTGAAATTTACTTCGTTAATGTACTTGGCTATATTGCTTCCGGCTATGGCGTTCATATTAGCCAGAATAGCGGAGCGCTGGGAGTCGGGCACGTCACCTACTGCGTCCAACTGAGCCGATGTCGCGCGGTTGAGCTCGTTGATATACTGATCAGCAGATTGAAGAACTGGGTCTATTCTCGGAGCCTGATGTCTTTCCAGACCTTCTATCTCCAAGCCTGTATCGAGCGTTCTCAGCATCTCAGGGAAGATAGGACCGAACGCCGCCGGTCTGCCCTGCCCTTTAGGTCCGTTGTCTTCAACCACCTCCTCTGTATCGGTGTCGGTTGCAGTCGTAGGCGTACTTGCTTTCGGTTTTACCTCTACCCTTCCAGGAGATCCAATCTTAGGCGGTGTAAGGCCTGGTGCTATGGGACCGGCCTCAATAGGCTTCATTTCTGGTTTAACAGACTCAAGAACGAAGTCTATTTCCGGCATTAACCCACTATCTCTTAAAGCAACAAACTTATTATAATCGGAGCCCAGAATCTTCTTAGCGGCATCAGATTTATCACCAAATAAGTCAACATAATTCTTTATCCCTTTTTCGTTTAACAATCTTTTTTGCTCTGCCGAAACAACGTCCAACCCATAATAAGAACGAGTAGCTGTTGTCTGACCAAACTTATCATCTACGGCAAATGAATTATAAGTCTGATTCCCTCCGTAGCTTCCGGCGTCCTGGCCCCAGAATCCGTATTCATCTCTGAATTTCTTGGCTGCATCAGCATTCGTAATAGCGCCTACATCAGCTAACGCCCACAATGCATTTAATTGCCTGTTGTATCCTTTCTGGAAACCTTCTGTATCAAAATCACCATCCGTATTGTACTTGTTAGCCCATCGGTTTACGTCGAGCAAATTAGATACCGCCTTATCATTTACCCTGCCGTATCCTAAATTGCTTCTATGTTGGAGATTCTGATTGGCATTGACACTGGAATCAGGATTAAGAATCTGCTCACGACCACTAACATCAGATACAGTCATATTAAGAGTTCGTCCAAATAACTGATTGATAAGCTTATTGTAGCCGATAGCATTCTTTCTAAGTTCCTCCAGCTCCTTCTGAGCAGGTCCACCTTCAGCCATTTTTCTGGTTTGCTTAACATACTCGTCATATATCCAGTTCTTAGCATCTGATTCTGCAATATTAAAAGCCTTAGCTTGTTTCTTTACCTGATTCAGATCAACAACCCCGCCATCCCTGAAAAAAGCATCCATCTTCTCGTTACGCTTAGATTCTTCCTGTTTGCCATAAACGATTTCAGCGAAAGAACGAAATTGTGCTTCAAGCTCGTCTATCTCTTTCTGGTTTTCATTGACGTACTTGGAAAGAATAGAAGCATTAAGATTAGATGTGTTTTTGTCTTTTACTTCTTCATTTTTCTCTAATCTCTTATATACACGCTCCTGATCTTCGTACTTATCAGACAAACCTATCTTTTTCTTATATCGATCAAGGAGTGTAGCATACGTATCTTTTGACGTTGCCTTAATACCATAATTTTCTCTAACGTAAGAGGCAAACTCATCATCTATCTTACGATAATCGGAAACAATATAAGCCTCTGGCAAATCAACCGGAGTACCACCATTTTCATGTCTGTCCCCTTTGGCTTCCATAGGCCCTACGGAGTCAGGAGTCAGCACGTACTCGCCTTTCTCTATCTCTACATTCGCAGCATCTTCCATAGACTTGGGAAGAGGATAAATATATTCTCCGGTCATATCAGACGTATCCATCTTCTGACCGTTACCTAAATTCACGCCACCACCTTCACGTTCCCACTTGATGAATTGCTGACGACGCTCCTTGGCAAGTTTTTCCCTCGCTGCCTGCTCGTCTCTGCTGGCTGCATACGCAGCAGATGAAGCTCCCATGATATTACGGGTAAGACCTAATCCTAAACTAACACCAGACAAGGCAGCTTGAGCCACATTAGCACCGACCTTATTACCGGCTCTTATCCGACCAAGACTTGTACCGAACATTTGAGCTCTGCCGGTTAGATCGGGTGAATAATATGGGGTAGTCATAGGATCCAGAGGATTACCATCTTGGGAACGTTTTTCTTTAGAGGAATCAGAATCAACACCACCTAAATTCATTGCATTATCAACGACTGATTTCTCTACGTTTTTAATCATGCCCCTATTATCAGCGAGATATCCTGCATATCCTGCATCATGATTTTCAAAAAACGGATCGGATGTAGGCATACTACTAAATGGATTTATCTCCCCCTCCTCTGTTTCTAAAGTCACATCAGAAGGCATATATATATTCTGAATATCAGATTCACCCCATTTATTAACAGGCGTTCCATAATCAAGAATAGGCTGAGTAGAGGATACATTAATATCCTGTTTCTTATCCTGAACACTACCGCCAGGAGCGAATATCGGACGATTTTTTATGATTCGTAATTTCATACTATCTTTTTTCACAAAGATAAGAGAAACGAACGAGAAAATCCAACGTTATGGGATACGTTTAAAAATCAGGGACGTATGACAGACAAACCGCCCGAATCAGGGTCGTACTTAAGACCGCATGCCCGGCGATAGTTCTTAAGCGCTCTCTTGTACAAAAACAGCACCGTCTTGGAAACTATTTTCTTCATAGATTTGGTTAAAACCTCTTCTGTTGAAACAGACATCAGACAGCTATTCAAGAACGACCTGACATTGAAACCGAACAAAGTCTTCACCATTTTTCTAAACGTTCTAAAAAGATATGATGCAGAAAGAGCCTTTAATCCATTGCGAACCAGTCTCTTATTCAAATACGAAACAGCCTTGTCAGATAAACATATCCTATTCTTTCCTTCGCTGTCTACCTCTGATGAAAACCAAGAATACAAGGTGGTAGGATGTTTCTTGAGATGGTTGATGAAAGAGGTTATTATACCTTCTTTTAAAGCCCTTTTGTGGGCTACGCATGCAGCAATCTTCTCTTCTCTTTTCAAAGAGCTGTCAAGGCACCTAAACACCGTCCTATCGTCTCCGATGAAATACTGAGGACGTTCTTCCTTAAACTTAGCCCGGTATGCAGCATATCCTTCCTTACGAAGCATGTCTATCTGAGACCGGATATAGAACCTTACACACTTTTCTTCAGCCTCTTGCACGCTTTTAAGATAAGGAACTGACTTTCTCCCATATCGGAGATAATCATAAACCATAGCCTCAATAAAGTCATTGTACGGAAAGAATCTTCCAAAACCAAAGTTCCAAACTATGAAACATCGCACTCTATCTTTCCAGTAATCAGATATGAGAAAGTTGCTACAATATCTCAACTTCCTGTCTTTCTGATAGAAATGATGAGTATGTTTGTCATAAAATAGATTAAAATATCTCAAATTGCCCAAACACTGACCGGCTGGACGGCGTACTACATTGTACCCTAAGTTGCTGAAGCTATTGTATATAACTTCTATCGGAGAGACCTGCTCTTTCTTGAAGAGCTTGTCGTGTAACTTGTGAGGATTCATTATTTCAGTTATTTTTGTCTCCATGTTATTTTTGTTTTTTAGTGCAAATATATGATTTTACATAAAAAGAAAAAAATGCACTGCCTTGTATCCGGTTTGAGAGAAATAGGATACAAGGTTTTTTATTTTATGACGGTTTGGATAAGAGACGGGAAAATGACCCTGAACGTAACCGTCTGACCGTCAGGAGTGGGACAACAAATCTTGAATTAAAACTACGCCTATGAATAGTCTCCGTTTTCCTTAATATTAAGACCATTTTCAATGATCTTACTCATTATATTATTTATATTATTTTATATACTTTACCATTTATTCATATAATTGTTTACAGTGAATAAACTTAACGACCGAAGGGAGTTAAGTGAGTGAACGGATTGACAAATTACTTTTTCCGTCATTGTATTGTTCGCCTAATTGTGTTAAAAGATTGAGTATCGTGACCGAAGGGAACGATGCGAAAGAACTTATAATATTTAAAAACGACTGAACCTATCGACTGAAGGGAGATAGGTGATGGAGTGACGTTAATAATTATATTAGATAGCCAGTGGAGAATTAGGCAGGCTGGTAGGCGAGACGAGCGCCCATGCCCGTCAGGACAGTGGAAGTACGTAGGTCTGTTCTGTTAAACCAAGGCGATGATAGTTCCATCCTTCACGAAATCGCACAAAAAAGCCGGATTATCTTGATATCGTTCTTCAACCTTCGGTATCCGCATAACGAGTCTCAAATCCGGCTTCGCTTTATTAATATGAGAAATAAAATAATTGTTCTAATTGTCAGTGACGCCTTTAATGCGAAGCTGTATATTGGGAAGCACGGCATTAATCAAAGCCATTTTCTTATCCTCTTCGCTTTCTTTTTCATGCTGTCTATACATCATGCTGTAATCACTGTCATCACCATCCTTTTTCCCGTCTAACGTCAGTAAATGATTTACGATGTCCTTACCATACGTTTCAGTCCATGTACGGAATCTCTCTTCCTCGGACTGTCCCTCCTGGGACGGGGCTTCCGGGTTAGGAAGGGCGGCTGCCACTTCTACCTCTGGAAGTGTTACCGATGCTGCTATTTCAGCATCATCTCCGAATCCCATTTGACCATACGAAGATACGGAATTTTCTTCAATTTCCAAACCAAGATTTTTAGCAACCTCCATAGCATAATTATAACGGTCATCGTTTCTTATAACACTCTTATGAGGACGTCCTGCTCCTTGGTTCCAAGCTACTACAGCATCTTTAAGGTTATCGGCGTTCATGAAGTCCTGCCGGCTGTAGTTGTAATACCCTGGTCCTTCTTTTCCTTTTCTTGTGTATAAGAAATTAGAATATCCGGTTTTCCCTTCGTATTCATCAGCTAAGAACTCAAGTTGGTCTTTGAATGTTGGTGTAGAATGACCTTTCTTTTTGGCGTGCTTGAATAGCTTATCCATGCGCTCATTATGCCATTGCTGTATGCCGTATGATGTTCTGTTGTCTCCGTATATGTCATCTTTAAGACCGGATTCAGCCATGAGATTACCTATGATAGCAAGCGCCTGTATCTTAGACATGCCTCTTTTATTAGTAAAATATTCATATGCTTCACGCTGTTTACCAACCACGCCACCTTCTTTCTTGATATTGGTATTGTATCTCTTTCCATTCCACGTAAATTCCTTAAGACCTCTTTTCCTGGCTTCTTTAAAGGCTTCGCCTCTTGTAGTGGAAATCGGGTCTTGTAATTCAAGATCGTTTTTTATACCAAGAATGGCATTAATAATATTATCATCCTTTTTATCATCATCATCTAATTTATCAACATTATTCGAAACGTAAGATTGGCTTATTAAATTTGATACGCTTTTTCTATTTTTATAAGTTCCTTCTTTATCTGATGGAGCTTCAAAAGCATACACAAGTGGATACGAATAATCCGTATCTGGATCTTCTGACATAAATTCGCTTACTGCATGAATGGCTTTATTGTATTTAGTATCCTTTATACTATACATCCCAGCATCTTGAACATGATCATAAAATCTGTCTATCATGTAATTGATATATCCACGCTTATCCCCCTTAAATCGCTCTTTATCTTTCTCAAACTCTTTGGGTGGATATCTTTTATCGGATTCTTGGAAAAGTCCCTTAAACCCTCCATAATCAGATACGGCATAGGGATTACCACCAGATTCTTCAATAATATTTCCAAGTACGGCTTCTATCTGGCGTTGATTGAAACCTTTATCATATAAAGCATCATAGATCATATTCATTCCATCTACGTCCATAGTGCGGTGCGTACCCTTACCCACGCGCTTCATATTTTCATATTTGGATTTGAATAAATCCCAATCTATTTCCGGCTTAGAAGAATCCCCTCCTTGTTTTTTAGATCTTATCTTCATTTTTTTATCCAGATCATTCTTGGAATCAATGGCGGATTTCAACAAAACCTTGTTTGGATCATTCTCTTCATATGGATTCTTATCTTCTACATAATCCAGAATATCAAACGGGTATCCTATTGTATCAAGAATCTTAGTAACAATCCCTACACCAAGAGGTTGATCGCTTCTATAAAAATCATACTTATCTTTTACGACCATCCTACCTCTATCATCACGGTACATAGTGAAACTTGATAAGCCTGATAAATCATTTAAATCGCCGTAAGCATCTGGTATAAAATTGTATTCGTTAAATACCTGATGTTCTCCAGTTCTGGCTTTTTTTAAGAGATCTATTCCCTCTTCCACCATTCCAAGTTTCCTACTTGTTACATCCCTTAACTCCTCCAAATCAGATACGTCCTTGCCTGCAACTTTTCCATCAATTATCTTATTATCTAAGGAATCAAGCTCCCTTCCATATTTTTTAGTCATTTTCTCCCACCCACCATTTATCCTGTCAGATATAATGGATTTGATATTGTCTGGTATTCTGACAATCCCATTTTCTTCTTTCAGATTATTTGGTTGGTTTAAGAATCTAAACCAAAGATTCTGACTAAAATCATCTACATTGGCTTTCGGAACATCTTGACCAAAAAATTCCATTATTTTGGTTTTTAATCCTCTTTCATTAGCATACACGTCAGGTGTTATATTAGATGCCAGATATTCTCTAAGTTTTACAAACGGACCAATTTTACTCCATAATGTTTTTGGTTGTTTGTCTCTTACATAATTTTTAGTCTTCTTTGCCATTTTTTTCTTCCTCCTTCTTAAATTTGTGGTAAGCACCACAAACCTTATCAACTAACCATCCCATCAGACAGGCGGCATGCTCATCTCCTCCGACTTCAAAACCGTAATCCATATTAAGATACTTACAATAAATAGAAAGACCGTGCAGGCATTCGTGTCCTATGGTTCTAACATCCATATCAGATAGTGAATGAAATAAGAAACATATTTCTTTCCTGTGATTGGTTCGGTTTCCTACGAAAATAGTTCTGCCACCATAATCATCAGTCCACCCCTCCCAGCTCTGATCTTCTACTTCCAGGTTGGCGAACGTCTTAACTATATACTCTTCATCTGCTCCAAGCAATACCCTTACATTATAGGGGTATATATCATTTTTATATAATACTTGTTTCATAACAAACTGTTTTTCAACAAAGGTAAATAAAAAAGCCGAAGATATACTCACGTACTTCTTCGGCTATACCTTTAAAGCTAAAACTTGTTTACTATGGAAATTACAATTGAAGCAAAATCAATGATTATATTTTTATTTTCTTAATTTCTTCAATCATATTCTTATATCCGCAGAACTTGCTGTTAATAACATCGAAGATAGATTCTGACCAGCCAGCTATGTTCAAGATATTAGATCCTCTTTGACATACTCCCATCGCTAAAGCGAATGGGATTCTTGGATACAAGCGCAAGAAACCCCGATATTACTATCGCTGGAATTACTCTTGCTCTCCAATTCGGAAATGCCCTTCCGAAGTATATTACGGGCTGCAAGAATATCACGGTCGTTGATGGCGCCGCACGACGGGCATACCCACGTGCGGTCGCGTAACGACAGTCCTTTATTAATGCAGCCACATTCGCAAGTTTTGGAAGAAGGATACCATTTGTCAATCTTGTGTATCGTTACTCCATACTTTGAAGCAACATACGTAAGTTTGTCAATAAAAGAAGAATGACTAAGATCGGAAACCTTCTTTCCCCACAAACGTTTCATTCCTTCAATGTTTAGATCTTCAATAAAAATATAATCATATTGTTTGCATAACTGGTGTGCTAATCCCCATTGAAAATCCGATCGAAGATCGTTTATTTTACGATACGCTTGTTGTAGTTCAAACAGTCTCCTTCTCCTATTATTGGATCCTTTCTTTGCATTAGAAAACCGTTTGTTTAGTTTTCTAATCTTGTTTTGATATCGTTTGAAGAATAATGGAGAATCGATTTTGCTACCATCACTTTTAGTTAGATAAGTTTTCAGCCCAAAATCCAATCCTATAGATGCACCATCATGTGTCTTTCTATAAGAGTTTGAAGGATTATGATCTGTAACTATAATCAAACTAAAACGGGAACAGGTTTCTCTAACTATTCTAATTTGTTTAACATTACCTTTGTAGACTCTACTGTATGAAAATCTAAATCGTTTCTTTCCTTTGTTAATTGTTAGACTATTACCATTTAGGGTAAACCCTCCTTGCTTAAAAACAAAGGAGTTAAAACAATCAGCTCCCTTAAACTTAGGAGGTCATTTGGCTAACTTTTTGAAGAAACGATTGTATGCTGAGTCTAATCTCTGAAGGATTTCTTGTACTGTTTGGGAATGAAGAAGATTTCTATTAATTCTTTTAGAGAAATGTTTTTGCATCTTACCAACTGGTATGTATTTCCCAAACAGTCTATAATATCTACGTTGTAGAGCTAAAGCATGATTCCACACAAAACAACATTCACGAAACATCTTGTCAAGATACTTCGTTTTCTTTGAATGATAGATGTTGTATTTGTATGAAATCATTTTTTTTATTTGTAATTTTGATTCAAAATTAATCAACCCAATTCATCCACCTACTAAAGCATGGTGGTTTTATTGGTTAAATTGTCATAAATAAGCGCCTATCTGTCCGAGATGGATCAATAGGCGCTACAAACATATTCAACTATTATTAAATCACAAAATAAAAACTACTTATTTTCAACTTATTAAATATTGTAATTTATCTATTCTTAATCTTATCTTCAGAAATCAACCACTGAAATATGATTTTCCGGTTGCTAATTACTTTCTTTATCCTCATCAGCATCCAACTACCACGCAACCTATCCAGCCATGACCGTCTGAAATTAAGAGCATCAGGATTAACTGACTTATTTATATCGTTATCGTCCTTGATCCAGATAGGTGTTTCAGATCGGTCATCGTCAACCCTGTTGAAGAAGTCATTTAACTTATGTCTTCTATATACCTCAGTATCCAGGACCTCAGTATGGTCACCTACGATCTTCGGATATGATATACGTTGTGCTAAATTATTCTTTTCTTCTGGAACAAGATGAATTTCACCTGAGTTGTTTGTGTCGTTGTAGATAGTTATCGTATCTAAACCTACTTTCCTGTCAAGAGTGTAATTCACATCATCGACGTATTTCCTTGCATCAAGCTCATACTCAACAGAAGCCAGCGTAGAACCGTTATATTTCTCTTTTATCGGCACTTCTAATATAAATGGATATGTTGCTCCGTAAAATGTCTGAAAGCTCTTATTCGTCAGCAAATGGCTCCATAAGCCACCTTCTTCATCCGATGCCGGGAAGTTTATTCCTGTCTGGAAATATTGTTGCTGTTCTATATAATAGTCAGGACAGAACGAATAATAAGAAATCCATTCTTGTTTCAGACACGAATATCCGATAGTGAACGACACGTCCTTGAAATATTGTTCATCCTTTAAAGATATTTCCTTATCGTTTGACAGCACCTCTGTTTCATTGTATAAGAACCTTCCACCATCATATTTATAATATGCCGGGTTCTTAACAGGTATATAATCTTTTTTCGTGATAAGTACCCTCTTATACCTGTTATCCCATCCAAGAGACAGACCAAGACCGATAAATTTATTGTCTGTATCTTCTTCTGTCATCTCTGTACCGGTTAAGATATTAGTTATTCCGTATCTAAGAATCTTAAACGGAAGATGACGCTTAAGCCAATGTCTGATACCTACACTAAGTTCCTTAAGATTACGTCCATTAGGATCGGTCATAAACACCTGTGCTCTTTTAGTATCTACCCAGAAGTGACCAAATTCTGAACTAATTATTTCAGTGCTCTGGGTTCCAGAATAACCGAGGTCGGTCGTGTTGTACTCCAGAGGCCGGGACGCGAACAGACCGCCGGTGCCCATCTCGGCCTGCCCTGGGGAGGTACGCTCCTTGATTACGTCTATGGCGTTATGGAGTGAAACCTGATCCTCGAATCTGACAAGAATCTGATCGGATTCAATACGCTTCATGTGAATAAGCTTCCCGTTGCTGGTTGGGAACTCATGATAGTCCATAGGCTTGTACGTCAGCCACGGATCTGTTTGGCTGTTTTCAGATACATCAGCCCTACTCCATATAACACCATTAGGACGTTGGTAAGCACAGTCATAAAAACGTCGTTCGTACGTTGCCGGCAATACATTTGGTGTTAGTGTCATCCTCGACGAATAGATAGGACTTATCTTGTAATCATTATCCCTATGGATAGATACGTTCTTTTCTTGTGTCCACCAAACAAAATCTCCTACTTTTGGATAGAATAGTTCATGAGGCTGAGGGCCCTCTAATCTGAAATTACAATTTATTTCAGACTCTACAAGGAACTGAGGAATGCCATAGAACCATGTATAAAATCTTCCATTAACGTACCTGCCGGATGTGTCACCATTTAATTCGTATAAGCTCTTCCTGTTTGGATAAAAAGCGTATCTTCCTTTATTAGATGATGTCCAGCTATTGAAACGTTCGTTATCTATTGTCTCAAGAGCGTCTTCTCCAGTATCATAATTAACAAAATATCTTGGATACCCTACATTTCTGTAATCCATGTATGGGAATGGTATCATGTCTCCAATACCAAAAGCGCTATTATAAAAAACAGGGAATTTTCTTTTTAATGAAAATCTGGTTATCACCGTATCGCCACCGAATATCAGTTTCTTTTCATTAGTGAAAAATCCACATCCACCTATGGAAATCCATTTTATATCTTCTATCTGTCCATATTGATCCGGCCTATATCGCATAAGTCTCATATACGGAGAACAGATGTACGATACTGTTTTGGATTGCTCGAATGTTCTTCCTGCTACAACATCACTTCCAGCAATAACCGAATCATCTATGCGGCTACTGTCGTAATTGTAAACATAGTTCGGATATTCCAATAAATATTTCGATTTACCATCTCCTTTTTCACCTGGATCACCAAATGATAAAAATAACGAAGATTCACGATCTATATTATTAACGAATAAGAAACGTCCCTCATTATCATTTCTACCGGTTCCCCATTTAGAAGACATACTGGCATCCATCATCGGATATACGCCAGACTTAATGTACTTAACAGAAGATAAACCACGGGCAAAATTTCGTTCATACTTATCCTGATCTGTTATGCCTATCATTGAATTATATAATCCCACAGAAGTATAATACCATGCATGATTACGTCTTGGTCCATTGTTTATAAACGTATTAAGCCAATCATAACGGTACTTACCGTACAATATCGGGCCTTTAGCAAGAGTCTGACTGATGGTTGACACCATTGAAGAAAACAGCATGGCCACGCTTAAATTAGTCAGGAATCCTCCTCCGGTAAGACCGGCCGACCCTCCTATGTATCCAGACTGCGCCCTTATCTGAAGCTCTTCTGCTATCATAGCTGCTATTGTAGCACTTGATTCAACTGCGGCAAGCGACGCAGCCATCGTGTATGCGGCAGGACCTAAGATAGTCCATTTTGGATGATCTTCTACAGGTACGAAACTGCCCACAGACATTCCTCTTTGAAACCCGTCTATACATACTTCATTTGGAAGTTCTGGCTTGTTGAAATAAATATCAGGTGAACAGAATGAATACCACACGTTTCCTCCTTTGTCGAAAGGATGGGATATAAACTCGTCTCTTTTGCCAGACGTATAATTATATTGATCTTGTGACAGGTCATTATATGGGTAATTAGGATAGATATTCACATTACCATCGTCTCCTATGTATCTAAGCATATCATAGGCTAATCCTGAAGCCACAACCGACCTATTTAGTCTCCTATCTCCACGATACAGTTCATATCCTACAATCGTATTTCTTTGTTGTTGCGTAATCAAACCAGAATCCACTGCAAAATCCAAAAACACTTGTATGGTGTTCTCATCTACCATAATACCTACCGGATATATTTCAGAAGCTATGTCATATCCACGTTCATCACTGTTCATGAATGGTATATGCTTATTATCTGGAAACCGGTAATGACGTATAGGTTGCTGGCAAAATACGGTAGAAGTATCTACCCCTCCATAAGAATGACCCTTGAAATAAGATAATCCATTTTTGTCTGACAAAGGAGCACCATAATATTCTGTTAACTTATTCATAATATTAGAATAAGCTTCTGATTTTTTTGGATCACCATAAGATCTGCCTGTGTCTATTTTCATCCTGCTACTATCATAAAGTTCAAAATTAGCAGGATATTTCTCAGATGATTCCCAATATGCAAAATCCCCGTATTTATAAGGACGAGGCTTGCAATTGATGGGCCTATCTCCACATGTCTGACATTTTGATGCAAATAAGACAGTTGATCTAAGTGTTATAGAATCCACAGACAAATCAATCTTATTTACCTCCTTTTCTCTTATACCAAAAATATACGGATATATAGTTTTACCTGTAGCAAAAGCGACTCCAAGAATAGCACGGGAAGGCTTCTTTCCTTCTTCTTCCTCTTCTTCTGGGGTATCATAATTTTTATAAGAACAAAATTGAATTTTTCTAAACGTCATTATCCAAGGAACTGCTACAATAGGAGATTCTATTGTAACATAAAAATAATTTTGACCTATAGAATCAAAAAACTCTTCATTTATTTCTCCGAAAGCCGGTCTTGCTATGTTAACAATAACGGAATGAGATGATTCATACTCAGGTCTATCAAATTCAACTGGTACTATTCCAAGAGGGGACCATGTTTCAACATCCTTCCAAAAAGAAACACGAACGTAATTGGTAGACACAGCATCCATTATGCCATCTACCTTTCCAAGAGCTTCAAGATAAAGAACTTTGTTCTCGTCTTTATAACCTTCTATGTCCCACTCTTCTGGTCTATTGATTCTAATAAATCTTGCATTTGTCATTACATTTCTGACAAACTTCCATACCACAAATTCAGATGCGAATCCAATATTAAGCTTATCCCCTGTAGGATTATTAAATGTAGCATTGTTTACATACCCTTCAAATTTCCAATCAGTTTCATCTATACCGGTATCCGAATTTTTATATATCATATCTTGCAACTTCTCAGAAGCTTCAGGCCAAAATTGCTCAATACAATACCTGGGTCCGTTCTTTGATCTATACTGATTATTTATGACTGTACTGGTAGATCTACCGGCTCGCCAATCTCCTACATCATTTATCTTTTGGCTCCATCCATCTATATGAAGAATATAACTTCCAAGAAGATAATTATAATTCTGAAAGTTGTTATAATCAGTTCTTGACACAGTAGGATCAGAGCAATAACTCTCAATATAACATCCGCATGTACAAGGCATGGTATCTAATACGTATATAGCATCAGACACGGTTTTTAAAACAGATCCAGGTTGTAAGTATGGATAAAACTCAGAACAAAGGTGTTGATTGCCATCACCTGATATGCTGCCAGCGCTATACCCAAAAAATGCTTCCTCCATCCATTCAGATAAAGAATCCATTGTCTCGTAATTAAACAACACAGAATACTTATTCTGATTTTCTCCTCCTGTGGTATATAGATAATCTGTAGAGACGTGTTCCATTTCGCTAAGAACCTTATAGATATAATCTTCTACAAGGCCTGTTATTAGTGGAACTGGAGCAGACAATATAGATTCTTGACGATGGGGAACTTCGCAGTCTCCTTCCATTTCTGGCAACCCAATATGATCAATTGGTTCCATATAATCCTGTGTTCCGTCTTCTCTGTATTTGGTAGCTATATCGCATATCTGTCTTTCATTGTCTCCATTCTCCTTATTATTACAAGCTACAAGACCTATATTTTCAGACAAATAATTTATAGGGGTTCCTACAATATCATCATAATCGATAATAAATCTTGATTTCCCTTTAAAAGTAGCAAAATTGCTTTCCACTATAACAGTTTGACCTACGGTAGCCGGGTTGTTCCCCTCTTTCTGTTCTTCATCTATAACAACCGCATCGTCGTCAATCAATACCCCATCTCCTGCCGTATTGCTATACTGCCATACATATTTCCTATCAACACCTGAGCAATCCGGAGCATATGCGTTTATAGACTGGTATGGGATACTGTCTTTGTTCATTTCCTCTCTCGCCTTATCATAAGGTGGGGGAACAAGAACGAATGCTGGAGTTTTATATCCTGTGGATGTCTTAAACGAGATAGAAAAAGGATATACTTCATTCCTCATGTATCCCACATACAACGAGCAAGCATTACCATCCTTATACAGGTCTTCGTGAGCTACCGACGCCTGCCATTTTAGAAAATGCCCCATAAGAGAAACTACAGGCTGTAAATTCCATTCTTTTTCTGCCGTAAGACCATATTGAAGAAGACGGTTTCCGACTGACACTATTCCTCTTGATGTATTATATATGGCTCTTTTTAAAGAAATGTGTTCGAATGTCGTTCTTTTGTTATTAAGATCAGAATAATAGTATATGGTCTTCTCTGTAATAGGATGAATACCTTCTATGAAATAATCCACTACAGGTTGTGTTTCACCATTATATCCAACAGTGTTTTGAATAACAGCCACCTTGTAATGACTAACTTGCCTATCCAGATTAGACACCTTAAGTCTTATACCAAGATTAGTTCTTTCTCCCCATTTACCATCATTTATCCTAATATATTGTTCGTCAAATACATGAACAGGGTTAGTTAATGAAGTATAGTTAGTTTTCTCGTTGCCAAATTCATCGCACAAGGCCACAGCAAACTGATACACGCCGGCACGTAGGCTGCCCCCGTACTCTATCTGTACCGGCTCCACGCATGGCTGGTCCAGTAGCGGAAACACCCTAAGTTTCTCACATGCCAGAAAACAACCATTCTCCTGCATGAATTTGTCTCTATCATATTCTTTATCGCATATCTTATACCCATGATAATGATACCAAATATCTCCTTCATCATCCGCCGTCAGAGCCTTGTCTACAATAACATACCTGGGAGGATTATAATCGTCAGTCCAGTAAATACATTTCCCACATTTCTCTGTCTTTATTTCTATGGTTTTTATAGGATGATAGATAGAGAACTTAAGGCACGGATCTTGCTCGTTGTCTTCCAGCAAGGTCTTCATGCCAGAACACAACGACTCCGATCCTTCTACCATAGATTCTATATCGGAATCGGATAAGATACTTGTATCGGATTCAGGCTTGAAATAAGTTATCTTAGATACGCCTGTTTCAGGATTTGTTATAAAAAAATAGATATTGCCCGAAGTAAGATCATTCTTGTAACCAATAACCTTAAATCCATCGAAATCAATGCATTTAAGATTACTGTGCTCATTAGATCTCATCCCAACATTACCGTCCTCGGATTCGATGTTGGCATTCAAGGCAAACGTATAATGCTGATCCGTAAGACTCGACGGATGCAGATCTCGGTTCATACCTGTTTGAGGAACCGCTATGTTTCTGTTATCTTCTGCTGCCATTTTATAACTGTTTGTCACAAAGATAGCAAAAGAGATTTAATCATGGATTTCTAAAGTAGGTGAAGAAAAGAAATACATTTTCAATCTCCTACTTTATCGACCACACCTACATAAAAATCGGGGATAGGATTATCATTGAAATTTCTTATTTGAATATCAATATAATTATAGAAATAATCATCAACTGGATCCATTATCGTCACATTACTTTCTAAAACCCCGTCTTTGTATGAATACAGTTCCTCATGTTCGGAATCAATGTAAAAAAATATATCTTGGTAAATCCTGGGTATTAACTGTTAGATGATTATTAAACAAACTGCATTTAGAATGATCAGCAGACAGAAGTAACAATAGAAATGTATATGCAGATTTATCTCTTATTATAATATCACAATTAGATGATACATTAGACAAAACCTTGGATAAATCAAATTCTCCAAAACTTATCTTGAATTTCTTTCTTCTTATTGGAGTTATATATACTGGACTATTAACTACAATATTATTCCATTGAAATTGACTCCCTTCCATTACAGGGGAGAAACAATTACCCATCGCCATATTAACATTTTCAAATCTTCGTCTCATAACATCTACTTACGATTTATATCTTTTACCCCTAATTAACACAGTTCCATCACCGCCGGTTCCTTCCGAGCCGCATCCGCCTCCTCCGTAACCACCACTTTTTCTGTATCCTCTTCCGATTCCACATCCTTCATCATAATCGGATTCACCTCCCATACCACCATCCCTATTTCTATCAGCTCCACCACCTCCGGCATTTCTTTTACCCTTCGGTTCTCCAAAATCTCTGGTTGTATATCCTTGACCTTTTCCTCCTCCATATTTCGTTCCAGGTGGGTGATATATCCCATTATCGTCTGTTATTCCAGGGGCATCAGATCCATCCGATCCAGCGTAAAACTCATCACCTGATTGATCTACAGATCCTCCACTTCCACCATTTCCTCCAGTATAAGGACCACCTGTTGAGTTTTCTCCGTTAAGAAGACCATTACCAGAAGGATTTCCACCCTCTGCTCTGTAAGATGAGTTCATAAATTGAGAGAATCCTCCCTTCTCAGGATAGCCATAATACAAACCTGCTCCACCTTTTCCTACTATGATATTAATTTCTTGACCTGGTGTTACAGATATTTGAGAACCTTGTTTTATTCCTATATTGTTTCTTTTGTAAGTCTTGGTATATCCACTTCCGGCGCCAGAACCGTTTCCACTTCCACCACCTCCACCAACAAGAAAAACATCTACTTCCGTGCATCCTGCCGGCACTATCCATGTGTAATTCCCGGCTGGATAAAACCTTATAAGAAAGTCCTCAAGCTCCCTATTTTTATCAAAAAAACGACGCCTCATAATATATCAGGTATTACCCCCCCCCCTATATATAATAACTTATTGTAAATCATATAATTATATTTAATATAGATAATCAAACAAATACAAAGAAAGAATCATTGTGATATATACTACTCTCTGTTGCAGAAGTAATACAATCAACATCTTCATCTGCATTATTATTGACACACTCCCATCGCTAAAGCAAATGGGATTCTTGGATACAAACGCAAGAAACCCCGATATTACTATCGCTGGAATTACTCTTGCTCTCCAATTCGGAAATGCCCTTCCGAAGTATATTACGGGCTGCAAGAATATCACGGTCGTTGATGGCGCCGCACGACGGGCATACCCACGTGCGGTCGCGTAACGACAGTCCTTTATTAATGCAGCCACATTCGCAAGTTTTGGAAGAAGGATACCATTTGTCAATCTTGTGTATCGTTACTCCATACTTTGAAGCAACATACGTAAGTTTGTCAATAAAAGAAGAATGACTAAGATCGGAAACCTTCTTTCCCCACAAACGTTTCATTCCTTCAATGTTTAGATCTTCAATAAAAATATAATCATATTGTTTGCATAACTGGTGTGCTAATCCCCATTGAAAATCCGATCGAAGATCGTTTATTTTACGATACGCTTGTTGTAGTTCAAACAGTCTCCTTCTTCTATTATTGGATCCTTTCTTCGTATTAGAAAACCGTTTGTTTAGTTTTCTAATCTTGTTTTGATATTGTTTGAAGAATAGTGGAGAATCAATTTTGTCCCCATCACTTTTAGTTAGATAAGTTTTCAGTCCAAAATCCAATCCTACAGATGCACCATCATGTGTCTTTCTGTAAGAGTTTATAGGATTATGGTCTGTAACTATAATCAGACTAAAACGGGAACAGGTTTCTCTAACTATTCTAATTTGTTTAACATTACCTTCGTAGACTTTACTGTATGAAAACTTAAAACGTTTCTTTCCTTTGTTGATTGTTAGACAATTACCATTTAGGGCAAACCCTCCTTGTTTAAAAACAAAAGAGTTGAAACAATCAGCTCCCTTAAACTTAGGTGGTCGTTTAGCTAACTTCTTAAAGAAACGATTATAAGATTCATCAAGACGTTCAAGTATTTCTTGTGTTGTTTGAGAATGAAGAAGATTTCTTTTAATTCTTTTGGTAAAATGTTTCTTCATTTTACCAATTGATATATATTTCCCAAACAGTCTGTAATACCTACGTTGTAGAGCTAAAGCATGATTCCACACAAAACAACATTCACGAAGCATTTTGTCAAGATACTTCGTTTTCTTTGAATGATAGATGTTGTATTTGTATGAAATCATTTTTTTTATCTGTAATTTTGATTCAAAATTAATCAAACCAATTCATCCACCTACTAAAGTATGGTGGTTTTGTTGGTTAAATAATCATAAAAACGTACCTCTGATCATTTATCTGAAACTTGTATATAATACCCTGTTGTTCACTTGTAGGATACGGGTCAAATGTAATCCGTATTGACATTGGTTCATAACCGGTAGAGGTGCTTGAAAACGAAAAAGAAACTGAACTATGAGTATGAATATTAAAGGCTGTTCCTTCTCTAAGTTGATTCAATACGCTATTTATCTTATCCTGGCTAATTGTATCGGATTTGATTTTATTCATTAAATTAAATAACCTGATCCTATCTCCAGGCTCGATTTCTGTTTTTACACAATGATAAATAGCTCCATTACCAGATCTCTGTTCCTCAAAATATCTTCTCCTACTCATAATGATACTCCTTCCTATAATAACCGAGGAAACTAAACCCTTCCGACTCCTTCCTCAAAACATCATGCCGATTCCAATACTTTTCTAAGTCGAAAGCCTCTCTTTCGAATACGATATTATGATATGCCTTATCGTGATTGCGATATATGCACAACCTAATCAGGTACTCAATTAAATACCATGAATAGTATAAAAATATCGGAATAAGAGACAACCACAGCATCCACCATCCTGCATTACCGAATAAGAGACACAATCCTATTGTAAGCAATGATATAAACATACCAAAACAAAACATTGTATGATACTGATTGCAATGCGACTCTTCATGATATTCGGCCTTCAATGATATACTATCACGTTCGGTAAATACGGCTCCAAATAACATAATTGTTTTGTAGCCGTCAATGAACGTAAATAACTTAGCTATTTTTGATTTATAATATATTTTCATTTCCAAAAATAATTTTAAACCAATTACACAAAATCAAAAACTCAATAGGAGAATTAACTCCATCCCATTCCCATTTTTCGAGATAAGATCTTAACTTGCTTTTATCAACGTCTTCACCCCCTCTAAGAAAAACAAGATGAGGCATAAATAGCTCTCCCCCTTCCAAAGACTTGTTAAACTTATTAACCAGCCTCTTTCTAAACTTAGGACCGTACCATGATTTTTCATTTGTAGATCCAAGACAATAGTAAGAATTGTTTTTAACCTTAATACCAAACCATTTACATACGTATGGATGATATACTCTATCTGCTAAGAATATAAATGGCTTATACCATAGGCAATGCCAGAATGTACTGCACTCGCCTCCGAACTTCTTAAAAGCCCATCTGAACCCTCCAGAGAAGTACCAGTTGTTAGCACCTCTCTTAACCTTAACTTTGTATTTAAGATTCTTGTTACGGTTGCTAACCCTATCCCACGGCTTGACCTTATCGGTATCCATATCAGGAAGGAATGTCCAATGATGAAGCAAGGCACTGTAATAAGGATTGTATATCTTGTGTCTGTTTCTAATAACATACTCAAAAATATCGTATCCTGCTTGCCTGGCTTCTTCAAATCCTTTTTCTGACAAGAAAGCTAATATAGGAGCCAGATTCCAGATCTGATCTTGTGAAGTGAATGGGGAGAAGCATGGATCTTCGTCTTTCAACTCTATACCATTAGTGTACCCGGAACTTATCTTGGTAAGACCGAATTTGCTTGCATCTTTGCTATGGATATCGTCTCTTAAAAAAAATCCTTTTTCGAATTTGAAATAAATACCTTTGTTGTTATTAAAAAATAGATCATAAGTAGTATCGGCAAGACGGGTAAGTACCAATATGGAATTACGCACATCATCTTCTGTCTTGCTGCCAAGAACCATTTCCGTGTATATAAACTGGAGATAATGAGCCAGGTTGATAGTTCCGTCGCCGACCCAGCCTGCCCCGTTCTTCACCGACGACAGTGGGATGCACGAGGCCTGCTCTGTGTAGCTGGAATCATAAACAAAATCCCGGTAAAACACCTCCTTAATCCTATTGTATTTATCCCAAAGACCTTCCATCACCTTAACCTATAACAATAACACAATCACGCTTTTCCTTATTATAAACCATCGTACCCATCTTAGTGTACAAACCTTTTATATTTTGGTAATTGGTTTCACCATGAGCCGAAACGTTAGTAGTGATGCTGTCGGAGTAAACTTCCGTACCTCCTTCATTAATGAAATTAAATCCTTGTTTAACCATCTCTCCTCCAAGGTAGGCTGTAAAAGACACAACAACATTTCCTCGCCCTCTATTTCCATACCAATTACCATAGATATCAGCATTGATATTAGGTTCCGACTCGTCCATTCCAGGCGCTGATAGCAAGGTCTTCATCTTAATAAGCGCACCTTCAAGACCGGACTGCATGTTATCACCACCATAAACAAGGTAATCACCTACCTGTTGTTGGGTAGTAGCCCACTGCTTACTCCATCCAACGTATTTATTATCTACATCTGAGATGCCTGTATTGGTGAAACCGGTTGCAGTATCAAAATCGGAGCCGTCTTCTGATTCCCATCCATACCTAAGAACAAGATAATCGAACTCAGGAATTACAACAACCTGCTCGCCGGCAGCTTGTGTGATTGTAACGTTCTTACTCTCTCCACCAGCCGTTACCTTAGCTACGCCTCTACGATCTTCAGCTACCGGATTAGGGCCGGCTGTGAAGATGATGTTTGCCGGTCCTATGCCTCTCATTTTGTCGGCGGTTACTATTTCGCTTGCTTTAACCTCTAACATATTATTTCATTTTAAATATTTCAAATACGTATATCCAGCTCAACAAAAATACTACCGGGCAGTACATTGTCTCTACCAAACTCGCCTCTCCTTTAAATTGCCTGATTGACCAAACAATCATGGATGCGATAACGCCAGACAAATATATAAATAGAACTACTTCTGTCATACCAATTTAAGCATGTTGTCAATTACAGGATATGCCTTAGAATAAATCTCAAACTCGGCACGACGCCGCCTAAGAGGTTCGTACATGCCTTTCAATGTCATACCCATCATCTTAAGTTCGGTCTTAGCATTTTTCAGCTTAACCAAATCTTGCTGTGCATACAACTTAAATAAATCGGCAGCACCTTGTGCTTCTCCATTATACATCAGTTCCTCAAAGAATCTCATCTTTACAAAATTATCTACATAATCCAAAACCAGGCCTTGAGGCGTATCTGGTATAATTATATTAGATTCTCCGTCGAAAGGAAGAGACCGATACTGCATGTAAATAGGTCCATCGAAATTAGCATACAGGAATCCGTTTACGATATTTATCTCATACGGACTATCCTTTATTGCTTTATTCCGGCATCTACTCAAACAAGAATCACGAAGCATAGGCTTAGCAAGACCTAACATTACCGGCCGGTCATAATAGCAACGAACTTCATGATCGCGATCATGAACATTGATATAAAATTTTTCAACTATCACTTTCTCGCATTCGTCTTTACAACATTCATCGCAAGAACACCACCTATAACTTCTTTCGGTACGTTCTTTCCAGGCTATTGTATTTTGAAGTTCTGGTATCACCTTATCACCTTCCGGCACCTCATATCCTTTAAAATCGCATTTAAAAGCCAGAATAAGATCAAAGTAATCACCAGGCATACGAGCCTGCCCTCGCTTGACATCTACTACCGCTTCTTTGCGCATAGTAATATCGCCTCCAAACTTCTTCAGGGCAATTTCTACCCATTTGTAGATGGATACCTCATCTATCAGATCACGCTTGTCAAATGATCTTAAAGACGATTTTAACTCTATGATATAATTTTCGACTGTCATCTCTTAAAAAAAATGGAGGACAGGAAACAAACCTGACCTCCACAAAGATATGAATAATATGTATAACGCCCTATTTTGTGTTTTCAAAAGTTAGGATCTTCAAACTTGCCGTACTTCAAGAAAAGGCTCCTACACTTTTCCTTTATCCCCTTAAGTGTGACTTCATATCCAGCACCAGTCATGTAGATGGTTTGCTGATTAACTCTTTCCCCGGAATATTTGTCAACAAAATAAGATCGATAAACACCAAACTTGTTCTTAACAATATCACTGTACAGCTCCCATTTACCCTGTCCATTCCTGAACATAAACTTGACTTCCTCAAGAAACAAACGAAGATTCTTTTCTGCGATGATGATTCCATTCTGCTCAAGCTTCTTCGCCACATCTCTTATTAGCCACATGTTTTCATGATCCACCTTCTTAAATGACTCAGAAAACTCTATATCCCCTTTCTTTTCTTCTAACGTATTTACAGCTATTTCTTTTTCCATTCTTTCTTGCTCTGCCCTTTTATGTTCAGCCAAAGCAATAGCTTCCGCTTGCTGAGCTCTACGATACTGCTTAGCCCATTCTTCGGCTGCTTCTGCCGGATCAGTAAAATTTGGAATAGAAACCAAGTTTGATGTTAAAAATTCTTTTATCTTCGAGTTACACCATAATCTAAAATCAGTATCCAACCATCTCGCAAAATCTATGGCGAGATCTTCAAACATCCATGTACCTCCTCCATTTTCAGGACTTCCAAGCATAGTTGTAACTATCTGATTCTCAGAAATGTGGGAAAATCCCACCATTGACTTAATTAATTGATTTACAGACGGCAACCTTAGATACTCGGCAGGTTTCTTATTGAATGCTTTTGCCATCTGTGTGGCATTTAGCAATATACCATAAGAAGTTTTTATAAAAGAAACATTATGACCATTATAGCTAAAAATTTTAGATAATTTTACAGATAAATCCATTTCGTTGGATTCTGACGTCAAAATAATGTTACTATCCTTCGCATTGTTTTGAAAATTGTTTACCTTTGCCTCCATAGAGCTTTATTTGTATAAAGATATTTTGTTAGCATTATATCCGTCCGCTTGCGAAAGTAGACGGATATGCAAAAGTAGCGATTATCCTGTATCCACAAAGGGTGATCGCTACTTTTTTTCTACGACTTTCTATGTCCTAATTCTTTATCTTCGAAAACTCTCTTAATCTGGAAATCTTTAAACACTCTTCTTTTAGCAAGTATTTCATTGTACATAAATCGGTATCTTCGTCCTTTATTCATTTTAACCCTTAACTTCTTTTTTAAACTATCTTGTATTACAAAATGGTAATATCTTTTGGAGTCTGCGAAATCCATAGCCAGGTGGTTGTAGAGGTAGCCGTTGGTGCCGAGCCTGCTCACGATGTCCAGGTCCCGCCTGACGGCAAAGCGCTGCCCCGGTATAAGCACATGGCATAAGTATCCTACGTTATCTACGTAAACACCGGCATCAGCTTCCACATAATGTTCTGATACGGTTTTCCATATAATAGACAACAGTCTTAAAATCTCTCCTCTGTCTCTTATCATGCCTTTCTTAAAACCATTCTTTCTCTTCATAAGACGATGGTAGTAAGCTGCAAAATACGGTGATTGTATTGATGTTCTTTTCATAATTCAAAAATTAAAATTATACATTTCAGATAATTAACATTAGAATATATTGTTGCGTCAAAATACTATTCTATATTTGCAAAGTCTACCGATCCTCACGGACAGGTAGACTTATATTTTACAAAATTAAAATCGTAGTAAAGTTATGAAATCAAATGTTGTTTTACAATCAAAAGATCGAGTTTTGTTAGGAATGAACGTGTCTGTTATGTCTAAAGATGGTTACATATGTATAACAGACGCCGTATCGGCCATGAACAAAAAAAGAAAAGAAAAAGGGTTAAAAGAAAGATGGATTAACGAAATAATGCTAACTTCTTCTTTTAGGGAGAGATGTTTCGAGCTTTTTAATAAGTTGAATGACAGGGACTTATTGAGTAGGAGAAATCTCGGACTCAAAGATAATATCCTGAATATCAGCAGTGTAATGGATCTTGGTAAATTAGACCTTGCCTACAAAAAAGGAAAAGGAGTAGATCAAAAATGGTTTGTCAATCCATATCTGTTTGTTATGATTGCATTAGAGATGGATCCAGAAATTTACGCAGAGGTTGTCATTTGGCTCACAGATGGTTTGATAGAAAACCGGAACGAAGCCGGCGATGCATACGTTAGGATGTGTAGCGCAATAAGCAAAATAGTTCCAAACAAGAATGACTTGAAAGACAATATAAAGAGAGTTGCTAAAGCTATTAATTTCATTGTTTTTAATAAACACGAAGATGGGATAAGGAATACTGCCAGCAAAGATGAGCTCAATGACATAATAGCTATAGAGAACGTCATAGCCTCTGTTATTGATGACGGTTTTATCAAAGATTACAATTCTTTGATAAATTACCTCGGAGATAAATGGAAAAGAAAATGGGGAAACCCTGTTCTTGCATTGAAATAGTACAAAAAAACACCCGGCCAAACTATATAACTATGGCCGGGTGTCCAATAAAAAGAATCACTGAACAATTTGACTTTTCTGATTGGAATCAAGATTCGGATTTTCATCAACAGGAATCTGTAGCCTGAACGCTACTTCCTTTATCGTCTCTGCTACCACGTACTCAATTAGCTTGATAGGACAGATAAATTCGTATTCCCATTCAGACTCGCACCCTTTAGGTGTAGGATCACAAGCCATTAACTCCAGAGCCTTCTTTCTTCTTGTTGTAAAGAACTCTACGTTAATAAGCTCTATATGGAAATCCGGTATATAAATATAGTCGTTTTCTACATAATAAAAAGGACGACGTTCTTTAACATATTTAGCATACGGTCTTTTTTGTTCATTGCGATACGACTTTATTTCAGCGAACTTAAAAAATATAGTGTTATCTACGTTAGTCACCTTAGTAATAGCCGGTCTGAGGGCAGAATAAAGAAGTCCTGGAAGCCTATGCTTTGAACGCATAAGTGTATTACACAACGCAAATTCGGCATCGCAGCAAACTATTTTATCAACTTCAATCATCTCCAGACAAGTAACGTAAGTTAGGAGCCGGTGGTCGCCAAGTAACGTCCCATCATCCCACCTCTGGGCCGTATAAGATTCGGCTTTAGTTCTACCGATATTCAATATCCATCTCCGACTAACATGCGAATCTTTGTCAAGGGCATGAATACCGTTTACGACTCTTGATACAAATTCACCATTAGTGATCATGCTCCCCTCCTTTCTTTTGCTCTTGATTCTCTTGATTTAGCATTCAATATCCTCATATAAATATCTCTTTCACTCATACCGGATATGGTTTTTATAGCCTCATCCAACATGACTTTCGTATATAAAGGCTTAGGGAATCCCTTTATCTTAACCGGATCAGGAACCAACTTAGCCTTACGATATTCATAAAATCTTTTAGAAGTTACATTAAGATAAGAAACAGCCTCTTCTCCGGTATAGTACTTAGCCGGATTAGCAAGCTGCGTCCATGTCTCAAGATCGTTGGCTGTAAGATGATCGCATTCCCCGCTTAAAAACATCTCCTTTATCTTATCGCATACCGCCGCACCGCTTTTACGCAGCGTCTCTGTCAGAATTTCTTTCATTTTCAAAACATCCTGTTTTAAACCTTAAAACAATAGAGGCAATGATTATCAAAAGAGTAACAGCCATAACAGACCACACTACGATATTGTGTTCAATAGGCATCTCAATATTAACCGTAACCCATTCTACACAGATATTAAAAATCATACTATAGATCAATAACCTATGCCATATATAAAACCTGAACATTCTTGAAAAAGCCAAGAGAAATAGGTCCCATGATAGAGAATGACCTAATATCGGATACAGCCAATTAGTGATACTAAAAGGATAAAACTCATCAAAAATGCTGGCTAACATAATAACCTGCATCAACACAGGATAATACTTCACAAACGTCACACAGACATTCCTCTGTCCTTTGCTAATAAACTTGTTGCTCATAATATGTTGTTGTTATGTTATTAAAATGGGGAAGGCGATCAGCACCTTCCCCTGGTTTTCAATCACTTTTTAGTGCTCGTCTTCTTTCTTTTCATCTTGCCTCCAACGCTACCGCCTTGACGCATTTTAGGTTTGTCTTTCTTATCGACTTCACCACCCTGACGAGCTTTCTTTTTACAAGCCATGATACTAAAAATTTAAAATTGAATGATGTGCAATATTAATCATTTTTGTTCTAATAACCAAAATGAAATACAGCAAAAGGGGCAATTAAATTAATTACCCCTAATGTGCTTATTACAACCTAACAGATGCAGTTGGTTTACCCCAGAAACTATAAACGCATCCGTTTTCGTCACCTTCCATAGCCATACCCGTAAATGGATTAAAGCTGCATCTTACCCAGCATCCACAATTTTTAGTATTGCAAGTATCAGATGATCCACCACAAGCAGAAGAAGTAGAAACAGGTTCTCCGTTTATATAAACAGGTCTGTATTTCAATGCGAAATAGCCATTCTCGACATTCGTACAGAAAATACCAGTAACAACAGATCCGGCAGGAACATTAAGACGTGTTCCGTCCTTCGTACTTGCTGTTACTGTTTGAGTCTCTCCTCCGTAAGTTACACTCACACCGCTTTGACCTCCTTCAGGTATCAATGGCGCATACCAGAATTGGAACTTTCCGTTTTCATCCCCTTCCATGTACATGGCCATTATAGCATTTCCGCTCGGACAACTGTAATTACATCCCTTCTTGTTCATAGTAGCAGATTGTTGTTGACGAGAACTGTCACCTATTAAAGAGACAGTAACAAGAGGCTTTTCTGCCGCAGCTTGTGTAACATTTATTCTCAATGTCTTACCACTGTCATTTTGAGTAAGCAAAATAGATCCAGTACGAGAAGAAGATGTACTTGTGTTAGCAGTTATCTTAATAACACAAACCATACTATCCGAGGTCTGATTTCTATATTCAGTCGTAACCCAAGACGGTTTAGATGTGGTACTAAATCCATGATAAGAACCATTCAATGTACTTTTGATTGTATATTGAGCATCATTAGATGCAGCTTGGACAGATAAAGATTTATCTGAAGTAGTATCATCAGAGAATGTGAACTTATACAGCATTTGTCTTGCCTGTGAAATACTAAGAGTAATTGTCTTTCCAGATTCATTTTGAACAAAAACAATATCACCGGATCTGGAAGAAGATGTTGTATTGGCAGATAACGTCACCACAGCCTTCATGCTTTCAGATGTCTGGTCTCTGTAATCAACAGAACACCAAGAAGGTTTTGACTTTACAGAATAACCTATATATGAATTACTCTTGGTACTTATGATAACTTCTTCAATATTCTGAGATTCTCCAGTTACAGACCTCGACTTGCTCGTTCTTCCATCATGGAACTGAAATTCGTATGGAGCATATCCACATTTTCCAACTTCAAGCTCGTATTTTACATCTTGATTTCCACAATCATCGTAACGAACGTATTTTACCTTATTGCTGTTGCTATTGCTTCCACATCCAGCTTCTTGCCAAGAACCGTAAGATCCACAATTACAACAATTCCTACAATTTACAGAATATTGACGATCTACGCTACCAGAGCAACTATCACGATAAGCATTGTACTGAGTATGACCTACGCAGTCTCCTGTTCCGTAATAAGACCAGTCTGTACAAGATTCTCCACCTCCATTAACCCACCTTGTGTTGTTGTAAGAAGAAGAACATGGATTGGTGTCACGTTGTTGTTTCTGAGACGTGCAACCGTCGCAACGGGTGCTTCCGGTATCCGACCAAGAAGGAGTTGTGCTATCAGCTACGCAATCACCGTTTTTGTTAGCTACTGCCTGACCTTGGGAATTTACAGCATCTTGAGCCTTCTTATTAGCATCAGCTTGACTGATATTGGATGTAAATGGACCACCTACTTGATCTTGGGTTACGGTAACAGAAGAACCATGCTGGCAGCTTCCACAATTGTTTCTGGTGAAAACCTTACTTGCCTTACCGGTCCAAGTACAAGTGCCCTGTGCGTCAGCAAGAGCCTGACCTTGGGCCTCAACGGCAGCCTGAGCCTTACTATTTGCGTCTTCTTGACTTACGGTAGACGTAAAAGGACCGCCGGTTACATCATCTTGGTCTATAGTAACCTCAGATCCGACACCTCCATCAGCACACTGTTTTGTAAATTGCTTGCTATATATTCCGGTCCAGGTACATCCCTTATCTCCACCTTCTACCCAGCGTTCATCTGCTCCACCATAACATTCGTTGGTATTGACTTGCTTCTTATAAGATTTACCTCCTTCACATCTGGTTTCAAGCGGTTCAGAATCTACCCATACAGGATCGGTGTTGTCCATTTCGCATGTCCCGTTCTTGTTAGCGTAAGCCTGACCTTGGGCTTCTACAGCTTCCTGAGCCAACCTATCTGCCTCTTCCTGGCTTTCATTAGAATAGAACGGTCCACCCACCATGTCTTGTGTTACGCTCATCGGAACGCCATGCTGACATGATCCGCAATTGTCTTTTGTAAACTGCTTGCTATATACGCCTACGAACCTACATTTACCTTTTTGGTTAGCAATAGCCTGCCCTTGAGCTTTAACGGCTTCCTTAGCCTTATTATCAGCATCCTCTTGACTTACGAAAGAAGTAAAAGGATTGCCTTCAACATCAGCTTCACTTACCTCTACTTCTGTTCCTGAATCCGGTATTTCACAGTCGTTCTTTTGGAACGTTTCTGAGTAATGACCGGTCCAGCTACAAACTTTGTTCCCACCATCTACCCAACGTTCTTGATTGTGGGTTTCAGAACATTCGTTGGTATCATGTTGCTTTTTCTGAGACTTACCTTCATTACATCTAAGTTCTTCCGGTTCTACGTCCTCCCATACAGGATCGGTGCTTAATGGTGTACAGTTACCGTTTTTATTAGCATAAGCCTGACCCCCTTCTTCTACGATCCTACGAGCTTCTGCGTCTGCTGCATCCTGGCTTTCTGTTGATGTAACAGGGCTTCCATTTACCATCTCAGCCGTAACCTCCATCTCTACACCTTTATGACAAGCCTCGCATTCTGGAACGAATCTCTTACTGTAATGACCGGCATAGACCGTCATATTCTCACAATTACCCTTACTGTTAGCAATAGCCTGTCCTTGTTCTTTGACAGCAGCTTGAGCCTTGTTATTGGCATCATCTTGACTTACGGTAGATGTGAAAGGAGCACCAACAACATCTTGTTCGGTTACGGTAATCTTAGACCCCACCTGGCCTTCATCGCAATCGTTTTTAGTAAATTCTTCACTGTATTTACCAGTCCACGTACAATGGCCGTCCCGGTTGGCTATGGCCTGGCCCTGCTGCTCGACAGCAGCCTGAGCGAGCGCGTTAGCCGCCTCCTGGCTTTCGTATGAAGTAAAAGGACCACCGGTTACATCGTTCTGGTCTACTGTTACCTGCGAACCTACGCCTTCTCCTTCACAATTGTCTTTTGTGAATACCTTGCTATATACACCAACAAATTGGTTTTTATCTATGCAAGTACCTTTCTTATTTGCAAGATCTTGTTTCTGTTCTTCCATAGCGGCCTCAGCCAACGCATTAGCAGCCTCCTGGCTTTCCCTTGACACAAAAGCATCTGGGTATCCGGCAAGATCCTTTTCAGTCAAATCAACGAAGCTTCCGGTCTGAGATTCGGCATCGCAATCATTTTTCTGAACACGAGCCGAAGCCTTTCCTATAAAATAATTAGGATCCTCAATGCATTCACCATTAAGGTTGGCTTGTTCTTGACCGTTTTTCTCTATATCATCAAGAGCTTTCTTATCAGCATCTTCTTGACTTACGTCTGATGTGTATTTACCGGCTTCTACTGTGTAAGTGTAAGGAGCTCCGATAAACCCATCTTCGCAGTCATTCTTATAAAATACTTTTGACTTCTCTACGTTATACCATAAATTTGTTTCACAGGTGCCATGCTCATTAGCATATCCCGGACCTTCAGCTTCCAAGGCTTCCAAGGCCTTCTGATTAGCATCCTCCTTAGAAACAGAAGAAGAGAAGCGGCCGGCTTCTACAACATACTCTACCATAGATCCAACTTCAGTTACCTCACAATCTGTCTTTTGGAACATTTTGGATTTCCTGTCGTTGTACCATTTTATGGTATTGCAAGTACCATGAGAATTAGCATAGTCTTGACCTTTGGCGTTCAACTCAGCTTCAGCCTTACGGTCAGCATCTTCTTGGCTTATGGTAGAAGAAAATTGCCCGGCTTCGATTGTCATCGTAACCAAACTTCCTTCTTCGGTATCAGGATCGCAATCGTTCTTTCTAAACGACTTTGATTTCTTGACATTGTACCATAATATGGTTATACAACGACCATGCTCATTAACCCAGTTCTGACCATTTTGTTCAATGTCTTTCATAGCCTTGTCATCAGCATCAGACTGAGATATGATAGATGTGTATTTTCCGGCCTCAACAACGTACTCAAGCTCTTCCCCTTTCTCTGTCTCAGAATTACATCCTTCTTTTGTGAAAAGAGCTGACTGTCTTTTATTTCTATAAACTACCTGTTCTTTTTTTTTATGAACTAACGTACATTCTTCAGATACGCTACCGTCCCTGGAAGACACCCTTATCTTGACACTTCTGTTGGCACCAGTATCATTTTCATCAAAGTAAATATTAACCTTACTGTTAAGACTGCCTTCTTTCTTATCTATGTTCGCCCAACAATTACCTACTTTCATTCGCTGATCCTCCATCTTAAATTTTCGGGATTTGTATTTACGTTGATTACCTCCGGTGATCCATCGGAATCAAGATCAACAACATCCTTGTCCAGGTGAATCTCCTCCTTATCCACAGACTCGCATTCAACTATTTCAATAACATAATCTTTTATATTACTTTCTATACTTAACTGCGTGCTTGTTTCATCACCCTCAATTTGTTCAAATTCCTTATCCAATTTAATGTAAGGAACGACATTTCCGGGCTGATAAATAGGAATCAGCACACCATTTATAGTTATGTTCTCATTAACTTCATTCCCATCCTCATTGCCAGGCATGGAAACAATCATCGAAACCTGGAACGTGTCTTCAAGACCCGGATCACCAGGGAAACCATAATCAAGCCTAATATCATTGACGTCAATATTAAGACCGGAAGCGGTGGTAAATGCTTTTATGACACCCTTTATATCTTTCTCACCCGTAATAAGGGCATTGATCGAAGCGGCGTTGGTAGTAATAAGGATCTGCTTATCTCCACCAGATATAGGGAACTCCAGCCTGCTAACCGAGACTTCTGTGATTTTAATGCCTTTTTGCCTGAAAGTAATAGCTTTCATACTTTCAGTATCGGATTTTTTCACAATTCGGATAGTGATCCTATCTTCCCTTCCTTTCCAAGATGGAGCATCGAAATTCATTTTATCACGACCGACACCCTCCTTCTTGTCCGAGGTAAGCCAAGAACCATCATCCATCTTATATATTTTCTCTCTCGACATAATTATCCTCCCTAATTTAAAGTGTCAACTCCCATTCAACTCCATCATCGACAACCACCTGAACCGTAGCCGTACCTCCTGTAGCTTCAAATGTTATGTCAGTAGGAATAACGTCGAATATCTCTTGTACACCTACACATCCTAAGCCGCAGATAATGTCCTTAAACCATTCCTCTTTAGCATATTTTTTAAGAACCTCTTTAAAGAACTCACGAAGCCAATCCGAATCAATGGATTCCTTAAGTATGGTTTCTATTATTTCCTTAAGCCAAGATTCGTGCATTTCCTCTTTCAGAATCTCTTTAATAAGCTCGATAATGGTTTCTTTATCTAACTTATCAGAAGGCACAGAGCCATCAACGAGATTACCCCCACATATAAATCCTTTGCATTTTTCTGCCATTTCTCATCCTCCTAAATTAACAATGGAACCCATAAGAACTATTTGCCTCTTCTCGGTACACGACCCTCACTTCAGCAAATTCATCCTGTTGACACATATCCCGGCAGAACCTAACAGTACGACCCTGGACTTTATACATATCAGAAGGTACGACACCCCCGCAATAAGATACAAGCAAAATCTCTGCCGGATCTTTCTTTAGAACCACATGAGAAGTACCGTCAAACACTTCTGTATTGACAGATCCACTTACGTTAATAGCCCTTGAAACGTATTTAGCTAAATTAGCCAAAGCCCTGTTTAAAGGCATACCATGATACAAACCAGCTTCTTCTATAGTTTCTCCATCATAGAATATGTTAGAAGAAGGAATATTGCAATGATGCGGGCGTTCGCACCCATCATGACTGCCAAGACAACCGTTACCTGTTATTGCCATTGTTACTCAAAATATTTATTTTTTGTTTTAAAAATTCTATTTCCCTATCCTGATATTCCATACGGCATATCATTGCGTTGATTAAAGCCGTAAGATCAGATTTCTGAGCCAGACCAAAGTAGCCAGCGTTGATGCCGTCAGCGCAGTACACGCAGTTCGTGCATGTATATCCGTCCGGGCATGGCACCGGCGTCTCGTCCACATGTGGAACATATACGTGTTTACCACTTAAGTCCTTACCAATTTGTGCACTCTTTTCCATTTTGTAGCTGTTTTTCAAGTTGTTCAACCCTTTGTTTTAGAAGCGTATTTTCTTCAACCATCCTATCCAAAAACTTATCTATGTTTTCAAAAACCAGCTCTATATTATGCATAACCTCATTATAAGGCATACCTGGAGTTAATTTGGATATGAATGTCTTGCATCCTGTATAATGAATGCAATGATCGCTTAAATGACCATACGGGCAATCGCATTCTTTTGGAAGAATTTCGCAATTGTCCGTACAGTCATTACACGGATCAGACCCGATACAGATATTAGATCTCAGAATATCAGGTCTGTCATCTTTACAAGTGTTACATGAGTTCATGACTTTCTTTTTTTGGTGCAAGATAATAATTTTCATTCACACCATCACAATGAGAAGTCAATCAATGTATTCTATGTTATTATTCGCATTTTTTTCTTTTTAAGCCTGTATTCTTTTCCGTACTTTTTTTGACACTCTTTGCACATATACTGATAGCCATGACCCTTTATGTAATAAAATTCAGATACAGATTTCACCTCGTTGCATGCATTACATTTTTTTACAGTCATATCTCTCTTATAAGGCAATATCCCATTATCGTTCCAGTCCGATAAAGCTTTGTCGTATGCATTTCTTGCATCTTCAACATCACAAAACACACCTAAATGATATTGTATCTTATTTATCTGAATGCAAGCACCATATTTATTTATCTTCTCAAAGTAATGCACTCCCCTTCCGTATTTTGAAACCTTTGACCTACATATATTCTCTCTATTTGTGAGTTTTCTTAAATTACTAAGATTATTATTTAACTTATTATTGTCTATATGATCTATTACCAAATCATCTTTTACCTTACCATTAAAAGACTCATATACTATCCTATGCACCCTCATTTTGCTCTTTCCACTCTTAACACTTGAAAGCGTCACCTCCTCGTAACCATATATATTAATACGAGTCTTCATTACAGTTCCTTTTTTAATATTGAAAATAATACCAGTATCACTTACTGCATATATACCTTCATACCCAACAACATTAATGACATTCATATAGCATTTATCGTATTTATACGGCAAATATAATAATTACTACGATTAAAATAATAAATTATTCGGATTTGTTTTAATGTAATTCAGATTACGAGGCGAGCAATTGCCATTGTTCGCATTACCGCCGAAACGAGCAGCCAATTCTTTTTAACCTTTTTCTCAACCGTTATTTGCTATTTCAGAGGTCAGATCCCAATGTAAGACTTGTTAGCAGACTAACGGATTTCATTGAATAGATTTTTATTGTTTATAATGTTAACTACCTCTGTTGTCTAATGACATTGCAAATATATGTATAATATTTTATAGCTACAAAACAATTTGTATTAAATATTTTAAATTTTTGTTTTGTAGCTATAAAATATTATATTGACAAGATACGGCTGCGCCGTGATATAGTATATAAGGCTGCGCCTTAGCGCTGCGCTTATGATGGCTGCGCCATCAATGGGTTGCACCCATCAAACCTGCGGTTGACTGACGTCTAATAACAACTGGGCAAGGCCGCAATAGTTGCGAGACGTAAGAGAAGCGGCGTAATTCGCATTCAGATTACGAGGCGAGCAATTGCCATCGTGCGCATCACCGCCGAAACTAGCAGTCACTCTGCTCTTGGAACCGATAGCTGAAGCCCAGCAGCAATGGTCCCGTGTATAAAGACATTCTCCTGTTCCGATACGTCCCCCTTTTTTATCCTTCCATCCGGTATAAGGGATACGGTGTAAAGCAAAACTATTTTCTAAATTCTGGGTAGTTGCCACCTTTTTATATTTAGATTCAAAATCAAAAACCTTACCTTCTTGGGTTCTAGTCTGTTTTTCATATCCCCATTTCTTTTGATCTGGCTCTATATAGATATCAATAGTATTACCTATACGAGTAACATTAGTATCATTTAAAAGCGTTCCTACCTGTTCGTATCCTCCTCCGCAATACCTAAAGACGTCTCCAGACAAATTCATGCCATCGTACAAAGACATCCTTAAAATAACTTCCAAATCAAATTCTGCCGGTTCGTCATTTTCGTTTAAGGCTGATATAGTGCCGGTCATTTCCTTAAACACAATAACATTCATATGACCTTCAGCCATACTCTTGGCTCCCTGGACGTTTTTATACCAGTATTTTCCTCCATAAAAATCAAACTCTGATCCTTCTTCTACGCCTGTTTCAAATGCAAAAGAAGCCGCCATCTGGCTTTCCATGCATTGTTCTTTAGGATACTCTGAATTTATGAGGTAAGAGAAATGAGTTTTTTTAGTAGGTTCATAATGGATAATAGAAGAACTGTTGCTCCATGTGGCATACATCCATGTATCTTCTCCTTTTTTACGGTATTTCAATCCTCCGTATTTATGGTAATTAACATCATTACCTACCCCGGAGTTACTTGATATACCTGATCCAAAAGTATCTGGATTAACCAAGTATTTAGTACCATACAGCATTTCAAGGTATATGATATAAGCATTAAAGGTCAAGAACCCACCTTCAGAAAAAGGATAAGAAGATTCAGGATCTACGTTATTAGCCCTCGAATACTTAGCTATATTGATTTGATTTACGTCATTGCTTCTCGGATAAGTTCTTCCATTTAGAAACATCGTGCAGGCGTTACCAACTCCGGCTCCGGATTTACAATTTGTTTCTCCTTCATACAAGAAAAAGAAAGATCTTGCCTTGGAGTCTACTGTACATACCGGTCCAGGAGATAAGGCTGTGGGCGGCAGCACAGGGCACGTCTGGCGCAGGTCAAGTCCGTCCAGCATAGGAACCGTGTCCGCGTCGTACACCCCAGACCATATTTTCCCACTTTTGCCAACTACCTTATCAGCTACATACAGACTCTTGCTACATCCTAAGAATATGCTATAATTCTTTGAAGTAGTCTCCCAAGGTCTTAAAATCCTTACCTCTGATCCTGATACATTATAAAGTTTTTGACCAATACCATACTCTTCGTAAAAAGCCTTAGCGTCAAATGCTCCGGCATCACAATACTTATTTTTATGACCGTTATCCAAATACAGTTCCACATCGCATTCGGCTCTCATTTCCTCGGTTATACCCACCGTAGGAGCAAAATCTCCGTTTTCAAATCTAAGGAGATTATTCTTACGAAGCTTCCCGACCGGACGCACTTTATCTCCGGTATTTTGAGTCATGTCTATAAGGTAAAAATCCCAAGAAGGGAGAAGGCTTTTGTCGCCAACTGATTCCGTGGCTTCTGGAGGAAGCTGATCCTCAGCCCAAGCGGATGCCGATCCCGAAGCACCTTCTTTAAGAACGTTGAAAGTATTACCATCAGACAAAACAAAAGGCTCAGATTCCTCCCCTTTCTTCGATAAAAACTTTTCCCTTTTACCAACTTGATTAACGACTATGTTCTTCTTAGCCTTATTCCCTTCATCGGAAATAGTGTAATTCAAAGTCGTATCAAGACCTTCATTTATTTCAGAAAACACCGACACCAGTTTATCATTCTCACCTTCTGTCGGATTAAATTTTACGTTGCTCATTTTCAAAAATCAAATTTGCATTCATCAACAACAGGCTCGCATTTGGTATTTTCATTAACCCATTTCATGCCCTCTTCTTCCAGTATCTTCTTAGCCTTTTCATTGGCATCATCAACGCTAATGAAAGACGTTACGGTACCGGCGTATATCCTCCTGTATTTCTCAGGAGCCTTCCATCCTTCCTTACAACGTTTACTAAACCAACCATGTTGATCTTCGTTGTAATAAACGGTTTTACATACTCCAGATTCGTTAGCGGCAGCCTGCCCTTCTTGCTCAAGAATCTTCGCAGCTTCGTAGTTGGCTATTTCGGTACTGAACTTAGACCATACACGCCCGGCCTCTACCACGTGATGTGTGAGCTGTTCTTGTTTTTGACCATCAGGACAATCATTTTTAAAGAAATCCCCTTCCTGTCTTGTGTTATAATATACCTCGCAACATCCACCTACTTTATTAGCATACAACGGACCTTCTTTCTCCGCAAACTCTTCCGCTTTCCTATCTGCATCATCTTGGCTTATATCCGAACAAAATTCAGCCTCATGAACGATAAACGTTTCTTCAGAACCAAGATCTTCCGGACAGTCCGATTTCTTGAAATCTTTTCTGTATTCTTTGTTGTAATACATCTTTTTCATGACAAGATCTTATTAAGTTCTTCTTTGAATTTCTGAATCTCGTCCGGGCACAACCCGCATTCCCCTTCACATACGATTCTTCTCATACGATCTATTTTAAGAACCGTATCTATATCAGGTTTTATACCTACCTTATACTTATGATATTGTAGATACCGATCAGCCTTACATGCTATAAAACGATCAGCGCACTCACATAAGTAAGATGAAGGGAAAAGAATTTGCTGTGTACTTCCGGTAGCTGCCATATCATTTCACGGTAAAATACCTGGCGTATTCTTTATTTATGTATTCAGAATAAGTAGCAAGATCATCCGGATCCGGGCACTCGTTCTTCAAATTAACAATCCAGCCTCTTACCAGCTTTTGAATATCAGCATACCTTTTACTTACACCTCCTACAAACCTGAACTTACGATGAAGGTCTATGATTTTCTTGTCCAATACAGCAAGTTCATCGTATTTCTGAATACAAGCCGCATTAGAATCAGCTTTAGGTGTCGTATTCGACTGAGGCTTTATAGCCCTATTTCTATTAACAGAAGTAATATTACTTCTTCCACATCCACATCCCATAACTTATTTATATTTAATTAATTACATTTTGCAACCACAATTTTCACAATTATTGAGAACGTAAATCAATTTAGATGCTTTTTCGTATAATTGTTTTACGTTTTCAAAATTCCCTAATCTCATATTAGCTTCAGCCGCAGCCAGCAGAAACTCTATTTCTTTTATTTTGTCAATAACGTCATCATCCTCATGATCACATAACACAGTTGACCTGGCCCATATCTTATCTATGTTAAGACGGATCAGATCTGTTTTTAAATACTTTCTGTTAAATGAATAAGAGGAAGGACTTCCTTTTATGGTAATATCGTATATACCATCTTTTAGGTTTTCAAAATCATTTCCGCGACCTGGATTTATGCCAAGGGTCTTACTGTTGAATACATTCAACTGATTCTTACCAAGATAATAAACATACTTATTTTCATCTTCAGGTGGCACAATCTCTATAATAGCCGGTCTGTCTGCCAGTATCCCCCATTCCGACTGATCGGCTATGCGAAGCGTTTTAGGGTTGTTGGTGCTTATAACCTCAAAATCAAGATGGATGTTGTTCATACTCTCCTCCCATCCCATTCTGGTAAGGGAATCATCGTATCTGGCTGTTATATCAGCTCCCTCTACCTCAGTGCTATTAACACGTACCTCGGTACCATTTATCTTGACTCCTACTATTTGGGCTACCAACGACTTAGCCATACCAAACATAGGAACAATGATTTCCCCGTTATAATCAGTTCCTTCATTTGGATACTGTACTACTTCCGTCTTGTACAGGCCATCATTTCTTCTGGCTACTATTCTAATAACCATCTGATTTTCCACATCATAGTCGGTCATTACTATCCTGACATAGAAAATGTTATTTCTTATCTGTGGTAAAATATCGATATAGTTCATACCTTATCTTTTTCTACAAAGATAAGTAAATGAGGTGATAAAAGTTTAAACTATTGGACATTAAATAAAAGGTGAGGTGATTGTCACCATATCCGATAATAGATTCCAGCGCCTAAGTAGGGGGAGAAGCCCTCGCGCCCGACCCCATACCCTGCCGTCAGTCCTATGCCCCAGCGCCGGCTCTTTTCGTATATTATTTCTTTTTTGTGGTAGATGATCATCGTATCCAAATTAGGTCTGTATCCGCTTATAACAGCCCGATAATCATCTGTGTTGTATGTTTTTCTTTGTATAGGAATATTGATATAAACAGTGTCTTTTATCGTATCTTTTTCAACTATAGCATCCATAGGGAAAGGTATTTCTACCTCCCCTACGTCAACTATATACTGAGGAACAGGAACAGGTTGGATAATGGTATCTATTACCGTATCTATTTCTATATCGTGTATTATTTCTTGTTTTTTGCATGTTTTACCAAACAAAAAAGATATAAAACACAGTAGAAGAACTCCTAACACATGCCTGGCTCTCATTTTTTGCAAACACATCTTTTACCCTCCTTATCTTCATCTAAAAGTTCTTGTATATCACCGTTGTTAATACCTTCTTTAAGCTCTTCTCCGAATGGAACTTTCTGCCACCAACTTACTTTGCTAAAGAAATACTTAACGCCTTTTACTATCATCAAATCAGGTGCAAGGTCGCCGAGGCGTTTGAATGCCATTCCGCCGTATAATATTAAGGCGAATATCGTAATCCACTGAAGAAGCATGTCTATAAACTCTGGGGATTTATGCCCTCCCATAGACATAATAAGATCCATTCCGGATATGGTGAACAACCCGAAAGAGCAGGCCGCGAACTCAAGAAGGATTTTCAAAACTCCCATTTCGCTTATGCATGTCAATATCTTAAAAGGCCTCTTTCTCTTTCTTCGGATATAGCAGTGTTTGATACTTTTTATAGTAGCTAACAAAAGATTTATAGCTAATATAAACAATATAGAATATATAAGGTGGTGAATCTCCTGGAAATTCATCCACAATGCTGATAATCCGGAAATGAGAAAAGCCCAGAAACTTTCTAAATTCATCCTTCCTACAAATCTGTAAGCCATATTAGAACATAGTTACTTTCTTGCTACTTCCAAGAGAGTCATATACGTCAATATGGACCCAATTGGTACCTGATTCTAATCTAATAGGACAAGGAAGTAAATCCTGCGACTGAATTATTTTATTCCTTGTCTCTTCTGCTGTCATACCCTTGGCATCAAAATCGATAGCTGCCCCAAGCATATGAGGACTGATATACAAAGACCCTGATACGGTCTTGGATTTTACTATATCCGAGATATTGTTCCTAAACCCACGCTCATCAAACCTTCCACCCGACTTCCAGGTATTGACCGTCATCGGAGTTTTCAAAATGTCTTTCCTTAAAACCAGTATCGTGTGAAGCAATTCAGTTCTTAAATACCTCCAGCAAAGATCTTTGTCTCTACCGTATTCTTTAGGACCAACTAATTCAACAATACTAAAATACTGACTCAATTCTTTTATAATATCTTTTCTTTCCATAACTTAACCTTTTTCACAAAGATAACCAGAACCTTACCGATATAAAAAATAAGTAGAGTCTGGATTAAAGAAAACCCCTGCATAAATAAATATACAGGGGTTATCCATAACATTAACAACAAATTACGACCTAAACAACCCTTACATATCCGGCTGATACAAGATCAGAAAGGTTCTCGTAAGCCAAAGGGATGCCTGAATTTCTTATGCAAAGATACTTAATTTCTTTGTCAATGTAATACTTTCCATTCTCTAAAATAGAATTATATACCCAAGGAATAGGATCGTCTACGGTACCTGAATGCTTTTCTTGAACAACCATATACAGACTTTCGGCTCCACCTCCCTGGCCAGGAACCCAATCAGCTTGTAGATTGTGATTTTGCCTTACTTCAAACAAAGTCCAATCCAAATCCGAAGGTTTGTTTTTGCTGCGGAAACGTTGCCCTTTTACAACAGCCGTACCCATAGGAAGACCTTTGTCGCCATAAACTCCATCCTTATCCCAAATAGGATACAATCCTTTTATCTTAAGAGCCAGACTCTGGTCAGTATTCTCCAACATAGCCGGCGTATTGATCATCGCCCTCATGTACATGGCTGTAGCCTTCTCCGGATCATTGGCTTCAAGGATCTTATTTTTTTCTATGATCTGATCCTTTGTCCTTACCAACTTCTCAGGATAGCCTTCATCTACTTTCATAGACTCAACTTCACTCCTGTTGGTTTTAGAAGCTATTTCCTTTTCTATAGCAGCAGTACGATCGTTGCACTCAGATTCATATACATGCATTTCATTCATTGCCGTATTAGCAATATCAAGCTCGTATTCTGAATCTGCTACGGATACGGTATATATCCCGCTTCCTTTTGCTACGTCAATATCGTTTTTAACCTTCTGTCTCATGCTGCTGTTATACCATATCTGTTTACCATCCAAACTATAAGAACGAACGGCATCAGAATAAGCATATTCCCTGGCCTCAGAAACTTTCTTGTCCTTAGCCTTGGCAAGCAACTCCTCTTCAGTTGGTCCAGGGGGCTCCGGGTCAAGCTGCATGGCAATAACTTCTTTCACACTCGCATCCGAATTGTCTTGATGGAATTTTTCTTGATCGGAGTCAAGTTGAACCCATTTACCATCTAAGAAATCTTGGTAAGAATACCCTACTTCGTAAGAAGAGGAATCCAACTCGTATCCTTCCCAGTAAAAACCTTTTACGTTTTTATTTACATAAACCATACTCTATCCTTTCTGTTAAGCTTGTTCACCTACTCTGATAACCAACTTATCATTGATATACCAGATACTTAATTCTATAAAACTTTTTTTAGGTACTACTACGCTATCGCCTGACATGCTCTGGAACAGGCCAGAGGTAGGAAGCGGCTGCGTGATGTCTGTGCCGGTGGTGTTGTTGACCCGCACCTGCCATTCCCGCCCAACATCATCGGAAGATACGGCCATAGACAGGTTCGTAGCGGAAGCTACGTTAGCTATGATATTATGAGCATCTATTGGCAAACTTGCTAATGTTGTAACAACCTTAGGAGTCTTAGCCATAAACTTCAAATAAGACAACATCGTATTAAACAACGTAGCCGTATTAGCTATAGCCCTATATGTCTTATCTTGGGCAACAATATAAGTTACCATCTCAATATCTATATAAGATCCAGATACGTCTTCCTTTGAGTTGGTGTTATTAAATAAAACAGCTATTATTTTTAATTCAGAATTATCATTATCTAAAAAATAATCCAAAGAAAAATAATAAAAACTAAGCTTACCTAATGTAATCCTGTTATTGTAAGCATCCATAACTTTTGCATACGAATCCTCATCAAGAGTTCCAGAAGTACTGGGAAATATGGATAGATCAAGATAAGTCGAATCTACTCCGGTACTTACCATACCAAGCGATTCAAGCACCTTGCCACCACCTTCTTCAGTAACCAAAATATATTCATTATACACGTTTTTGGTTTCTGTAGACGCCACATCATCTTTTACAAGATACATGACATTATCCTTCGCCTCTTCAACAGTAGGAAGTTTGCTAACAATCTGCTTCTTCCACCCTGCTGCCGAAACAGCATCATCTATGTACTGTTTTGTTACATGATCTCCCCATGTCATATTACTAAGAAGAGTCTTGCTACCGTCCTGACTTCCGGCAGGGGGAGCCGGAATGAGGCCTCCCTTCCCCGACTCCGAACCTGTTCCAGGAGCAGCCTGCACCACATTCTCAAGTCTGGAATCAACCTCCTGGCCTTCGAATTTACTGTTATAACCTATTTCTGCCATATTTATTTTTTGTTAATTTTATCCAACAACTTCTTGACCTGGTCTACGATGTCCATCACCGCACCAACCTTGTTTTTTACGTCCTCAACCTTCTGATCAATCTTAGAATCCAAAGCCTTTAAACGATCTTCGTTTTTACGATACACTAAATACAGGGCTAAACCGATGATTGCTATCGTAAGGATATTAGCCAAAACGCATCCGATTATTATCTGAAACATGATGATTATATGGTAGATAACGCTACCACACGCTTTAATTATTCAACTTTTTACAAATATAGTAATTGCCCCAACCATAACAAGATCAAAGACACTCGTCATTAACATCAGACACCCATTCTTTAGATGAAAGAACAGATTCAAACTCAGAAGAAGGGCTATCATATACCGAATACGGATATTGAGGATCGTCATCAGCCTGCGCGTCTAAAGACTTAAATAGATGGTCATAATGTTCTACGTGTAAAATAACCCAAGAGCCGTCTACGCTCGCTCTTGGGCTACCTGTTCCTAATTCACGTTTCTTTTCTTCAGATACGGAATCATATACTTCTTTTGGTATGATAATGAATTTCATATTATTTTGCTTTTAAAGTTTGTAAATAGTTATATGCTTTGATACAATCTTCCCTGGAGAGGACTGTAGGATAAATCGCTAAGTTTTTGAAAGCAATTTTAGTATATGTGTTACCTGAATATCCTATAGTTAAGAAATTTTTACTGGTAGATTCCGTTTCTTCATTATAAATAGATTCTTTCCAGTCTTTTGAATAAATCCTGCCATCAGAACAAATTGCATTAACGGTATTTTGATCGGGAATCAAAATATTTCTACCATTTTTTATATTAATGAGCACTGAATTATAATTATAATTATAATTATAAATGACTATACTATCAAATTTTACAATACCAGCATTGTCATTTTTCCCTGTATTTATAAGCTCCCAATCTCCTATTACAGTCCAATCATTACCCATTTCAAATATAGACGAAGTTATCTTATCATCCACCCCATCAGTAACCAGATATCCTTCGTATTCGGGGATTTGCTCTATAGTAATGTCACAGGATTCTTGTACCTTATTTAAGGTAAATCCATACCAATCTCCATTTGCTTTAAATGGAAAAGACGGTAATGTATAAGTTCCATCTTCTGATATTTTATATAATTGTTGCCCTTCAGAAGTTGCTTGTCTATAAGATAGGGTTTGACCATCTTTCAGTCCATAAACTTTTATCTTATAAGAAGGAACTATAAAAGAAGGTTGTTCAGGATAGGATTGATAATATAACTGTGTAGACGCAACTTTAACTGAAGTTATATTTACAGAATAACTCGTCCAAGTTAAATCCGCTCTATCAGTAGATTGAACCCATCTACCACCAGCATAATTCTCAGCATACAACCCATACCCACTCCCTTCTGCAAAACCAAAATTCGACAGTACAAGATCATTACCATTGCCCGTAATGTTGGCAATAGTAGCACGATCTTTGTCCTCGTTGGTTTTGCCTACCGTTGTCCACGCTTGGTCGGGAAAGAGCCAGGGATATTGCTTTTTATACCAATCGAGAACCTTTTCATCGTCTTCATCGGTAGAGAAATATCCATTACAGATTGTTTGACCAGCAATAGCTGCTTTAGCAAAAGATGCATAAGTTGCATTCTTCCATAAATAATATAGCCCAGCGTTTTCCACCCAGTCCCCACACGTACCTGTTACAACTTTATTAGTTAATAAGTTCTTAATACATATATTATTACCATTTCGTTTACAAGCAAACAAATTAAGCCCATTAACAAAATCAGCATTTATATAATAGTTATTACCCGCTATAAAAGATACATAAACCAAAGACGAATATTGCATGGAAAAAGTTTTTTTGCTATCAGCTCCACACAAAATCATATTTCTTGTCGGATTATTCTGAAACGGAATAAACGCCGTGTACACCGTATAGGTATCCTCGAAGTTAAGTTCCTTCTCTGTAACCGCAAAGTCGTCTACTCCGTCACCGAGGATAAAGCCTGGGTAGAGGGGTAGTTGTTCGATGGTAAGTTTAGATCCATACCATCTTTCAGAATATTTTTCTATAGATAAATAGAGAGCTTCTGCCAAAAAGTTAGACGGAATTATTTCATACACACCATCTTCTGACATGTAAAAACGATTGCCCAATCGATCATCCAAAAAAGCATCGCAACCTTTTGGTATGCCTGTTACTTTTAAAACGCAAGATTGACGTAATTTTATATTATGGTACAATAAACCCAATGAGGCATTTTCTTTAAATGTTGCTGTTATTTTAATGCTATTTCTTTCAAAATAAGCCGCCGTTGAATTTGTGCCCCACTCATCTATGTCTGCAACATACCCGCCAACCCCGGACATCCCCTTCCAAGCGAAATTCTTCAACTGTAGATCATGACCATTACCTGTCTTATCTACCCATACAGGATTGGCAGCCATCTGCTCATTAGTAAGACCGGAAGCTGAATATCTGGCTACGATACCTTCTATATCCGGGAAGGAATCTACCTTGCATGGCAGGTCTAATATCATTTTAGCATACTCTTTAAAAGGTATGGAAGTAGGTACATCATACCCTTTGGATATAAGGGCTTGCCTTATATCCTCTTTGGTATTGATGATCCTCATTAACTTATCTGATATGGTTCCCATTACACTTCCTCCCCGTTTATGTAATCCAATACCGAACCTATATCTCCGATGTCCGATTTTATTGACTCACCTTGAGAATGTATTTCAATAAGCTTCTGATATAAGGTATTATCCCCTATACGATTATTATCTGTAGCCTGCTGCTCGATCTTAGTTATCGTATTAGGATCTTCGTACTTAGTACCATCAGGACCATACCATTCATCCGTTAAATTAGTGTATTTGTGACGGACTGGAGTCGGTATAGACTCCAATGTTATTAAATAATATTCGTTACAACTCATGACAATAAGATTTAATGGTTACAACAATTACATCTACAAACTGTCTTTACATATCCAGTAGGAATAGCGGCCAGCGTCGTCCCTACGGCTATCGCCGGGTCAGTGCTTTCCATAACTGTCAGCGCCATCTTGTCTATGTCAAGGTCATTGTCGTAAACGATTTCTCCCTCAACGTAAATGCTCCCTGCATCAGAAACGTAGCAGTTTTTCACCTGCCTTATATGGCGCTGTGTAGCAGACGCAAAATCACACTCGATACTTAACCACCCTACCGGTATCTGATCAATATTGGATCCGATATTGTAATCAGGATCGGTTGTTTTAAGAACCATATGTCTCAATTCCCTTGTATTTCCGTATCCGTCCATTGTTATGTATGTCCGGATCTGAACCTTGCCCTTTTCCGTCTTATAACAGTTTTCTACTATTTCCGTATCGGATGTAGTAGCATCAGGGAAATCACAGACAATACGTTGCCATCCTTCTTGTATTTTGCTGAATGTTGCGCCTCTTTGTATATCAGGGTCGGTAGTTTCTAAGACAATAAGATACTCGTCCCGGACTCCTATTATGCTATCTACCGACCTGTATCCACCAAGATGTATTTTACCACCAGGAGTAGTATAACATTCATCTACGGACATAATATGTCTTTCCGTAAGATCGGGGAAGTCGCATTCGGTTTTCGTCCATTCGTTAGGTATCTTATCTATTCTCGTCCACTGAGGATAGGCGGCGTCCGTTGTCTTAACAATATAATAATACTGTCCCCTTACACCAAGAACGGCATCAATAGCTTGATAGCCTTTTATATTGACCTTGCCACCATCAGTCTTATAACATTCGTCCACTTCAACAATTTCCCTGTCCGTCATGTCAGGAAAATCGCAGACCATCCTCACCCAATCTTCGGGAATGGAATCCATCACGGTTCCTACCTTAATATCAGGATCGGTTGACTGAAGAACGGTATAAACCTCTTCCCTGGCTCCAAGGATGTTGTCTATGGCTACCAAACCTTCTACTTGCACTTTTCCTTTTTTAGTAGTGTAACATTCAAGAACGTAAGTTACGTCTCGTTCTGTCATATCAGGAAAGTCACAAACCATTCTAACCCAATTTTCCGGAATTAGCTTAAAAACATGGCCGGAAGGGAAATTATCGTCAGTTGACTGAATAACGGTATAAATAGACTCCCTGATATTTATCTTATCATCTATGGCTTCTAATCCTTCTATTTCAACCTTACCATCAGGAGTTTTATAACATCTGTTGACAAACGTAATGTCACGTTCTGTCATATCAGGAAGATCGCAGTCGATCATAACCCATTCGTCCGGTATTTTAGTAAGAACCTTACCTACCGGATTATCCATGTCGGTACTGTCGGTAATTCTATGGGTTTCTTTAAGAACATCCATCTGATCGTTAAGAAGATACCAACTCCATACTTCAACCTTTCCACCAGGTGTACGGTAACAGGTTTTGAAATCTTTGATAACTTTCTCAGCTATGTTAATCCACTCCCATTCGGTTGTGGCCGGAATACCAGAAACAGGATGCTTCTTGCCTTCTTCGTCAAGATACCAATAACAGCCATTTAAGGACACAACCACTTGGTAGATTTTGTCCCCTATTTTTATACCGGATTTGCTGTCATCTACCGGTTGGGAGGAACCCCATTTTCCAACTATGTTGGTTATTTTATCAATGCCCCTACCAAAGGCACCGGATAAAAAATCCACGCCATTCATATGAAACTAACTTATTTCAAATTGTTTTATTACAAAAAGGGGGTGGAGGACCAGCCTCCTCCCCCTTGGGATATATAGAAAAAAGGAAAATCAAATCTTGCAGGGCTTGATATTCGCCGAAGCAGCTAACAAGTCCATAAGGTCTTGAATACCTTCGTGAGCGCCATACGGTACATGGAAGTGTACTGTAATATGATCATCAATTACCCTACCGAAGCCGTTAGAATAACGTGCCGGCTTCAACGTTACTGAATAATCAGCATACGGAGCCAACAGGTCTAAGCGGGTTTCTTCGTTGGTAAACATCCGTTCCATAAGCTCTTGGTGAGTCTTACGGAAATCGAAGAACATACGTTGTTCGCGTTCCTTATCCAGCAATTCAGCGCCGAGGTGAGTACGCGGAGCCCAGTGCTGTTTGTATTCGGTATGGATCGGGTTAAAGTACGTGCTGATAGCCTCTCGCTGTTCATCCGGATAACCGCCATTTACAGCAATACGAACAGATCCTTCTTGGAATGTCAGACGGTCAATCAAACAGTCAGACGGAGAAATCATGTAGTCAATACCACGGAACAAGATACCGCATTTGCAGTTCTTAGGAAGCGGATCGGCGATAATGGACTGATCTCCTGCTACGGCACCCAAACGTTTCCAGTTACGTCCACGATAAGATTCGGGAGCTTTAGATACGAAGAAGTCTTTGAAAATTTTATCGCATTCGTCGCAAACCATGTTAGTAACTACAACTGTTTTAAACTTGTGCTGACATCCACCGGGTGTACCATAATCTTCGATTGTCAGATACGGGAATGCCGCCTGTAATTCTGCTTTTGCACTACCACCACATTCATCATCCGGCAACGTGATTTCATAAGCTTCTTTCGAAATCTTACAAGAACCACATGCTTCCCAGCTAACAGTAGTAACAGTAGGATTGCTACACATATCTGCTGTTTTAGCAACGAACGTTACTGTGGCTGTCGGATTAGTTTCTACAAATGCATCGATATCAGCCTTCGTCAGTTTCTTGCTTACGGCCACAGTGTACATACCTACTCCGCCATCTTGGGCTGCTGTTTTCTCGGCAGTGCTACTAACGGCATTCTTAATGCTTTCTACTACAGTAGACTGATCAACGCCATCATCCTCTAACGTTACGGCATAAATCAAACCGCCGTCTACCTTAGTATATCCTTCAGGACACTCTTCGCAGCCTTTCATTATAGAAGACAGCTTTTGAGTATAATCAGCAGGCTTACCACCTTCTTTCATCACCTGATATTTGGAAGTAGAAAGATGACGTCCAACTCTCTTGATATCCAAACCAGGATAAGCAGCCTTAAGCTGAGCCAGGGCATAAGCATCACCGGTATCACACATTTCCATACAATAGAAATTCATGTCGGTTTCCACCGGAGTTTTTTCCAACTCGTCACAAGAATGGATAGGATGGATTTCTACAAAATCACCTACCTTTCCACCACCTGCAATCGGCTGATTCTTGATACGTTCGATTGTTTTCAAGATAGCAGCCAAAATATCAACATCTTCGCAAGGATCACATTCTGAACACATATCCTCACGACCAGGACAGTTTTCGAAAATGATGTAATCATCGATATTCACCTCACCCATCGGATAACCACGAAGCTCGAACAAACGTCCTGTCAGCTTAATATGAATAGGGATACGATCGCCTTTTCTTGCTGTAATAGCAGTATTATCGTCAATTCCGTTATAACCGAAAATAACTTCATCTACTTTAATTTCTTTGCTCTTCGGAGCAGAAGCATACACTTCTATAATTTCATCAATAGCAAACGTAGGTGTAGAGAATGATTTATCATCAGATACACGGTCGTTCACCATCTCATTACGTCCAATTCTGATCTGGAAACGTTGTTCGTCCTTACGATATCCTTTCAAGTCTTTCAACGCTTTCAAACCATCTTTAGTCTGCTCACCATCCAAATCATAGATAGCGATCTGACCTTCTTGAAGCAACAAAGAATCTACGTCCGCCAACTTAGCGTGCGGAGGACAGATAATGTGTCTGTCATACGGTTTATGGATAGCCATAGCCTTATAATATTTTAAAAATTAATATTCTGTTATCTGTCTCAAAAATAGTGATAGTCATATAAGCAACAAAAAGCATTAGGAATTAATTAATTCTTAATGCTTTTTGATAGTCTTTAATTTAGGACACGCCTTTATTCTGCTATAAAGGAGATTGGACGTTGTTTGAATCTATTTGATAACGTCCATATTCGCTTTCATTCAAAGCAAATTGCTTTTCAATCATGTTAAGGATAATACCAATTAATTTATCATCTAATTCAGGATCTATATCAGTTGAATTAGAACCATCTGATTTAATATATCCTTCGATATCAACTTCCTTCGGATAGCGGTAATATGTAAGGTAAACGGTGTCTACATCAAAACCATACTTATACACCCTTACCGAATCTTCGCCTATTGTATAGAATGTTTCCCTAAAATCAAAATCAGGTTTGTTAAAAAAGTCGGCAAGAAGCTCATGCGGGTTTTCGTTCTTAGCCTCCCACATGGTAAAATCAGTGACCGTGCATTCACCTTTGGTAAATACGCCTGATATGTTTGAAAAAGAAAAGAAATCAGAAGGCAATGAAAACAAAGTGCTTTCCGGATTATCTTTATCTCCTTTCTCGTCAAGTTCTTTTGAATACACAACTAACTTTTGGATATAACGTATATCCTCTTCGTTTTTCTTATCAAGGATATAACGAACAAGGCGGTTTTGTTCGTCATTAAAAAGCTGAACAAAACGTGCCTTGTCAAGTTTTATACCACCGTTGGTCATGTTTTCTTCAGCCTTCTGTAATGCCCGGAGATAACAATCAACGATCTTCATAAATTATTATTTTTTGTCAGCGTATTGATCAACATCGAAATCTTTCTCATCTTCCTTTTTCTCCTTGTCAGACTTAGCTCCTTCTATTTTTTTATGCTTGTTCTTTAAAGCATTATACGCTTCAAGAACACGTGACTTGGTTTCTAACATCGACTTATTGGAAGCAAGAGCCATAGATGCAGAGATGGCGTCGGCGCCCAGGAGCTCGCCATTCAGATACAGTCCGTCGGTGTTGACGGTGACAGCCAGGCCCTCAATCATTTCCTTGATCATACGATGGAATTTAATCACCTGCATCCCTTCGGAAGATTCGTCGTCAGATAAGAACCTTGAGCTTGCTTCTTTATACATGTCAACGTTCGTATTCTTGGCGTCAATCCAATTAGTGAATATGTATTGAACCATGCTCTGATCAAGCTCTACGCTATATATGATATCAAGATACAAAAGCAGATCATAGATGCTTCTCCTTTCAGCCTCGGATCCTTTCAGTTTGTTCATGAACTCGTATAAAATATCAGCCTTGTCAATCTGACGTTGTTTCCTGATATCTACGGCCGTAGTCTTGTCTTCTACACAATAATAAGATTCGACATACATCGGATTACCATCTTCCTCTTTAGGAGTAAGAGACTTGGACAAAATAGCTATATACAACTCAAATAAATCACGAACGTCATTAGTGTAGAACAAACGACCATCATACAAGTCTATTCTGTAAGAATCCCAGAAATCGAAATTCTTTTGGTCCAGGTCCTCATTGACAGTTTCTTCAAACGGATACCGAATATTCTTAATACGCATATCCATTTCATTCTTCTTGTCTTCAAGTGAGTAACCTTTATAACATGCTGAATTGATGAAGAAACCGGTATCATACACCCTAAGATCCTTATCCCATCCACAACAAGATACTGTCTTGTTCCCAGGGAAAGGAGTCTTGGAAATGCCTCTTTCCTGATATCCGGAAGGAGCTTCTTCATCCATCTTACCTGTTATAACATAAATAGAGTCGGAATATATCTTCATTCCTCCTACGGTAGCCAGCAGTTTCTTAGACTCATGGCTTTCTTCAAAAATCTTTTTTCCCATTTTTTTTATATACCCTACGTCTTTTCATATATGAAAAGACTATGTTAGAAACAAAATTTGCGGCCGGTTTTAAAGCCGACCGCAAGTTAATATTAAAAGTTATGATTACAAAGAGCTTGGTAACAATTCAATTGTTACGAACCGGCTGGTATCTTTTACCCAACAAGCCGATACAGAATGGCACCAGAATTGTTCTGACATACGAGGATGGCTGGATACAATTTCTTTAGCCGATACTCTGGATGACCATCTACCTTGTTCGTAACCCCACCACATAGAACCGATATCAGGCTTAACGTAGAATACGTTGCTGTTGATATTGCCAATACGAGCTTCGGCTGAAGCAGGGATGCCAGCGAATGCGTTAGAGTATTCAGGAGCGGTCAAGTCTTCCATAATACATGAATATGATGTGATAGGAGTCATACCGTCTACCAACTGGCTTCTATCTACCATATCAACGTAATCCAAAGAAGGTTCGTGTTCTACAATGACCTTACCAATACCCGGAATAGTAACACCCTTGATCTTTACAGGTCCTAATTCAAGAGCATCGTTTGATCCTGTTACCGGGTTATTGATGATACGTTCTGTACCCATAAGAGGAGCCAAAGCACCTAATTGAGCGAAGAACTCATCACGGAAGATTTCAACGATGTTCTTGTAAGCCATAGCACCTACCTTGAATTTCATTACACGATTTTCAATCGGCATATCGCTACGACCACGGAAAATATAGTCAGCAGCAGCCAGGAAGTGTTCACGCTTGATACCACCCGGACGTGCATATGAGATAACGAAACCACGGCGAAGTTGATGGTACAAACCTTCATTTTTCATCAAAACACCATTATGACCCTTGACTCTACCTCCACGCATGAACATAAGTTCGTATGCTTCCATCTTAGCCAATTCAGCCAAGCAGAACAAAGACACCGTATTAGCTACACGTGCTGTACGCATATCAATGCTTCCGTCACCAAGACGAGAACCGATGATAGCATAACTTGCATCACCTCCTCTGATTTCAGAAAGCTGACGAACTTTCTGGTAAGCTTTGTCGATGAAATTCTGTGTACGTTCGTCTGCATAAGCCAAAGACTTAATACCAGCGTACATAGTCGTTTCACCTTCAACACCACGGTGTCCACCAAGCGTAAATTCACAAGTCATAGAACCGGCCTTAGAAGCACCTCCTACACCAGAGAACTGAGTAGAGAACTCACCAAGAACGTTTGTTACCTTCCAGTATTTAATACCGGCGCGAAGCATGTCTTTCGGGAAGTATTTAGCACGAGAACGACCCCACAGCTTACACCAGTATCTCCAGTTTTCACCTTCTTGTTTAGGAGGACGCTCTGTAGAGATAAGAGCCTGGCAACCGTTAATCACATCGTAAGTAATAACATCTCCTTGTTTAAATTGTGCATTCAACACAATTTCGAAGAAGCTTTCATCAATACCAGGTTTTGCATATTTCAAAGACGTGTCTTCTACTGTAACCACCTCATACGTTTCTGATACCGGAAGATCATAACGGAATGAACCATTGATACCATTTACGGTAATAGTAGCATCCTGTTTAATCATACCCATATACATAGGCAGAGGATAGTTTGTAATGTTAGAAAACAACTCAAGCATACCCAGATGGTTCTTATCCGGATCTTCGTAGTACCAATCTTCTAAAGAGCTAAGATCGTGCTCTACGATACTTTGCTTAACGACTTTAGCGTCGGTATATCCAATCACCGTGTCACCATTCATGGTGGCCGGGAAATTTTTTGTTAAAAGTACATTAGCCATGAACGAAAAAATGTTTTAATTTTTAATCTATACTGATTTCATCGAACTTCACACCTTGAACTTGATCACCTTTATCATCTACCGGAGCCACCCTCTTGTCTTTATTTGTATGGCTGATGAGCTTATAAATTTTCTTTTTCTCATCAACTACAGCTTGATTCGACTTCTGTTTTATGAACTCTCCTGGGTTCATAAGAAACATAATCAAATCTGGCGCTTCTTCCGGATTCATCATCATCTCCCTTACCCTATTAAATGCTTTGGTAATTCCGGGATTCGATTCAGAAGGTTTTAGGGCAAAATCAAGAGCTTTAGATACCATAGTGTCATTTAGCTGATACTTTGCCTGGATAGAAGACTTAAGGTCTTTCTTATACCTTCTAAAATCTTCTGCATCCTTCGCCTTCTTTTCGGCAGCCTCTTTAGTACGTTGCTGGATAATATCATCCATTCTCTTATCAAGCTCAGCCTTATACTTTATAGCCTTTGCTTCAACATACTCTTCTCCTTTATTGATAATGCCTTTGAAAAACTCATCAGCTTCATCTTTAGGCAACCCAAGAAGATCAACATAATGGCGAACGATCTTTATCTGATCTGCTTTGTTTTCAATGTCAAGCTTTTCTATCGGAGCGACATTCGTATCATATTGCTTAAGAATATCAACGATATTAGCGCCAGCCTTATCAGCCTGAATAAGCTTCTTGGTAATATCAGAAACAGAAGTAACATCTATCTTATCCTTAACAATATCCTCTTTCTGGCTTTCAAGGACTGTAGATAGTATGTCGCACAACGAATCTTCTTTACTAAAATCAAGATCATTGATAGTAATCTCTTCGCCGTTTTCACCGCTAAATACCACATCTTTCAAATCGGGAATGATCCCTCTTGAAGAAAGGGCATCCAATACTTTTCTGTAATTGACAACCGGGGTCTCTACCGGATCCTGTTTAACGTCAACCACATTCTCTTCTCCTTTTTTATCCTCTTTAGGATCAGGAGTAGGATCGACAACCGGCTCTTCTTTAATTTGAGAACCTTCTTCTACAGGCTTCTCATCTTTTTTAGCCGGTTCATTACCATTAATAGGCAGAATATCTTCTTCCCTATTATAAACATCATCAACTGGACCGATACTAAAAATATCGTCCAATTCTACTATTCCATTTTTTTCTAATTTTCCCATACTGCAAAAATATTTAAATACCTATATTTCAGATAAAAAACTTATAAGTGTTTAATCTTCACTAAAAATTAAATATCCCCAAATTTTATTAGAGATTTTCTAATGAAATTTGGGGATATTTAATCCTTAATTCTTATTGATTCCGGCTACATACCTTTTGGTGGCATCTTCCCTCGCTCGTTGAGCAAGCTCTTTGGATTTTAATTTTAACTCTTCCATTTTCATTCTCATTTCATCATCATGAAGTTTGGAATCGTTTTCAATTTTCTTATCCTCTATCCTTTCCTTGCTTTCTATATCAGCCTGCCTTACGGTCTGATCTGAAACAGAAGCCAGGAAGTTGAGGGAGGTGGCGTCGCTCTTGGCGTCTGCCGCCCTGCCTGCCGCCTGGATCTTCTCTTGAAGTATCCTGTATTGACCTTTCTTGTCTTCCAAAGCAAGTTCATGCTGACGTTGCTTATCCTTCTCAGCAGCTTCAGCTTGTATCTGTTGCTGGTTAAGCTGCATCTGATTCTGTTGTTGCTGCTGTATCTGACGCTCATTGTATGCGCGAGTATTCCTTGCATTCTGTATAAGCTCTACCATAGAATCTGATGTGAAGATAGATGCAAGATCGTAAATATCGCCTCCGGCCGTATTTAGCTGCAACATGAAAGTTTTAAATTTCTCAAGCTCATCCCTTTTCTTGGAATTAGATAATGCCTGAACACCAAGATGCCTTAGACTAAGACCGTCGGTTCCTATAGATAAGAATGCTCTGGTAAGGTCACTTTTTGTGTACATTACAGAAATATCCTTTCCTTCTTCCTGGCATTGTTGAGCAACAGCCAGATGAAGATCCAAAGCGCGTTTCTTGAAGTAACCGAAGTTATCAAAGTATATCTGTGTTTGTAACATAGATGCTGTAACGCCCTGCTGGACCCCAGTGGCGGTCTCATACCTGTTGGGGCCATTAATTACTTGAGGAGTGATACCAACCATTTCAAAACACTTCATCCTCGACCATTCAGCAAGCTCCATTCTTGTTTTAAGCTGCTCTGTCTGGGATAAATCATAGACAGCAAACTGGTTGAAAGGAACACCACCTTTCGTGTTTTGAGATGAGGTATCTAATGTAAGAGCGCCTACAGACTTAGCTACATCAAGAAGATTAGCCCATATATCAGCCACATCTTCACCCAAATCCTTGTATTCACTTGGAACCAGATTTATATCCCCTAAGAAGAATTTACCGATCTCCTTTTCAAGAATATTGTTTATCTGATTTATGGAGAAATTATAAAATATTTGATACGGCTGAATCCTGTTAGCCATAGAAGTACCAATATATCCGGCAACGGGTAGAACAAAGTCATAGATGTTGCTATCCCCTTTTATCTGGTGATCAATAGGTTCTCCATCCAGATACAGGTTGTCCTGAGCGAGGGCACCTCCACTGATTTTAACCCCGTACCTTACCTGTGGAACATAATCTACGAAATAGGTATTAATCTCCGGGTTCTCCATTCCCTTACTCATGGTCCTGGTAATTTTCTTAATACCATTTTCCTGTAAAAAGTCCTGAAGAAGCTCGTCGGTTACCATTTCAGTAGTTACTAATCCGGTTTCAGTTTGGTAGGTAATTACATATACCTGAGCCGGGGATACCCAATATGATTCAGTTACCTGATACAAATCACTACGAACATGCTCGTCGCTCAAACTCTGGGCGCGGTTATAATAATTACCATGCTCTAAATTTGGCATGAATCTGGTTCTGTGATATTCGTTGCCATTACTATCGTATCCGGTATATGTGCCGGCTGGAATACCGTAATAATCCTCATAAGCTTTTATAGAAGCATAATCATTATATCCTTTCCAAGGTATTACCTTATTCTGATATAACATCCCTACGCTCGCCGATTTGGATAAACTTACATAGCTTCCATTATCACCATTATGATAAGTGCCATTGAAATTATCAGCACCTCCTATAAGCTTTTGCTTGTCTTTTGCCGTAAGAAGATGCCCCCACCTTACTATAATATCATTGGCAGTATAATAATGAACACGGCCAATATAATCACCGTACTGCGGATACTTGCTATCTAATGTCTTAGAATAAAACGTATTCAACGGAGACCATCTCTCCGGCTTATAATAGTCGTATCCTACATGATAATTTCTAAAGCAACGACCGGTAAGAAGATAGTCAATGAAATTCTCAGTGTCTATCTCATCCATGTAAAAACGCCCCCTGTCCGCCTCAAGCGTATGAGAACCCCATATAACCTCGGCAGTCTTCCATTTTGTATTCATGAAGTTCTCTATCTCAGGAGGGGTCATAGATGCTTTCACCTCTTGTATCTGTTGAGCATAAGCCTGCTTTTCTTCTTCGCTGGCAAAATTATTATAATCCGGATCCAATCCTCTATTTAATAACTCTTGCCTAACTCTTCTGTCCAATTCCTCTCTAATGTAATTATAAAGAAGATTTTCCTTCGTGGCAGAATACTGATTCACTTCAGATTCGTCCAATCCAACTACATTATACTTGTCAGAAAGGTTGCCCAACCATCCTACAAAAGCGTTTACGATCGTACCTATTATATCATAATGACGTAAGAATGATGGAATATTTACATTGTCCCTTATAGACTGAACATCCTTAAGATAAGGAATTACGTCTTTCAGCTCCATAAAGGATAACTTACCTTCCATCATTCTATAAAAATCCTTGAACTTCTGGTTCTCATCAAGCTGCTTCAAACCAATCAATTCAAGAGAATCCATAGTGGCTTTAAACCACTCCTTGGTTTTTCTCTTGGTAGGTATCGCCTGTACCGGCAAACCTGAAAATACTCCTCTGGCCGGAAAAGCCTGATCTCTATTGAAATATTCCATCCTATTATCCTATTTTTCACAAAGATAAGGAATTTGTTCTCGTCACCTCATTTTATAAGGGTTATGTCTTCTTACCGTAAATCCTTTGACCTGTTCTATCTTCTTGCGCTCTCTCTTCTTTTGATTCTCCTTCTGAGTCGTACTTTCAGGCATGTAACCCATATCATCATAATACTTAGCCAGAAGAAGAGCGTGGCCGAAGGCTATGATACGGTCGGTGTTGGTCCCGGGGCCGAAGGCTATGATCTCATCAAGAAGTTCTATATCAGGGATACGGTAAATACCTTTCTGTGTTATTTCATTACCATCATCATCATACCCGACAACAACATCCTCCCAACAATATTGAATAACGGTATTGAAAAGCATACGCTGATTGGGAACCGTAGGAGCCAAACCGAGCTTATTGTTCTGACGGGCTCCGGCACGGATAATCTTACCGGCAAGACGTTCGCCATCTTCCAGCAACATAAGCTGCTTATTTCGTCTCGTAAGATAAAATTCATACATTCGGTCGGCATTCTCCATAAGACACTTGGCCCCATACGCTTCTTGAAGTATTTCACAATTCCTACAAAAATCATCGGAAGATGGAGGACGTGATGCGTATGATGCTACTATACAATAAGCAAATGGATCGTTGATTTTTACATATCTTTTAAGTACATAAAACGAACCAACAGAATCAGTATCAGCCTTGTCAGATTTATAGGGGTCGAGCGATGAGACATAAGTGTAATCAAAAACACCTCCTTCTTCTGGTGGATCCTCATATATAACAACAGGAGAATCTATGTTACCACCTTGAAACGGATAATCAGCAAGCTGCTTATCACTAAAATTATACCCCATTTTCATGCCGTCTATCTGATAAATATCCACTGTTTTACCAGGCCTACCTTCTTCAAGAAGACGGCTTTTGTGCTTCAACGCATCTTCTACAGGAAACCTATTTACGTTCGTATTAAGGAAACAATCATCTATAGACAAAGGGAATGCCATTCGTTCCTGGACGTATAAAGCTCTATCCTTTTTGACAAGTTCGTCAAGACGTGATTTTATTATTCCAGTATTTTTATCAAAGTCTGAAACTTTTATTTTTATCTTCTTAAGACCGGGAGCATTCTCTACTCCAAGATACTTATCAAGAGTCGTTTCTTTCTTTTCATACGCATGAGACATCTGGGCCGGAACAAAGCATCCAGATTTACATATACGCCATGTTGGTTTAATAACTCTCTTATTTAGAATATCATAATTCATTATAATAAATCCATATTCGTCCGGAGAGTTCATGATTTTCTGGGCATCTTGAGACTTTTCTACATTACCTCCAGTATTATGAGTTATAATACCATTTGCTATATAAGTGTGAGTATCTGATGCAGTGAGATTGTAAACAGGCTTAATTCCTATATACTCTATCTTATCTATCCTTTCTATTATCACTCCATCTAAATATTTTGACCTAAAAGAACCAAATGTGCTAAAATTAGAACTAAATTCCCTTATAGAATCAAGTTTTTCTCTTCTATATCCTATATCTGTTCCAATTATATCACAATATTTAAACATGGATAATTTATCCAATATATTACATACATATGAATCAAGAATAATAGATCTATCTGCTGGATTCTTAGATGGGCTATAAGAAATAGTACTATGTATTCCAAATTTAAAAAGAACATCCTTTATTTCTTCAAGAAGATGTTTATTACAAGATCCTACACTTATACGATGATGTCTTTTATCATTATTAGAACAAAAAGTAGCATCAGCATCAAAATACCCCCTAATCATCATAATAACATCCTCCCTTCTATATAAATGTATATTTAAAGGAAGTGTTTTGTTTTTTTTAGTCTGACCATATATACCAAGTTCCCTTAACTCATGGCATATACCTTTTATTCTTATTTCCCTATAGTCTTTTCCGTTCTTAGTCTTATACTGTTTCTCTATACAACACTCATATTTAGATCGTATATAATCATACACCTCATTATCACTGGTAGACACGACAGGAGTCTTATCAAAACCATAGCTCCCATCCCCTATTAGAATACCAACAAGGTATGGATCAAACATTTTTTTATCTCCCCATATATCCACACCATCCGATACACATATTTTACGACCAACTCTAAGAGAGTCAGCTCTTCTGAAGTCAGCCCCAAAATACCTAAATTCACCACTTCTTTTACTTATAACAGTCAAAATAGGGTGATCACCGCTACATTCCAATACCCTGCCTCTTTTGGTCGTTATTCTATAACCCTCTTTCTCGGCAGGAGGTTTCATCCATGTTATGTCTTGACTTACAGCTTTTGATGATACATTATCGAATCCTACTATTCCATCCTCTTGCTTCAAATCCTCTATTCGGCATGGTTCACCATTTGATTTATATACTATGGTTCCAGCACAACAACATCCAGCCATCAAACAAACGCCCCTCATTCTACCATGCATCATATGAGCCGGCCTACCGGCAAGCCATGCCCCAAGCACCGGAAATTTACCTACCTCATCATATATAGACGTATATGGAGTTCCGCCTGCGGTCTTCAATGAGCCTCGCGTCTTTCCATCATCAACGTTAGTGATTCTTATTCTGGCATGAACATCACGTTGATTATTGATGTTTCTTGTACCTAAAACAACTTCTTTAGTCCAGTCGTTACCGGTCCTGTTTATAGTAAGATAAGGAGGAAGATTATCAAGTCCAAACTCAAGATACTCTCCCATATTGGCAAGGTCTTCTTTACTTGCTCCAATAACATTATGCGTCAAATTGTACGTCATTGTAGCATTACGAGCCAGAAGAGAACTCATTATGGCCGTATTATGAGTAACGATGTAATTGGTGGTCAAAAATAAATGAGAGTCATTATCAACGGTTATACAAGTGGCATGCTCCTTTCCGTATATCGATATGGATCTTATTTTTAATTCCTTACGATTCCTTGATAGTATAAGTTTGTTCCCCTCCAATTTAGCATACCAACCTGAAGCCCAAAACATACGTTGTACAAAATTTATGACATCCATGTCAATATGAGACAACGTAAGCTCTTCTTCTCCGGTTACTACATTTCTGAAAGAACGAATGAAGTTTTCTATAAAATCTTTCTTTTGATCTATGGACGATCTTAGAAATTTCTTACAAATGTATTTATCGAAAAACATATCCCCTCCATAGCCACCGAGATAAGCCGCCAGCATCGAGGCGTAGGCCGACGGCGGAACCGGCAGCTTTGCCGTAGGGTAGTTCAGGGCCTCACCTACTGGAATAGACATACTCTTATAATCTAATCCAGCTATGGATCTAAGACTCCTAACATGCCATTTTCCGCCATGATTGACACGCCATTGGTGATTTCCGCAACAAATAACGTTACGACCGTCTTCAAATACGACTCTGTAGGTAGTTACTTTTCCTTGAGGATAGACACCTACGACTTCTACCAAATTACCTTTATCGTCATATATCTTATCCCCTACAACGATATTTCCTATCATCTTTTCCCGGTCCTCAAGATAAAGTATCTCAGAGTCAAGAAGGGCTTTTCCAAAACGACGGCACCCGAACATGAATATTCCTTTATTCTCTTCTTCAGCCTGCTTTAGAAATTCGGCAAACATCCATTCATTATCACGAAGCTGAGAATTTCCAGGAATACGATCATCTCCTACGTCAATCATCATCTTCCAGAAATTGATATGCCAGTATAGCCAAGGATGGATAAATACACCATTTATGGTAACACCGTTAAGGAGTTTCATAGCCTCATTTTCCCAGAATTGCTTGACATCATCGTCTTGCTCTTCATAAGAATAAAGGTCATTCCATAACGGAATATCGTTACCCATATTTATATAAAGTTCTTTACTGTTAAAATTCACGACAAAACTATTTATCGAGCTTGTTCTTAGCTTCATTCTTGACAAAAGACTGAATACCTGATACTGTTTGTCCTCCTTTTAGACTTTTCTTGTTTTTGGCAGCCTCAAGCTGATTATAGACATCCATTATCCCACACATCTTAATATAAGATTCAGTCCATTGCATTAAGCTATCAGACAAGCTTTTTTGAAACCTAAATTCTTTCTCTCTCTTATCGGAATCTTCTATTTTATCCCAAGGGTTTTCAGATAGATAACGTTCAGCCTTATCTATCTGATCCCTTAGCACAAGAAGTTTCCGATCTACGTAAGAGACATCATCGTTAGTCGGCTTTCTTACCTTCATTGTTCACCATTTTTAAAAAAGCCTCATACTGAGACTTAAGCATATTAAACCTGTCTTCAAGAGAAGATGGATCAACACGATACTTACACATGTTTTTTATTCCTTCCTCAATAGATTCTTCCTTGAACATAACAGAATCAGTATTATTATCAACGTACATAATAAAATCCGATTCTCCGTCGTTTACTATCCTGTCAAGAATCTTCTTGCTGTCATCATCTATGTTAAGATCATGACCGGCGTTAATAGATAACCTGTAAACTGCCTTTATAGAAGAAGATACTTTCAGCATCTCTTGTTGATACAAGTTGGTCATAAACGACTTTTCCTCCAAATCAATAAAGTCTTCCAACTCTATGTTGTCTTCCTCATCCTTCTTCCTAATAATATCCTTAGTTAGATCTTCCATCTCCTCTCCCACCTTGTCTTGCGCAGACAGTAGATGGTTGTAATAAGAAATAAGATGCTTTATATCTGAATCAAAATCAATCTTCTTCATTATCAAGAACCTTTTTATCATGAATAATAACGTCCATCAACTCTATTGATAAATTATAATCAGCCACTTCAAAAAGCTCGCTGTCTGTCAACGTCCTTAAAAAAGAAACAGACAATCCTCTTTTCTTTGCAAAAGATCTAAGTACGGCATAGAGAATGTCCCCGGCAGAATAATCGGGGAGATCGTCACAAGATGCCTGCAACATAGAAAATAAGGACTTCCTTTTATCCTCGCATTGTAAATGCCTTGCTTTACCACATCCGCCCATAACTTAACTTTTTTGAATTATAGTACCTTCAAAATTAAACGGAATTTTTTCCTCTTTTTTAGACCCATCTTTTTGATAGTGAACAGTCATGTGCTTTACGAATCTTCCTATTCCAAATCCTGCTGTATGTATCTCTATATTGAACTTAAAGTGACGGGAGTCTATGATATTCAAATTAGATGACGTACAACCACAAGATGTCTCTGATGCTGTTATCTTCATATCATGCTTTGACTCAAGAACGAATGAAAACCTTATACTGTTCCCTTTTTCTATCGATTCGAAAATGATTTCAAATGATTTACCGTCTTTAGAGAGGTCAATATTGTATTGCTTGTCATCTGTAGAAATAACATTAAATTCATCAGAATCCATTGTGATAAGTTCCAATCTATTCCATCTTGATTTCTCATCATAAAAATCAATAGAATACTGACGATCCATCCACGAAGGACGGGGAAGCCCCTCCCCAAGCGCACATTCCTCTGTCTTGCTCCAGGCCTTCTGCTTGATGAAGCACGTACATACCGAACAACGATTTTTACCTATTTTCTTGCTTACGTATAAAGAAAGAGGAAGCATAGAGTTAGGGACGTTCTTAGTATTGAATTTACATCCCTCACACTTTTCAAGACGTTCCTTGTACCAATCAGGATAATCTTCTTTTTTTCTTGGAAGTTTTTTTAATATCGTATCCATAAAAGCATCGTATATAACTTCCGCTTGCAAAATCTTTTTCATGACTTATCTGTTAAATTCCTGTTCTTGAATATTTTGTATTTCACTAAAACTATGACCCTTACGAGATTTAAAGATAGATAATTTGTTGTGTTTTATCAACATATCCCCACCTTTTATCTCACCTGAGTCATAAGCATCCTTTATCATCCTTATCTTAATATCAAGGCACTGAAGTTCTTTTTCCTGATACTTAGATAATTTTTCTACCTTGGATTTAAGACGCTCAAGATTGTGTTTGCGCCTCTCCATCTCATGAAGGTTACAAACCATATCACCCACATACGGAAACGATACAGACACGTTATCTGTGTACGTACATAAGTTATTGGCATAAGAAATACTGGCTCTGAAAACGTCACGTATCTGGTTTCGGTCGTAAACGCCCCCGGTCTTATCCATCACATCATCTATAATATGTGACTCAAATGATATAGGGAAATCATTCTTCGGCATCGGCTTCAAAAGTTTTCTTTCTGTAAAATAAAGAAACCAACGCACATTGATCTCTTGAACCCTCCAATACAAAAAGACGGCGCATGTTCTCTATATCCGGGCACAAACACCTTGTTCTGTAATTCCCTTCACGGTCAATCAAAATACCACGCTTCTTCATCTCCGTATCCAAAACCGATACATATTGAAGATCGGTACTGAAACAATGAGAAAACTTCTTCTTCGTTTCATACGAATATCCAAACACAAAATAATAGGCAAGAAGATTTAAATGCCTCGCATCTATGACATTCTTCTCATTACCAGAGGCCATTAGGTATCCGTTATAAAACAGAAGTATCTTCTTAGCCATATCTACCGTATTGGAATAAGGTACTAAAAGCCTATAAGCCCTATTACTAACATCTTTATTATCACTTTCTTTCATGAGATTATCGTTTTGATACAAAGATAAGGATTAAGGATTTATAAATTTAAAATTAACGTATTTTATGACAATAGATTCAGGGTTTGTCCCGATATTTGCACTGTGACATTAAAAAAATAAGTTCTTGTTGTTTGATTCTTGAATTTTATTTCTACATTTGTAGCATGTTACAGATGTAGAAATAGGATAAAATAAAAAACAAGAATATAAAATATTAAGTGTCTTGTTTTTTGTTGATTCTTGTTTCTCATCATCTGTAACGGGGTTTTGGAGATTATCTGCAAAAAGACACAAATCGGATGGATATCCCCAAAAATCCATCCGATTTTTTTTTGTTACAGATTATGAAGCTACAATTAGGTAGAAATATTAACATAAGTCTCAGACTTTTGGAACAGTGGTCAGATGATTCGTTGTTCATGGAATTGTATGCTTTATACTGTATGATAAAAATCTCCCGCCGGGATTCGAGAATAAGATTCAAAAACCAGAAAGATCTTCTTCATAAACTTGGAATCGGGTATTCGAAGTTCAAGAACATGACAGGACATCCGATGTTTGACGAACTGTTCCGTATGACGGATAGTACGTTTGTAGCAAGAAGATATCGTGTTAATGGCGTACAACTTACTCTCGGATGCGGGAAAGTGAATATTCCAAAGAATAGGATTTTAATTAAGATAAAGAAAAATGAAATAACAAACCATGAAAAAGTCCTTGACAGGATAAGAGAGGCGATGTTTGTTAATTTAGTCAGAAATAATGAGTCTGTACTGAACAGTGGAGAGACAAACTCTCAGGCTGATGTCGTAGACGGAAGCCACTCGTATTATGGATTAATTGATTCGACGATAAGTAATAAAACAATTGCCTTGTACTTGAATGTAGGACTAACAAAAGCGAAAGAGATTGTCGGTATGGCAATACAAGACAAGCTCGTAAAAAGGTTCGAAAACATACAATTTATAACATACGTAGATAATCCTCGTGCTTACATTGAAGCAAACGAACATAACTACCCAATAGGTAAGCTGATTCCGGTATATAGGCATGGAGCCGTTTTCTGGCAAATAGCAAATACCTGGACCTTGTATAAAAAAGGAGCAACAAACAGATGGTATTTTGGAGAGAAGGATATAGAGAAAGGAGAAAAAGAAAAAGTGAATAAGAAAGACGATTTCAATTTCTTCTTAAAAGACAACACTCATATCCTACGTTTCCTAAACGCAGATGAAGTTGTTTCCGAAGATGGCGAAATCCTTGGCATAGATCGTAAAAAGACAAAAGAAGAAGAAGCAAGGTCATTAGCTTCTGCTATGGCTAAAGAAGCGCATAAAGACTTCTGGGACGGATATGAGCGAAGTACACAAAACCAAATTATAAGAAAGTACTATCGCGCTATCATAGCAGAAGATAAGAAGCGAAGAATGGACATGTTCTTAAACCGTCTTAAACAATCATACGACAAGGTTAGCGCGTGGAGTAAGGAGAAGGTAGCCACAGTAAAGGCAGGCATGGCTGATGCAGAAGCCTGCTGTGCTGAGGTGGGGACGTCCGTTGCCGGGGTCTGCGGTAGGGTAAGTAGGAGAATGAAATCCTATAACAATACCGCTCCTGACAAAAAGGCAGGTTTTAATGAGGTACGGGATATGTATGCTGAGTTCGCCGGCGAGATGGCTAAAGCGGTGGGATCGGTAAGCGAAGACATCTATACGTATGTTAAGGCAGAACAGTTTAAGGAAAAGATAGAGAATATGGATATATCTATCCAATCATTACCTAACATTAATACAACAGTAGACAATGATAAAGAATTAGATGGTGAATCTGTATTCAAGGATATACCATTTGAAGAACTATCATTCTATAATGATACCTATCTTTATCCTTCATCTCAGTATTCATCATTGTAATGTTTGGTACTTGAGAGAGGGTCTGTTCTTAGTGGTCGCCGACAGAGCCGAAAAACGATAATCTCGTAGAACATCGACGGAAACACCCGTTAGCCACCACTATGCCATAACCATATCTATACGAAACCATATTACTGTCTGATTCAAAACTACTTATCCAACTTATTATTTCTTTTTAATTCTAATTAATTTATTTTATATTTTATGTTTTATCTTGTTTTCGTACTTTTGTTTTGTAGAACAAAATCAGAAAAAAGATGGCTATAAGTTACGACAAAAAAATCATGGAGTGCGTTCTTCGTTCAGTTATGTCCGAAGGTAATGTCGCACAAGGAAAGGCTATTAAGTCTATTTGTAAGTCACCAAAACCGCTGTTTATAACCGGTAAAGGAGGAAGTGGAAAAACAACGTTCCTTAAGCGTATTATACCGGCATTAAAAAATGCGGTTGTTGTAGCTCCTACAGGTGTTGCTGCTGTTAATGCAGGTGGTCAAACCATTCATTCATTTTTTAGAATAGGAATGCAGCCGTATATACCTGAAATACGAAAAGGCGCGTTTATGGATAACTGCGAATATAAATTCAACGGAGGTTCGGAAAAGATTTTACAGAATATAAAGTATCTTATCATAGACGAGATTTCTATGGTTCGCCCTGATCTTCTTGACAACGTAGCTGATATACTTCGTCATGCAAGAGGAGACAAGGACCCGTTTGGCGGCGTGAAACTTATTATGGTAGGTGATTTATTTCAACTTCCGCCAGTAATTAAGGAGGATTTTTTTAGAGAAATATACGATACATCTTACTTCTTTAGCTCCAAGTCTCTAATGGCTTCTGGTATGGAAATGGTTTCTTTTGAAAAAATATACCGTCAGAAAGATGAGAAGTTTATTAGTGTCCTTAATAAGGTGCGTGAAGGGCAGATGGATGATGATGTATTTGATACAATAAACAGCAGATGTATTCAGTCTGATAATAATCAAGGATATGTTGAGATTGTAACTACCAACTCAAAAGCTACGGCTATTAACGAAATGAGAATATCATCGTTACCAGGCTCTTTAAGAAAATTAGAAGCTGTTATAAACGGTGATTATCCTAAAGATGCTCCGGTTGAAAAAACTCTTTTCTTGAAAGAGGGATCAAGAGTTATGATAACAAGAAACGGAGGAGAGTACTTCAATGGCTCTCTTGGTACTGTATTATCTATAAAAAAGGGTGAGATTGAAGTAGTCCTTGATAAACCGAAAGATGATGAGCATACTAAGGTTGTTATAACACCATGTTCGTTTGAGAAAGTAAAATACGTAAGAAACGGATATAAGATAGAATCTGAAGTAGTAGGAGCTATTATTCAGTATCCTATAAAAATAGGTTATTCTATCACGATCCATAAAGCTCAAGGCCTGACATTGGATGCGGCTATGATGGACGTATCTAATTCTTTTGAAACAGGACAGCTATATACGGCTCTTTCAAGAGTAAAGTCTCTTGATGGATTATATCTTCGTCAACCTATTCCTAAGACGGTAAAAACCAGCGATCAGGTGGTGATAAACTTCTATAAAAGGACTCTTGGTAATGGAGGTATTGTTAAACCGGTTCCAATGGAAGAGCTTGAAAAGTCAATGATTAATTTGTCAACCGGATCTGAAATAGATTTTGCAGAGTTTAATTTATAAAAAATATAGTTATGAAATTTGGAGAAGCTTTAGAAGAAGTAAAAAAAGGTGCGTTGATTGCACGTGCCGGATGGAATGGTAAAGGTATGTTCGTATTCCAGCGCCCGGAAGATTGGTTGTCTACTGATATGATAGTTAATAAAGTAAAGTCATTGCCGGATTCGTTTAAAAAATACGTAAACGATTATTATGACGTAACTGAAACCAACATGATTAAATTTTGCGCTTATCTGTGCATGAAAGATGCTAACGATAATATCGTAAACGGATGGTTAGCTTCGCAATCAGATATGTTGGCTGATGACTGGATGGTTGTTGGTTAAGATAACTTAGTTTATCACCGCTTTATTTTTTTTATAAATCAATCAATTATTCGATTTTAAAAATTACAGTTATGAAAACAAAAGAAGTTTGTGACAGAATTTGAGATAAATGGAGAAAAGTATGGCGGATATATTTATGCTACAACTTTTTCCGAAGCTGAAGATTTTGTTAGACAAAGAAAAGCGACAGAGAAAGTTGTAGGTGGTCCGTGTTTAGAACAAGAAGAAATTAATCGTCTTTATAACCATTCCTCTTAGAATTTTTAATGATTCTTGTTTGTTGGCATAACCTTGAGATGGTGATACTATAGTATATAAGTACCTAATAAGAATATGATGCAAAATAACATTAAAAATAATTGATTCTATTCTGTAATATAAATGGAATATGTATCTTAGAAATATGATTTATAGATAATATTTAATGTATTAAAAATCATGATATTAGTATATAAGTTCAACATAGGGGAAAATGAAAATATATCATTTTTGTGCAAGATTAGCAACAACTTGTACAATCAGGCATTGTATATTTTCAGAGAAACACTTTCTAAAGAAGATAAGTGGTTGTCCTATTTTGAACTTGATGCTATCATGAAAAATAACCAGAATTTGGATGGAGATATTAATTACAAATTATTAAAGGCGCAATGTTCACAACAAATTCTTCGTATTCTTGATAAAAACATTAAAGGTTACTACAAATCGGCCCAAGATTACAAGAAAAATCCCAACAAATACAAAGAAAAACCAGGTCTTCCAAATTATAAAAAGAGAGGTTCTGAATTTAATTTGTATTATCCGAATCAGAGTTGTAAAATAAAAGATGGAAAAATAATCCTATCAAAAGATCTTTCAATAAGCATTCCTCAATATGAGAAGTATTCTGATTTGATAAAAGATTTCAAACAGATTAGAATAAAACCATTATCATGTGGATATAAAATAGAAATCATTTATGAGGTAAAAGATACTGGAGTATCTAAAGGTAAGGAAGAGAAAGTCGCTTCGATTGATTTAGGGATTGACAATCTTGCAACATTGATAAGTGAGGATTTTGCTGTTTTGTTTAGTGGTAAATTTGTTAAATCATACAATCAATTATTTAATAAAACACTTGCTAAATTAAATAGTATCAAAGATTTACAAAAGATAAAAGGAACAACAAAACGAATAAAGAAATTATATTATGATAGAGAACAGTACATAGAAGATGTCTTTCATAAAATCAGTAGAAAGATAGTTGATTTGCTTATCGATTCCAAGATAACAAAATTAGTTGTAGGCTATAACAAGGGATGGAAACAGAATGTGAATATGGGAAAAAGGAATAACCAGAAATTCACACAAATCCCTTTTGCGAGATTGGTGAGTTACTTAGAATACAAATGCGAATTAGCTGGTATTGAAATAGTTATTCATGAAGAATCATATACTTCAAAATGTGATTCATTGGCATTTGAGAAGATAGAAAAACATGATAGCTATTTAGGAAAGAGGAAGAACCGAGGATTGTTTCAATCCTCGGTAGGAAAACTCATAAATGCAGACGTAAATGGAGCATTAAACATTATGAGAAAAGTAGTCGGTGATTCCTGTGAATCAATTCGTAGGATAATCGATAGAGGGTTATTGTTTAACCCGGTAAGGATTACGAATGTATTTTGCTAAGAAGTACATTTTGAAACTTATAAAGAAATTTAATAAGTTTTATTGAATTTAACATTTTTCATAACATGGCAAGAGTAGATAAAATATTTCAAGACAATTTGGCTCTTATAATGAGCCAGCCGTGGGAAGAGGTAAAGCGACCGGTCTACGGTGACGGGACAGGCGTCAAGGTGAAGCGTATTCTACAAGTATGTAACCAGTACGATCTTCGTCGGGAATTTCCTCTTGGTTCACTTAGACCTACTAATCTTAAAAACTCCATAAAAGAAATATTGTGGATTTGGCAAAAAAGATCGGTAGATATCAAAGATCTTGGTCTTCATATATGGGATCAGTGGGCTGATGATAATGGAAAGATCGAAGGATGTTATGGAGATATGGTGAACAGACATGTTTATATGGGTACCGGAAAAGCTCCAGATGGTATGACAGATATCCATGATGGTCTTTACGGTTTTCTTAACCAAACAGACTTCATTCTTTGGTCACTCAAGAATGATCGTTCGTCAAGAAGAATAGTAGCATCCATGTTCGATCCTGAAACCAATGGACTAAAACCTCTTCAAGAATGTGCGTTTCAGATCAATTTATCTGTTAAAGGAGATGAGTTGTATATGACGCTTTATCAGCGCAGCCAGGATATGATTACAGCCTCTTACTGGAATGTAGCTCAATATGCGGCGTTGATGATGATGTTCGCTCACGACTCCGGGTTAAGACCCGCAGTTTTCACTCATTTCATCCAAGATATGCATGTGTATGACCGTCACGAAGAACAGGCAAACGAGCTCCTCCGTCGCTCTCTTTTCGGCCCGGTTCCGCAGGTTACTATCTCGTCTCGTATGGAAGGGAAAGGATTTTATGATTTCGTAGCTGATGATTTTGAGGTATGGAATTATGAACCGAAGGAGCAAATAAAATTTGAGGTTGCAAAATGAAAATAAGCATAGATAGAAGGGCTAAGATGGTTCCTATCATGGAAATAAATGCCGGTGATGAAGTCAACGTAGGAGGCTTTGATTATGTTGTTGAAAGCATAACCCCATGTAGGAAAGGATCTTATTCAGATGCGTATGGAATTAGGTTGGTCATGTCTTCTTACAAACATGGCCAACTTGTAAGAAAAGTAGATAGTGTTTTTTCTATCGATTCTATTTTAGTATTTCTCCCTAAAGGAGATTCTGTTGTAGTAGAGTGCTCTTATAGAGAACTTGAAGAATGTTTCCCTAAAATATAGTACAATGACAGGCGAAGAAAAATGTAACCGATGCGAGCAGTTTGGACCGAACGGTCTCACTGATTATCCATGCAAAAGGATTCCATCAAGGAACTGTCCTTGGTTTATAAAAATATCGGATAAGAAATACAAAAAGATTCTTGCCGATAGGATGAAAAGAATTAATGAGAATGAGAAACTTAAGCAGGAAATGATGAAAGATCAGGATCTTGTTGAAGAAGTAAAACAAAACACGAAAAGATTAATGCAATGAAAAAGAAAAATATAAAACCAGAAGAAGTAGAAGCTATTAACATATGTGGAGATATCAATAGTTTTATAAAACATATTATATATGTCAGCTTGGATAAGGTAAGTAGTGATAGGGCATTTGTCAATAACGATATTCTGTATATGGTTACATACGCATCTATAAAAGGTGAAAATATACCTGTTGGGGTATTAGCAAAACAAAAAGAAGCTGAAACAGAAGATATCGCTATGCCGTTTGAGGATATTGGAAGGGACGTAAATGTCGTGTATCCTATTGAAATAGGAAAGATGTTTAAAGGTTTTTACATTCTTAGTAACGGTGCTGTGGCTATCGATTACGAACTTACAGATAATGGAGGCTTTGAAAATGACGATAGTATTGGTAAAATCGACATGAATCTAAATTGATACATTATGGTATTATATATAGCAGCAGACCCAGGAAAAGATGGAGCCATAGCCTGCATCGATCAGGACAGTAAACTAATATCAAGAATCTCCACTCCGAGAATATCAGCTTCAGGACCGGTAGACTTGACTAAAGAATATGTTTTTTGCCGAGATACGATCGTAGAAAACAATCCTGATAGGGTAGTGTTCGTCATAGAGGACGTCCACGCCCTATACGGGGTCAGCACGTCCTCAACAGCCTCCCTCATGGAGAACAAAGGTCAACTGCATGGGCTGTTCCTCTCCCTCTGCATGGCATTTCCGGACATAAGTTGCTCCGTTAATTTCATAGCCCCTAAAACATGGCAGAAATTGGTTTGGACGCATTCTGATAAGGTCATGGAGGCCAGTAAGGTGAATACTAAGAAAACGTCATTGTCTTGCGCTAAAAGGCTGTGGCCAAACGATACGTTCGTTAAAAACGAAAGATGTAAGACAGCCCATGACGGTATAGTTGATGCGATGCTTATAGCAGAAGCAGCAAGAAGAACCATTTAATCTATTTTAAATCATTTTAAATCAAATTAATTCGTAATTAGATTTTAAAATAATACATTTGCAGTGTTAGATAATCATAATCGTAAGTTTTAAAAAAAAATGAAAGTAAGAGTTCCTGGCATACTAATGAATGAGAAACTTTCAAACATTTCAAAGATGTTTGATAAGGTTCTAAAGGATTGTGTCACATCGAATATAAAAATTACTTTATATTTTGATCATATCCGGATACAAGCCATGAACGAACGTATAACATATACGGATGATATTTTCGATGTGAATACTGATATTTCTTGTGACCATAAGTTTTCTCTTTTAGTAGATGCCGGGACTCTTATTTCGTTTTTTAAAAATCATAACCAGGATATAGAGATAGAGATTAAAAGCGATTACAGTATCGTTTTTAAATACGATAGAGGATCTTTTTCTTCTACTTGGATTGAGGATAAGGCTTTCCCTGATTTCTTTTATCCTGTAGGTGATGGTATTCGTGTTATGAGTTCGTCTTTCATTCAGTCTATGAAAAGATCTTTTGCGTTTGTTGGATCGGATGAATTTAGACCAGCTATATGCTCGATTCTTCTTAATGTGAAGAAGGACTATATTGACATTGTTTCTACTGATATGTTCCGTCTGTTTATAGACAGGAAAGAGTATGCTAATGCAGTAGAAGAAAGGTCGATTATGCTAAGTGAGGTCGCGGCTTCCATCTTATATCGCTTTCTATCTGATAAAGATACGGAGATCAGTATTTCCACAGATGGTGTTAGGACGTTCTTATGCTTTGATAATGTGATTATATCGGATATGAACGTAGAACAACAGTATCCTAACTACGAATACGTATGTAACAAATTCGAAAAATCTTCAAGGGTTAAGTTCGACAGGGATTTGCTTATATCGGTTCTTAATTCCATGACTTTAGTGGATAATGTTGTCAATGTTAAGGTAGATAAAGAAAACGGCATAACGGTAATGTCTGAGGATTTTGGAAATAGAAAAAAGATAATGGAATCAATGCCTTTTAATGCGCTTGAGGGCCCGTGTTTTAATTTTTCTATCGGTAAGGAAAATATACTGTCTTCCGTAAAATCACTTATAAAAGGAGATACTGTCATGGATTGGTCTGATCAGTATAAGATGATAAAGATGTTCAATCCTAAATACGAATCAACATACGTCTTAAATCAAACATTGTATAATCTATAAAAAAATAATAATATGGCTTTTAGAGAAAACAGAAGTTTTGGTACAACTTATTATTTGTATATTAATTCAGATGGTAACTTGTATGAAAAAAGTAACGAACCAAAAGAAGGTTTTGTTCAGCACATAAATCCTAATAGTGGTCAGCCGGCAGGATATTGGAAAGAGTATTATAATGGAGTAGTTGGGTACATCAACTACATTGGATTAAAGTCGAGTACTTTCTCTAATGGAAATACTGTTACTAATTTCCTTATCGTATTAAAAGATTACGAGCTTAATGAAAACTATTGTATTTCCATACCTCTCGTCAATCAAAAAGGAAATATCAAGGGCTTTGTTAAGAGCTTCGTAAAATACTACGAAAATATCGATTTCAGTCGTGAAATTTATTTCAATATCTTTAAGAAGAAGAAAGATGACGAGTTTGGATCTTCGGAACTTATTATTGCATATGCCGGAGTAGACGGAGAAAACGATCAGCTTGTTGAACGTTTTTATAAAAAAGGCGTAAATGGTTGGCCTGACCCTGTTGAAGTTACAGGATTTGATGGCAAGAAAAGCCTCGATTATTCAGCTCAAAACAACTTTACTTATCAGAAGATTACTGAATATTCAAACAGGTTCAATGCTTCTATTAAAGATATCAGAGCAGGTATAATGGCTAAATTAGGTTTAGGAGGAAATACTCAGCAAGAGCCTACAGCCCCTCAGACTTATACCCAGCAGCCGGCCGCGCCTCAACAGGTTCAACAACCTCAGTCTGTTCCGAGTGCTATTCCGTATCAGAATTACCAACAGCCTGCTCAACAGCCAGCACAGTATCAGGCACCGGCTCAGCCTGCTGCACCTGCCCCGGCACCTACTACAAGGAGCACCAAGCCTCAGCATCAGACGCAGCCACAGCCGCAAGCACAGATGCCGAACTTCCCTCCTATGGAAGAAGATGACCTTCCATTTTAATATAAACATCAGCCCAGGAGAATAACATCTCTTGGGCTTTTAAAGATTGTGTAGAATGACAGTAGAAATAGTTACAAGATTTCCCCTTATTAAGCTTCGTAGGAAAGTGACAGAAGAAAGGATTATGGCGAAGCATGGGGATAAATTATGTATGATCTACTCAGAAACCAGAGAAAAATATAAGCAAGGAGATGAGTGGGTCGATGATCCTAATGATGCAGACATAAGTACTTTTCGTGAGTGCTATGAATCAACGAAGGACATAAAAAAAGAAGGTATTGTTTATTGTACTATAAAAATATGATTATGGATAAGTTAGAAGATATTGAAAGACTTCTTTATGAAAAAGAAGATAATAAGAAGGATACTGTTTCTGAAAAGAACAACAAACATAAAAAAGAGGATAAGGTCGTTAATAAAATACCTGAATCGTATTTGACTCCAGGGTATCAGAAGACTGTTCAGGTAGGTATTAAGAAGCTGTATCCTGATGTCGTGGCACCTGAATACAAACATGATGGTGATGCCTGTTGTGATATTCGTGCATATAGAGTAGTGAAGATGATGAATGACATGGGAGTAGAAATAGATGTTCCTTCCGATTTTGAATCAATTACCTTATATCAAGGTTATTCTGTTAGAATCGGAACAGGATTCAAGTTGAATATACCAGAAGGTTGGTGTGTGAATGTGGAAGGAAGATCTGGATTCTCTTTTGACGAGGGAGTGGTAGTTACTAATGCTCCTGGCAAATGCGAATTTATCTACAAAGGAGAGTATATGGTTAATCTTACTAAAATCAATAAAAAACCGACCGTAATCCGCAAAAACGATCGAATAGCTCAGATGGAAATCGTTCCACAATACAAAATGGTATTGGAAGAAGTAACAGATATTGAGGTAGAAGACGGGAATGAACGTGGAGAAAAAGGTCTTGGTAGTTCTGGAGTTAAGTAATGTTTAAATATTTTTAAAATGAGCATGTTAGGTTTTACATTCATCACAGACAGCAAGCTGTCAATGTACAGGGAGAAAGCTATTAAATCCGAAAATCTTGCAAAAGAAATTGAGGAAATGCAGGATAAGGCCGCTTCTTACAAGGAAAGGCTTTCCGAACTCAAGTCAGATATCGCTTCAAAGGATAAAGAGATTTTATCTGTTGGCAAAGATCTTTCTGAGTCTAAGGAAAAGATTGACGCCTTGAAGGAAAATCAGAAAAAGTTGATAAAAAGCGTCAAGAAGAAAACGGAAGAACTTGATGCTGTCAATGTCGATCTTGACAAAGCCAGGTCTGATCTTGATGAGGCTAATTACAAAATCAGAAACTTGGAAGAAAAGAAAAACAGTATCTCATCTGAATTAAAAAAGAAATCAAATGCATTGATTGAAGCCAGGATCAGAATCGGAGATTTGGAAAACGAGGTTTCGGTTGGGTCCAAAACAATACAAGAGTTAGAATCGAAGCTGAAATTAATGCAAGTAGAATTAATAGGCTACCAAATAGGTATAATCGGGAAAGATAAAAACAATGTCGCTGAGCCGGAATTGGATAAAGATGAGGAGTCAGATAAGGATGTGGCAGAATCGGAGAAATTTGATAAAAATAAGGAAGTTAAATACAATACGCTTCTTGATACAGATGTGATTCAGGAAGAAGCAGGTGACATTGTGGAGCCCGAAAACGAAGCTGAACGAGTAAAAGACACTAAAAAGAAGAAGAAAAAAAAGAAGTAGGTATTTTAATCCTTTTTATATTTTAATGTTTGCCATATTATGGGTTAGTACTTAACTTTGCGTTGAGAGAGTTTTTAGGATAATTATTGGTTAAAAATTTAGCTGTTATATGCAGGCGTCTGTGAAGGCTCCTGCATATTTTTAAGGTCCTGTGGCTTAGTGGTGAAAGCAAGATGCTCATAACATCGAGATCGTGGGTTCAAATCCCTCCGGGACCACTGTCCAATGGTGTAGTGGTAGCACAACAGATTTTGGTTCTGTTAGCGGAGGTTCGAATCCTCCTTGGATAACGGTACATATTTTGTGTAAAGTGTTAATTATCTAAGTGTTTGTGGTGTGTGAACATAGCAAACATTAAATGGCCCATTAGTTTAACGGATAAAACCCTTGAGTCCTAATCAAAAGTTGCCTGTTCGATTCAGGCATGGGCTACATGGCTTGTTGGATGAGTGGTTTAGTCAGGGATCTGCAAAATCTCGTAGGGCGGTTCGATTCCGCCACAAGCCTCTAAAAAAAAGTAAGACAATGAACTACCCAGAGCAACAAATGCTTAAGATCCTTAATAGGGATCTGTTAAGTAATCCGATGTATGTTATTAACAATCTTCATATATATGATTGGGAATCTGACTTCCTGGCCATAACAAGATCATTGTACGCTTATGAAGTAGAGGTCAAGATGTCTAAACAAGATTTCTTTAACGACTTCAAAAAGGATAAAAAACATAAGGTTCTTAAAGACGGCATTATTAAGGTAGGTGGTGTCATAAGCTATCCTCCAAACTATTTCTACTACGCCTGTCCGCCTAATATGATTGACGTAAGTGAAGTTCCGTCTTATGCTGGACTGATTTATGTCGATGTTAGTAAAAATAGGAAGAACATCGTTAAGGCCGCACCTTTAATTCATAGACAGAAGTTTGATGTAGTGGGCAGGAAACTGGTGGATAAGTTTTACTACAATATGCTTACTTGGAAGAAAAGAGCTATTTCAAACGTGTATGCTGACCCAGCCAAGGAAAGAGAGAAGGGCGTGCGTGCCGGAGCTGAGGCTGTGAGGAAGTCGGCCTGGGATGCGTTCAGGGCGCAGTGCCCGCACATTGCTTTCCCCTATGGAAAAGAATTTCCGATGTGTGACGATCACGAACAAGATCATCCCATGAGAGACTGCATACTTCAGTGTGAAAAAGGTAGAATATTTAAAAACAGATTGAAATGAGCACCCCACGTGAATTAAGTAGAATAGCTAATAGGATAGCCGGTAAGATGACTGATGATGGATGGGTTAGCCCCGGTAGAAAGAATCTCGTTTCCGATAAGAAGGTTATGGAGTTAATAGATTCGATTTTTAATGAAATTTGGAGAGAATTAGATGACGGGAAAAGAGTCCATATCAGGAAACAGATGATTTTCAAAAAGATTTTTGTCAGTAGGCAAAAAGATAAATACTATATACAATGCATAGAAAAAAGGGACGCCAAATAGACGTCCCTTTTTGTTTTTTATAAGCAATACAGACGTGAATAATCACATCACTTCATTACTGTCCTTACCAACTTAGAAACAGCTTGTGTGATAGTCCACCTGATGTTAGCATTAACATTGATAGTCTGAGGAGTACCGTTTGCATCCAAGTTGATTACCTCCTTGTCTATTTCCAAGAACGGATCACCTGCTGTCTGGGTAATAACCGTATTAGCTGTCTGACCACCAGCGGCCGTAACCTTAAGAGTATTTACCAGATCGTTTATATTAGTGTTCGCTGCAATACCGGAGAATACGATACTGAAAGCAAAGCCCCCTGTTGCACCAGGGTCGTCGGCAATAACAGTGCCGTTGTTGGTAGCCTTGCCTGCTGCTTGATAGGAGGCTGGTATTTTCAGCGCCAGAGGATGAGACTTGTCTGGAGTTAAGGAGAACGTTAATTTAGTTGAGTTACTTGTACCGTTGATCGTTACAGTACCACCTCCTTTTCCTACTGATGCAGTAGGATCTATTTTTACAAACTCAGCTACCGCAGCTTGGTTTATGGTAGCACTTTTCTTAACACCACCGGATTCGGCACCAAATTCTACTTGTAACGTACGCTGTACACGACCTTCGTATTTTTCACCTGATACGGTAACCGCCTGATTACCATCACCTGATCCCGGATTGAAGGTTACAAAACCTATTTTCATTTCTTCCATGACATTTATTTTTAATTGATTAAGATACCGACAAATGTATGATTATTTTTATTCTCTTACGTCATTGATTTATTTTTATTAAATACGTAGTGCTATGGGTTTTTTTATCATGTTTTAATCCTATTTATTTCTTTGTTGATTATTTATTATGTATATTTGCAACATCAATATAAAACATTATAACCATGAAAGTAGATTTTTTTAACAGTAAGGATTTTTTAGGATCTAAAACTAAAGAAAGCAAGATCCGGAAGTTGTCAATCAGCAAAAGTAAGATAATGACTATCTCTGTCGATAATTTGAATTGGATGGGGGTAACGGATGCGGTTGTTATCGGCTTAGAAGAAGGGAAGATATTTGAAGGAGTTGAAAATACGGTCTTTTATCTGGCTGCTTCTGATGTTGAAGACGAGAGATCGTTTAAGGTAAATAACCTTGGTGTAAAATACAAGAGAGTTTACTTAAAAGACCTGCTCGATTATCTTGGATGGGATATAGGAGAAAATTCTTATGCTGTGTATGATATTATAAAAGAAGACAGTAATCTATTCCGTCTTCAGCTTAGGGTAATAAAAAAGAGTAGGAGTGAAAAATGATGAACGATTTGGATATTAAAAACAAAAGAATACTGCTATTCGATTTTGACGGGACGCTTATAGAAACCGCTTCTGGGAATACGTTCGCTACAGACTTGACAGATATGAGGATTAAGATGGATGTGGTGAATAAGGCTCTTGACCTCATGCAGGAGAACGGCGTTAAGGTGTTTGCTATCGTAAGCAATCAAGGAGGAGTAGAAGCTGGGTTTGTTTCTGGAGCTGATATTGAAGCTAAGATAGAATACGTACTGAGGTCCGTACATGATCTGGCGGTAAAACGTGGCATAAGAGGCGTCCTATATGAAAAAAGGTTGTGTTATTCAAATGACGAACAAAATCCGATGAGGAAGCCTAACACGGGCATGATTGATGATATTCTTATGAAGTGTAAAGACACGGTAATGCGTGGTATGAACTTTAGTCAACTTAAGGGATGTTCGTTGATGGTCGGAGACGCCAGGGCAGTTCTCTGATTCGGATAAGGTATGTGCTGAGAATGCCGGTATTGACTATATGGACGTTATCACGTTTGTTGGTAAATAATTTTAGGTAGTTATGTGCAATATTATGAAGGTGAATAAAACGGCGATAGTTTATCATAAATCGGATTTAGATGGCGTTGTGTCGGCAGCCATCGCAACCATGTACGAAAACAGTAAAAACAAGGATGTTATTTATATCCCGTATTCGTATGAAGATGATGTAAAGAAAGTTATTGATAAAGTAGATGAATGTGGGGTTGTTTACGTTCTTGACGTGTCTTTCGGAGCCGATTCTAAAACGATTTTCAAGAAATGGCTTGATGAAGGAAAGAGCCTGATGTGGATAGATCACCATAAGGGAATTATTGAGGACAGTAAGACATGGGGGTTCGTAGTTCCAGGGTTGAGGAGAGTCGGCGTCGGTGCGTGCGCTCTGGCTTCGGACCTGCTTATGGGGAAGGTGCCGGCGATCGTCCGGTGCCTGTCAGACTACGATGTGTGGAATAAAGAATCTGAATTAGGTTGGGATACGGTAGTAGCTATCCAGTATGCCTTGAGATCAAAAATAAGACTCAATGTATTAATAGCATTGTCGTATTTGTATGACCATTTTAAAGAAGATATGAAGGACAATGAAATTGATCTTATTTTTTATGATCTCGCTAAAGAAGGACGTGCTATAATTAATTACATGGCTGGTAAAAACGAACAAGAGGTAAGTGCGTATTCGTTTGAAGCTTACGTCGATGAGGTGAAGGTAGTGGCGATGAATACCACCGAATTTAGTTCTAAAGTATTTGATTCTCTTACACGAGACTGGTTAGACGGTAGAAAAATTAAAGCCCTTATGCCATTTTGTATCATGCCAGGTGGTAAGGTTAGGTTCTCTCTTTATGAATGCGTGGAAGACAGCGCGGATTGCTGTGAAGTAAGTAAGAGATTCGGTGGTGGAGGACATGCTGGTGCTGCTGGGTTTGTGCTTGATGTCACGGATATCAGATTCAGGGAATTTATAGAAAAACATAAACTTATATCACAATGAAGTGCGAACTGTATCAATTTTCCCCACAAGTCTATCCCTTTAATCTGTGGATATATGTAGGTAAAGATGTTTCTGGTATGGTAGAGTGTTTCAATAACGATTTTAGTTACATAGATAATAGTATGGGCGTAACCATAACCGTACCGTATGGAGGATGCAAATTAGATCCTTGCACAGGATTCTTGATATGGTTTATTAATAAGAACGTTATTGATTTTAACACAGTCTCACACGAGGCAGCCCATGTGTCTCTCAATGCATTTGATTTCTTAGGAGAAAAAGTAATGCAATCAGAACCTTTCTGCTACCTCGTTGGATGGGTGGCAGGAAAGTGTGAAGAAGTAAAGAAAGGAAAAGTACGAGATAAATTAATATGGGAAAGTAAGTGAGGTAATTTTAAAATATTGTTGGTTGTAGTAAGTGGGGAGGTCCTAAATAGGCTTCCCTGCTTTTTTTATGTGATGAGGAAGAAAGGTAAAAATGTTTATGTTACGGGAGAGAGATTAAGAATGTTTATGTGATGGGAGAGAAGCTAAAAAAGGTTTGTGTGATGAGGGATATGAAAGATGTTTATGTGATGGGAGAGAAGCTAAAAAAGGTTTGTGTGATGAGGGATATGAAAGATGTTTATGTGATGGGAGAGAGGGGGTACCTATCACGAACCTCCCGCCCCCGAAACGCGTTTTCTTCCCCACACCCCCTTCGCTGGAAAACCGGAAACGCGTTTTTACCTCAAACCTGCAAACTCGCTGATTATCAATCACTTATTTAAATTATTGATAATCAATGTGTTATTGTAACATATTGATTATAAGTCACTTAAATAAGCATATATCCTACATATTAATGTACGCGTATAATACCGCTCTCGTTCGTTTTATAAATTGCTGATAATCAGATAATAGAATCGAAATTAATACAAGTTAACAAAAAAAAGATAGTATATATATTTGTAGTAACAATAAAAGCAGTATATTTGCAATGTGTTAAAGCGATAACACATGCTGACATGATGAACCTATATAGTGTATCCGTTGGATAACGCTATATCTGTATCTGTTAATAGCTTGCGTTGTGGGCTATTGAATTGAATATCACTTGTTTAACAAATAAATACATAATGTTATGATTACGAAAAAAAACATTAACAAGCTACAGAACGCTGTTATCAAAGAAAATGCTGCAAATTTGGTTGGTGCTGTAAAGTTATACAACGCTTTATTTGCTAATGGTGCTGATCTCAAGGCTATTTGCAAAGCTTTGGAAATACCAGCCGAATATGCTGTAAAGGTTGCATCTCTCGCTAAAGATAAAAAACGCCTGGTAGCCGTGTGTAGCCAAATGTTACCGAAAGTTGACGATACCTTTGTTAAATTTGCTTTATACTCTAAAGTGTATAAGGATACCAATGTAGATAAAGAAAAAGGAATCGAAGCTAAAACGGCTGATTGGTGCGCTGAGAATGTAGTTTACGGTAGCGAATATAAAGCATTTGGTTTTACTACTGCCGAATCATTGGAGACCAAAAAAAGCACTAAATGGTTGATAAAAGAAAACGACGAGTATAAAGCTACTTATGTGGCTGTTAAGATCAAATCTTATTCTATTCGCACTGTGGCAAAGTGTGTAAGTGAATACCTTGCACACGAAAGCACTCAGCAGTAACAAGGTAGGGCGGACGCCGTTAAGTCCGCCAAAGGTTCGGCGCGTACCTTAATGCGCCTGTACGCCGTTGTCAGTGGGTGCACGTCCCGCGTATGCTTTAGACTGAAGCTGACAAGAATAGAGTTATTTTACATATTGGAGATAGACATACCGTTGCCCTTGCCGTTGGCAATTAAAGGGCTGGTATTACTGCATGGACTATCCGAATAGGTATGGTTTATGTTAGGTATGTGATTACAGTTTGGAAAACATGCCGTTGTACGAGGTTTATCTCCAGATCGAAACGTGTCTTACTTGCTTACACGAAAAATAGAACAAGGCTGTAGATTAAATTACAGGGTACAAGCATGTAGCCTACCATGTAGGGACGTGCCGTATCAAAACGCAAGGACACAATCGCCTTTATTTGTGGCTAAGTTGTGTAGCAGACGGAAAATATAATAACAACATAGTACGAGCCTGTACGCAAGAACTACGTACTAATTACGGGCTGTTGGTTGTAGCATAAAATCTCTATAGGATAGGAATGCGTGTCCGGTTCGATTCCGGAGCAACCTCTAAATTATAAATAATATAATAGCATGGAAAAGAAAGCAATGATCAACGCTTTAATTGAAGCGTTCAATAAATCTAAAAACAGTTGCGTAAAAATAACATTGCGTAACTATATCGAGACGGTGGAAACATTGAGCGAAAGTGAGTACAAAGAGGCGGAAGGTTTCTATATCGAAGCACTTAACCGCTGGAGTTAATCATAATTAAAGCATAAAGAAAATGGAAAGGAAATTTAAATCTTATATGGTAGACGTCCGCGGTCTGTCCAGGAAAGAAGCTAAAGAAAAGCGGAAAAGAGCGTATCGGGAATTTATGTTGTATCGTGATCTCAAAGAAGCGTATCATGCCGATACAGGAAAGGACAAATGCAAACGTAAAGTCCATACATCACGAACATACGTGAAAGAAAACATAAACAGTATTTAAATAGGGATAGGGTTGTTCCGAATATCGGAGCAGCCCTATTTTCGTATCCTACCCTTTCTATTTAATGGTAAGATATTCTGAGAGTGAACGGCGGATGTGAGCTATATTGGTCTAAAACGAAACTAAAATATGAGAGTTTGGATACAATGCCGGTATTTTGTCTATATCATGTCGTTGAAATTGGTCTAAAACGAAACTTTAGGCGGTTTTCTGACCCAAAATAGGGCGTCGGATGCCGCCTTTTTCGTCTCTATGGATTGAAAATTAGGCTTATTGTACTTTTCTTAAAAATAAGGTATGCTTGATTATCAATTAGTTAGGTTTTATGATACCCGTATTTTCGGACACACTTATTGTAAATTTTTTATTTTATGTGGTGGTTTTTATTAGTAGCTGACCTGTATTTTTTATCGGTTGGAGTAAGGTCTATGTTAGAGTACGGACCAGATCAGTATAATATTGTGATGGTTTTTTGCTTTTCGTTTTTGGCTTTGATTATAGGTCTGAATATCTATCTTGATAGGAGGAGCAGGCGGTAGGGCGTGGGCTGAAGTCTCTCTATTCTCTCTATGGAATGATATTATCTCCAAATCCCCCATACTCCATGCCAGAGTATAAGCTTGTAGCGCTCTCCGTATGCCGGTAGTGAGGCGGTAGGGCGTGGGTTCTATGCGGAAAGCCGGAGGATTAGCCGGAGTTGGAGAGGGGGAGAGGG